CGACTGGCGACGTTCACACATTTGCCGGTGTTGCGCGTCCGAAACAACCCGGCCTTCGAGAGCTGCGCCGATCTTCCTGCTGCGATGGTGGCCACGAATGAAAGTGTTGGCTCTACCATTACGCGTATACTCGACCGGGCAGTCGCATCCGCAGGCGCAAAGAACAAAGTGGAAAGGGCAGTCGCCCTCTCCACAGATGCAATGCTCCGGCGATTTGGCGGCTCTTGAGACAGTCATTGGCTAGTGATGCTGTTGGACCCGAAGAGGGTTGTGGTATCCCTTCGGCAAGTATGGCTGGAGATCACGCTTGATGTAGTGGGCGACATTCAGTTTGGCGCATAGGTCAATCATGCGCAACGTGTAATCACGCCAATCAGTCGTGCGCGTGATCTCTTTCAGATAATTAGCCCTCCCCACCTTGAAAAGATCGACAAAACCATGCGTGGCTTCAACCAGAGCAAGGCTGGAGTCGATATCGAGAGTCGGCTCCAACGATACCCAGGTAAAGATGCCGCGGTCGTGAAAATGTTTGAGCGTGGCGATTCTGTCGCCAGGGAGAGCCGCGTTGGTTTCCCATTTTCTGGAGAATGAATCGTCCAGAGTAGTGAGTGTCGAGGCGAAGCAATCTCGGTCCGCGCGGTATAGGTCTATATCTTCAAGCGCTCTCGAACCGCCTTTCGTCAGTATGCAAATTCCCATGCCATGGTCTTGAACGATCTTGAGCGATGGACGTGTCAGGGAGCGATTTGAGTTCTGATAGAGGTCGGTCGTAAAGGAGAAAAATACCTGTTCCGTAATTCCTGCGGCCTGGTACTTCCTCGCGTCCTTGCGAAGTTTCTCCAAGTAATTCGGTCGCGGAATCGCGGCTGCATCGAATTCGATGCGGTCCATTTTGAGCACGTTTGGTACGTAGCAATATTTGCAACCATGGGAGCAACCCCTATAGGGGTTTGCTGCCAATGGAGCATATTCTCCGGCCTGTCCCTTGGGAGCGTAGATGTATTCGCAACCAGGCAACGCCGAGCTGACCTGGGGAGTGTCCGGGGCGGTGTCGATTTGGAACAATTCGGTTTGCATGGTTCTCATCCTTCCAGTCGAATAATAATTATGCCGTCTTCTTCTTCCGGACCCGTGGCTTCTTCGAGGCCCACGGGTTGTTGGGACAGCGGGGAATGTGAAGGTGCATGGCCGTCTCGGAGAATTCCCTCGTGCAGAACCGGCACGGTGTCAGCTTGATATCGCTGCGGGTAGCCCGGCGATTCGGATTCTTCGTGCAGCGGTTGCGATGCACGCGCATGGCCACGGTCCCAAACTCCCTGCCGCAAAACTCGCAAGGCGTGAGTACCGGCTTGCGGCCCGCACCTTGGATCGCCACGCGGCGAGCGTAATCCTTCGTGCTCACCGGGATCACGGTGTCGCAGTTCGGGCAAGTGACGTTCATAACGGTTCTCCTATCTCTATTATATTCGCAAATCCGATTGATGTATACATCTTGAGGGAACGCTGGCGACGGCGGGTGCGGTTGAGATAGAGATTGGAGGCGTTGACGCTATGCACCGCGCCCGCCGCATAGAATAGGTTCGCGCGTTCCGCCTCGCCGCCGAGCGGTGCGATAACCTGGACCGTGACCGAAGACGGCCAGCCAGCGCTGTTCGTTGCCGTAGACTTCGCCAGCACCTTGACCATGGCTCCATCCTTGTCATAGAAGCTCGACAAGAAGTATGTGCCGCCGATCACAATGGCATTGGTCTTTGCAATGGAATTCCGTTTTGCCGTCTTTAGATCGAATCTGAATCGTGGCATCGTATCTCCTGATTCCATCTTTAGGATAGCATTATTCGGAATGATGTGCAAGGGATAAATGGCGCACACCCTGTTAGGTGTGGGAGCCGGGTCGCCGGTAGCCGTACAACTCTGGTGGAGCATGGGGAAGGTCCAGCCGATCCGGGAGCTGGGAGAAGTCGCTGAGGTCCTGCTCATAGAGCCATGCGAGAAACGGCTCGAACATGGGGCACACCCAGATGCGATGTTTGTCCAGATCGGCGCTGGCGACGCCGCCTGGCTTGAAATAGGCTCCCTCGCCAGTCTGCAAATCCAGCACCCACAGGTGCTCTGGCGTCCAGCCGCACACGCCGAGCAGGGCTGTGCGCCTGTAGGGGTCCATCACCGCGCGCCTCTGCCATTCGGTGTCTGGACGGAGGAGCAGGAATTTTCCCCAATTAAACTGCCGGTTCGTCACTTCGATAATCTTCGAAATCATCAGTCCATCTCGATTGCCGGAGGATATATATATGCCGTAGTATCAGCGATCACTTGTACCATTTGCATCCTTGCGGATTCAGGGGTGTCGAATACAGGTTCGGTCGAGATGAGGATCTTGAATCGGTGCATCTCGCCACGGGTAATAAATCCCCGATATTTGCCATTGCGGTTGGGGCCTGCACTGGTTGCGATCACGTCATTAGGGTTCCCTGCTATCTCGTATGCTGTCAGCCTCGTCATCTGCGCCTCGCCTTCTTGGCTTTCTTGTCCGCGACCGCCTGATTCACGGACAGTCTGACGGCACAATGATAGATCGCAGCCGGGGAGATTAGAAAACTAGACCTTAATCCCTTGAGGCGTACCGACACTGCATAGGGACTGAAGTCCATGGTGATTTCGCGATGCTTGCCTTGTTCGCGGACGGTATCGCTAAACTCGACCGAGAGCCTGGTCTTCCGTTTCGCTAGACTTGTCATCGTTCCCTCCTAGTTGATGTAAGCTGGCGCTTCGACCGAGTAGATGCCGACCAGCATGGCCACTAACTCCGGCATGTCGTCGACCGCCGTGGCGATGTGCACCGTCAGGTCCGATGCTCCTCGGATGGCCATGGTCTGTGCATCGATCACGGCTTTAAGTTGCTCAGCGTCCGCGATCATGTGCTGCGAGTTAAACTCGGCGAGCACGGGTCCGCCCATGGTGCGAATTCTCAGTGTGATTTCCAAGTTGGCTCCGTTCCGCTTGTGGTGATCCGCATGGAGAACATGCCTTTCGCCGTCGCCATGTTTTGCAGATAATCGGCCGCAAGTTCCGCCTGTTCGCCGATGAATCGGATCACCATGTAGCGTGCGCCACTCCGCTGTTCAAAATCGCTGTTCATATCGACCTGGAATCGCTGCATAGCGATGCCCGCGTAGACTGAGGCGTTGTGCAGCCTGGTTTCATCCTGGCCGATCTCGATGCTCACCGATGGGTCCATGATCTTCCTCCAAGATAATCATTATGCTGCGTTGCCAAGCGTGGCATAATGCCGCTCCCCTGCCCATGGCCCACCCGCCGATGACCAGCAGTTGCCGCACCCGTACTGGAAGTCATGGCCGCTGTAGAAGACGCCGGGATCGCCCTCTACCACGCGAATGCGAATGTAGCTGCGATCCTTCTCCCACTCAAAGACGGTGCACATCGCTTCGGCATAATAGCCATGGTCGTTCGGCTTCGGCTTGGCCTTGGGCATCATTGTCAGTACCACTTCCTGGGGTCGTATCCGGCGCGGACCAGGTATGCCTTGATCGCCTTCGCGGTCGGTTTGATTTCGCACGCCTTGGCAGCGGCGGCGAAGCAGGGGCCGATGTTGGCGCGACCGTGAAATGCCGCGCGCAGCATGGTGCGAACGGTGGTGGGTATGCCGCTGCGCTGATAGGCCATCGCAGCGCATTTCTTTTCCAGCTCGTACTCGTAAGCCGCGATCAGCCGCATGAGACTTCCGGGCGATCCGACTGCCGGAGCCCCGTTCGATAGATGGTTCATAGCTCGATCACCTGTCTCTCCGGCACCACGAAGATGCCCTTGTACGGATTCCAGTAGCCCCATGTCGTCCAATGTCGGCATGTCTCGCATGTGATGGGTCGCCTTCCGCTTCCGATCCAGCTTTTCCGGCAGCACCGGGTTGGAGGAAACCACGATGTTCACGTTGCCCACGGCCAAAATGTCGGCCAAAAAGCAGCCGTCGTGCCCGCAGTATTTGACCCATGCTCCCATCGCCGCCTTCGCCATCAATGCACCGCCTTGCTGAAAAGTCCGGACTCGTCTTCCTCTTCTTCCTCGTCGTAGACGCTGCCCTTGTGGTCAGGGTCGGAGTCAGGTACGAAGACCGCCGTGATTCCCTTCTCCTCCAGTTCCATGTGCTCGTCCGAGTCGCGCATCGACTCCGGGAGAATCTTCTCGATCCGCTCCGGCTTCCACACCTTGAAGATGGCGGGAATAATTACGTTGCGAGCGCCGCGGCAGTCCGGGCAAAGGCTGGGAACATCCTTCTCGCTCACAATGCCGGTGTGCTCGCACGTCGCGCAGGGAATGGTCATGCCGATGGGATGGGCCAGCAGAATCCACGTCTCGCCCAGCTTGAAGTTGCGCGGGATGGCGTGAATGCGGCGGCTGTATCCCAGGCCGTTTCCTTCGCGGTTGAAATCCTCCGGCGTCGGATAGAACTTTTCCCCGATCCAGAGCATTCCGGCCTTGCCCATTTCGCTGGTCGCCATGCACAGCGGGCAGGGAAATTGATCGAGGCATCCGCGATGTACGCCGCCCACCAGTCCGGCCACATCGACCCAGGTGAACCCGCGCGTCTGTTTGAAACCGTGCGAACAGACCGGGCATACGGTGAGCGATATCGGGAGCCGGTCGCATGGCATCCCGCCTGATCCACTCACAAGATAAAGCCCGCCAAGTTTTCGATAGCCACATCCGCGTTTTGCTTCGACAGCCATCTTGCCTCCCGCTAGAGCGTGGAAAGGAATGCGGCCAGCTTGATTGCGTGTGCCGCCGTCAGGTATTTGAGGGAGAATTCAATCGAGTCGGCGGAGTTGATGCGAACGGTCCAGCCAAGCTCGCTTGCGTCGATGTAGACTTCGCGCGGATCGCTGGTGCTCAGGCTTTCCTTGTTGTGCGTCCGCTTGTGCTTAGGTGCCAGCGCGTTTTCGATGGACTCAACCACGGTAAACATCGAAAGGCTCCGCTGATCGCGCTCGGCGGTCAGATTGTTGGCCAGCATGACCGCCTTGTAGTAATCGGGCAGAATGCGCCGTTGGATTTCGCGGGCGATGGCTTCCGCTCCGCGTGCGTATGCCACGCCGATGTTTGGCATGGGTGCAGCCTCCGTCTCGTAGCGGGACAGTGTGCTATAGGCGTCCGACGATCCACTCACATAAAGCTTGCCATCCTGATTTTGGCTTGGGCCGATGTGCAACTCCTCGCCGCTCGGTCCCCGCAGCATGTGATTCTTCCAGGAGCTCTCCGGGTCCGGCGTATATGTCCAGCCCGCACCGAGGCGCTTTGCCACTTCGGGGAGAAGCTGGACAAGTTCTGTTTCGGAAATCTTCATGGCTTGCTCCAAGCGAACAGTGTTCGCATGTTCTTGTACTGGCCGGTGTGCGTGACGATGGAGAGTGAAAGCATTGCGGGTATCGCCTGATAGAAGCGGACGCACGCCTGTAGCTCTTCGAGAGTGTCGAACTGGAAGCACTCCATCTTCACTTTGTCGGTAGAAGTGATCCACTGGATTCCGGCGCGAATCTTGCCGGTATCCGAGTGGCTGAACATCTCCGGGGTGAGTGCTTCAAGCGTGGCGGTAGTCGTGTTCTTCATGTCGCCTCTCAATCCATCTGGAGATACTGCCCGCTGGGAAGGCCGGAAGCCCTCAAGGAGTAGTAGGATGCATCGGCCATACGGCAGCGCCGGTTGGCCTGGCCGCGACTATGCAAGAGCATCAGTACGCGTCCGTGGAAAGAAAAGTCGCAGAGCGACACCACGATGCGGGTGGCGGAACAGGCGGCTATGATCGTGTTGGCTTGGGCCTTGTGCATACCCGGCACCCGAAGATAGGCGGAATCCATGTTGCAGGTTCCGCCGTCTTCGTGATCAGGATGGGCGGCATCCGCCGCGTCCGCTGCCGCCGCCGCATCGAGCAGCGCGGCGATAATCTTTATGGAGTCGTATTTCACTTGCCTCGCCTTCCCAACCACAAGATAAGTGTAACACATATTTCCGATTGATGCAAGACGCGTTAGGATTTGGAGCGCCTTACGGCCAGCCGATAGAAGCTGGCCGGCCTCCTGCAACTCGCGTAGGGCGCGGCCAAATACCCAGGCCGCTTTTGTATCCGGCCAAGGTGCTAAGAATCTTGCGTTTGAGCGGTGTCATGCTTGCACATTTCCTCGATCCCGATGTTGCTGATGATTCCGTAGACTCCAGTGCGCAGCGCGGTTCGCTGCACATAGGTCCATTGGAAGGGTATGCCAAAGTAGCCGCTGGCCTCGGGCAGCGTCGGATCGACGACCCTGCCGCGACGGTCGATGCACCAAGCGTGCTCGATGGGAATAAGTCCCATGTGGCACCAGCCTTCCACGTAAATCAGGCCGCGGTCGGCGTTCGCCGCCTTGAATGCGTTCATATAGCATTGGCCGCGAGTCCGACGCGGGCCCGCAAAGGTCTGCCTGCCCATGTAGTAGCGCCGCCCATGCTCCAGCATCAACGCATAGACCGGAGGATGAAAATGATTATCCACGAGCCTCAGGTAGTCGATGATCTGGGTAATGGCGGCGTCTTGTGCTTTGCGCGTGAGCATCCGATCAATCCTTGTACCACAGCAGCAGCCATGAGGCATAGGGCTCCGCGTGGAGTCCCGGCACTCGCGTCATGCCCTCCAGGGTAAAGAGTGTCTCGGTATCACGCCCTTCCACCATCAGTTCGTCGATGGCTCCAAACGGCGTTTCTTCGAGCACCACGCCAGCGTCGGCGCTGCCATAGCCGCGATCCTTGCAGCGGGCCTTGTCCCACACCGGAACGTTCATGCCCGGTATCAGCTTGTTCACGGCCGCTGCGAACTTCGTTGCTTGTGTAACTGCTGGCGTCATTCGGGTTCTCTCCAATTCGATCAGATCACCATCACATTCGCCGCCGATGTCCAGTGAGCGGTGCCGTTCGCATCACGGATGCCGAGACGATCCGGCACAATCAGGTGTTTGCTGTAGCCGAAGTTGGGACTATACTTGGTTCCCGCGCCCTTCCAAAACACCAGCCCGGTCGTTCCCTTTGGAACCTTGCGGCCCTTGATCACTTCTACCCTCTTCCCCACTTCCGGGGTGACGTCGGCGATGCGCTCATGGGCTTCCTGCGCGGCCTTGGCCAGTGTAGCCAGGTGAGCTGCGTACTTCGCCATCACTTCTGGGGTGGCATCCGGCTTGCTCCCGTAGGCGGGATAAGTCCAGCCGCGTGTCGAGGCAAAGCAGATCTCGTGGAAACTTTCGGTCTCTGGATCGAACACCAGCATGTACCAGTCGGAATCGTTGTAGCCGTTCATCTCGCGGTCGCTCACGCAGAGGCCGACATGCGTGTGCCATGTGAAGATCGTGAGCCCTTCCTGTCCATCCTGGTGCCCGCCGATCCACTCGCCGTGCTCGGCGTCGCACTTCGCCCGCGCTGCCAGCTCCGCCTTTTCCAAGGTATTGTCCACCGGCCAGAGGCTTTTCGCGTTGAAGGTTTCAAATCGGATGATCGCCATTCGTCCTCCGCTTACTGAATGTGAATCGTGTCGCCGGTGGCATCGACCGCCGTGTATCCGAACAGCGCGGTGTCGCGCCGAACATGCCGGGTTCCGAAAGTATTCGCGGCCAGCGCCTTGAGCAGCTTCTGATAATCGGTGTGCAGGGTGACGTTCGTGTGTCCGATCACCGTCTCCACCAGTTGCCCGTTCTCCAGAGTCGTCAGAATGATGTCGGCTCTCATTGGACCTCCTCACTACAGATATATAATAGCGCATTATTCCGATTGATGCAAGGCAAATCGACGATTATGCGCTCCGTAAAGCAGTTGGATAATAAGCAGTTTAGTTGCTTCCGATAGACCACTTCTGGCAGATGGCGAGCACCCGGTCTACCAAGGTGTCCCAGGTTGGCGCGGGCAAGGCGCTGGTGTTAGGGCCGGGGTTCAGCAGCCGCTCGAACGGATATGGCAAGTCTGCCGCGACGATGGGTTTGACTTGCGCTTGCGGTTTAGCCACGATGCGCCGCCTTCTTCGCCGCGTAGAAGGCGATGGCTTCGGCCCGGACTGCGGCGACCGCTTCCGGGGTGAAGTCGCGGGCATGGAGCGCGTCGAGATTCTTTTGCGTCGCCGCCACGTTCAGGGCTGGAAAGTGCTTGCGAAAGTCGCCAAACATCTCGAAGGTTGTCGAATTGCGATCCATGACGTACTCGACATGGGCGCAGGAGTTGAGGCCGCGATTGCCTTTGGTGGTCGAGAGCACAAGCTGAGCAGCTCCCATGTCCCCATCCAGTTCCGGCATCAGTATTACGTGCTTTGGGTCACGAGCCATATTCTGCCTTTCCTTGACAATTTAAGTATACACATAAATCGGATTGATGTATACATAATTCGTAAGGCGATCTATGTCTTGGCCCGATTGTTAGAGGGTATTTGCGTTCCAGATGAAAATGCGATCCAACTCCGGCTGGGAGGCGCGAGAGCGCAGGAAACCTGGATCAAATTCCTGATGAGGCAGATTCATAATCTTTTTGTCGCCATGCACGGCCAGGTTGCCAATCAGAATGTACTCGACGCCGGAGGAGAGCAGAACGTCCTCCTGCACCCCATATATCGAGCCTTTCGTTTGCGCTGGCGCGTTTGAAACGCACCATTGCGTGATCCAGGAGCCTATCACCACTCGCGGCAAGTAGTGAGCCACGGCCTGCACCGCATCGAAGGTCTGCACCCAGGCCGGATAGCGGATCAACGGCTGGCCCATGAGCGCATAGTAGGCCGCTACGTCCGGCCATTCTTGATTGCGGCTGTCGGTTGCCGGGATGCCGAGATGAAAAGCCAGGTCGCCGCTGCCGGCTCCGATCTCGATGGCCTTGCGGTCGCCGATCTTCGCGGAAAGCCATTCGACCAGTTCCACGGTCGGCAATCCGTAGCGCCCGTGCCGGTGGCACCATACGCGCAGGCTCGACCTGGGCATTTCATCGTATTCCGCAGCGTGCAATAGACGAAGCACGCCGGTTTCGTCGAGCAGAGACAAATCGAGAAACGGCCCATAGAGAGTTTCGCCCGTCACTATCATGCCAGCACCGTGCGGTTGGCGAGGCGCAGGAATTCAGCTTCGTCGGTATGCAGCATGAGGAGCTGGACCAGCATCACATCTGGGTCCGGAGTCCAACTCTCGGGATGGACGCAATAGCGATATTTGGCTTTCCCGTCTTCGAGCAACTCGACGTTGTTGGTGCGCCCGCGCCTGATCCGGTAGATCTTATCGTTGATCGGCGTCTCAAAACAGCCATGCGCCCGGTATTGCACGATCTGCTCCGCCGTGAGCATGGTCAGCAGCAACTCCTCGGCCCGCAGCCGCGCCGCTTCCCTCTCTGCGCTGATCTGGACTGGAATGATCTGGACTGGATAGTAATGGTTGCAACCCGTGGTCGACCAGGTGACCGGCACAGTCACGTAATTGATGCTGGTGATTGACGAGATGCTCGATGAGACACAATTGACCGTGTACCAATTCTGGACACAGGGCATGGCTATGCCTCTCCTGGCTTCGGAGGCCAGCGGTTGGGAGCGGATGGCACAAACATCTCCTGGGCAACGATAGTCGCCATGCCGCTCTGTTCGCCGCGACAGGTGACCTTGCGCAGAAACACGGCTCGATAAGATTGGCTCGACAACTCGTGCTCTTCGGCGTAGGCGTGGAAGCCGGGCTGGTAAAGCTTCCCGTCGCCCGCGTTCAGCATAAGACGATGTTCCGCGGTCGCCTGAATCCATTTGTCGAGAGGCAGGTAGTTTGACCCGTTGATTGCGAAGCCGAGTCTCACGGTGTTGCCGTTGCCGGAGCCAGAGAAAGTCTTCCAACCGGTCACGATCAGCGTCGAGGGCCGCTCGTAGATTTCCGTGATCCTGGTCAGGCACATGGCTAGCCTCCTACCATCGGCGGAGACATGATGATGCGCTCGGCGCTGGCGTCGAAGGCGTGAAGCACTTCGCCGCGGTCGCCCCTGCGGTTGACCTTATAAGCAAGGTAGCGGCGAGCCTTCAATTCGTTGAAGCGAGCTTCGGCTTCGCCTACTTCGGCGGGATTGCTCCGGTCCCACTGAATGCGCGTGTCGCCGTCTTTGTCCAGGATCGAAAGCGTGCCCACAAGGTCTGAGGGCCGGGTGGTGAGTAGCGCGGTTGCCATGTGACCTCCAATCGCGACGCCAGCACGTCATGATACTGATGGCAGTTGCCGCAGTAGAGATGGCGCACATCTTCGAGGTAGTACGACCTCATACCGCATATCAGGCAGAGGATCGACTGACCGTCCGCCGCGATCTCATAAGTATTACGCAAATGCTGCCTCTTTGGTCAAGCATATGCCCAAAGGTCTTCGCATCCATCCGGGGGCATTCCAGCAGCAGCCTGTGGCTGCACGCTCAGCGCCACAGCCACCGGCTGCACCCAGATCGGTATGGCGCTCAGCGCAAACGTTTCCCCCGTCCACGCCATCAGCAAGGTGCGCCCCATCGTGTCGGCAATGGCCTGTGCAGCCTGCGGAGGCACCGCGTTCCCGATGCGCTCCCGATGCGCCGAGTCAGAATTGCCATCCAAGTCAAAGATGGCGTCCGGATCGACCAGCGATTGCAGCGCCGCCAGCTCCAGCGTGGTGAATGGTCGATGCCAGTGGCCGTCAAGCGCCCGGATTATACCCACCAGCTTTTCGCTCGCCTCCGGCAGCCGTGGATTTGCAACGCTCCATCGCCCGTTGTCCGCGCATGCGGCGGCTGAGACAGCGCCGCTCGCATGGTCCCACGGCACCACGCCGTAATTGCCGTTGGTCAGGTAGGCGTCTCCCTTTCCGCGCTGAGCCGCAGGCCGTGGGTCCGCAACCGACAGCCAGCCGCCCTGCACACCTTTGCCGCCTCCTATCACCGTCCGCGAAGGCTCGCTCCACGCCTCGACCACGAGGTTGTTACCGCGCCTGTCCCAGCCGGGGCGCGGGTCGGCGACGCAAATACCGCCCGAGTTCGGATGCCCTCCGCCCGTCACGGATGGGGAATGTTGCTCCCACTTCACAATGCGGAAAACATTGTTGTGCCTCACGCCGTTGATGCGGGGATCTTGCACAAACAGGTTATTGCCAGCCCGCTGCCCCACGATCGTCCGAGAAGCTTCATTCCACCGCTCGACCGCGAGCGCCCCGTATTTGTTTTCCGGATGGCGGGGGTCCGCAACTGCGAATGCGCCGTTAGTGACCGTCGAACGCCCCTGAACGGTCCCGCTGGCTTCATCCCATCGGTTCACGCCCAGGTAGCCCCGACGATATTCCGGCACCAGGAGGTAATCCGCCAGCTTGCCATCCACCACGCGCAGCTTGTTCAGGCTGCGCCAGTCAGACCCGGCTTCCACAAATGCCAGCCGCACCCAGGTCTTCCATTGCAGATTAGGGACAGCATGCATCGGGCCACCGCGCATATCGCCCGGCAACGGCATACGCTCCAGAATTTCTCCTACCGCCCGCAGCGGCCGCTTCGGCGGCTCGTATAGGAACGGTGGCACCTTGGCCGCGTGCCGCGCCACCATCAGGAAGCGCTTGCGAGACTGTGCCAGGCCTCCAATCTCGCCGCAGTCATGGAAGGTCTCGGCCACCGCATAGCCGTAATGGCGTAATAGCGCAGTGATCTGGTCCAGCAGCGGCCGCCCCCGCGTGGCGATCCGCGGCACATTCTCAAAGATCACAAGTTCCGGCGGGTCGCTGGACCATGCCTCAAGCATCAAGAAGATGCCGCGTAGCGTCAGCCGGTTCAGCGCCTGGTACCGGCTTGACTTGCTCCGCGTCTCCGAAAGCAGCCCGGAGAATCCCTTACATGGCGCGCTCAGAAAAACAATATGCGGCCGTTCGCCGCCGGCGGAGCGATGGATCTCGGCGGGACCGGCCTCGCGCCATCCAGCCGGAGGCTCCGCCTCATGGAACGCCCGGTACTGCTCGCGGTCGAACAAATCCAGCACCGTGCCGCGCGCGCCGGAGATTCGCTCAAAGTCGCGCACTGCCGACGGCGACACGTCGACGCCCCCGATGCACCGGAACCGGCCACGTATCCCGTTCAATTCTGCGCGCCCGCGGTTGAATCCCAACGCACCGCCGCCCAGCCCGCAGAACAGGTGGTAATGCAGTATCTCTCGTTCTTCCATGCTCACCAGTTTCGAGTCCGTTGTCAAAAGAGTCAACAATGATTATTATTCACCAGTTACCACGAGCGCGGCAAGAATCGTGAGCCGCGATGCGGAAGGTTTCACGTAATCTTCTGTCCGCGCAGATAGGCCAAGACCTGAATCTCGATGGCCAGCCGTCCCACGCTGTTGGTCTTGCGGTAAGCCTCACGGATCGGAGCCAGGGATTCGCTCATCGCATTGCGGTCGGCGTCGCTGGCGTGGCGCTTCTTCGCTGCTCGCTCCAGCGTGAAGGCCCGCTCCAGCGTCTTCCACTCCGCGCGATCGGCGTCATTCGCCCAAATGCCCTGATACTTTGCGCCCGCGATGATCGCCGTCGAGAAGTCTTCTGTCGCCTCGACCTGATAGGTAGAGCCGATGAACATCGAGACTTTCTTGCAAGCCTTCTCCGCGAACACCTTGCGCGTCGTGTCCAGGGTTCCATCCGGCTTCACGATCTGGAGTACGACACCTACCTTGCCGTCGCTCAACTCGGTGAGCCCGGTGCACGCGACCAGGAATCTGCGCATGTCCGCTTTCTGATCTGCATTCATGCTGCCTCAACTTTCTTGCCTATAAATGGAAGCTCGCCGTTCAGTATGCTCTCACGCTGCGTCCTTCCAGTGAAGTCGATCCGGTAGTCTCCGGCAAATAGCTTGTGATCGTCGATGCGCACATCCTCGCTGCCGGCCGCTTGTCTCACCGCATCCAGGCGTTCGCGGATCGCGTCCACCAGTTGCCGAAAGGATCGCGCCGCCATGTAGACCACCAGCTTGCGCTCGCCGGTCGCCAGATGGATCATTGCCACTTCATAGCGGCTGCGGTAACGTTTCAACCTCGCCAGTCTTTCGTCGATGGTCCTCATGCTATCGTCTCCCAGGCCCTTTGTTGCCTTCGCCGCCGCCTTCTTCGGAGCCTTCTTCGCGGGTGCCGCTTCCGGAGCCGGGGCCGGAGCAGATTCCCCTACGCTCTGGCGCAGGGCGTCCATCAGATGAATGAAGTTGTTAGGCTTGGGAGCGGCGGTGTCTGTCATAGGCTTGCCGGTCACCTTGGCGTCGATCATCTCGCGGACGGCCACTTCGTATCCGTCCACAAACTTGGAAGGATCGAACGGAGCCGTGCGCTTGCCGATGAGAAGCTCCGCCATCTCCAGCACGTCGGCGTTGATGGCTGCTTCCTTGATATCGCGGAAGTAATCGCGGCGGCTGCGGATTTCGCTTTCGTAGCGGACGATGTAAGCCATCATGCCGCGATCTTCGGCGGGGGCAATGGCGATGATGCTCTCGCGGCCTAGAAGTGTGATCTTGCCGATGGCCACCTTGCCGGTATTGAGAAGCGCCTGGCGAACCACGGCGAACGCTTCGGCTTGTCCATCGTTCTGAGGCAGCACGAAATAGGGTTTCTCGATCAGCTCCGGATTCAACTCCGCCATCGAAACGAACTGACTCACTTCAATCGTGTGCTTGCTGGCCACCTTCAAGCTGTCCAGCTCGCTCGGCTCAACGATCACGTACTTGCCTTTGGCGTATTCGAAGCCCTTCACGATGTCATCCTTGGCAAGAGTCGTGCCATCCTCTCCAGCCGTTTTTTGGAGCCGGATGCGCTCGCCGGTCGCACGGCTGATCTGATTGAAACTGATTCCGCTTTTGCTCTCGGTCGCCGTAAACAGGCTGATGCCGAATTGCACCAGCGAGACTTGAACCATTCCAGACCAGTAAGCTCGCGCCATATTCCTCCTTCACAATTTGGGGTTCCGAGACTTGCCCGTTTTAGAGTACCGGGATCGTAGATCCACTCGGCTAGTACGGGCGCACCTCTGTGGGCTTGCTACCTTGTTGCGCCAGTCTCGGAAACCATTGGGCCGGGAGCCTTGATTCCCAACCACAAGTATAGATTAGCACAGTAATCAGATTGATGCAAGGAAAATAGCAGGAAGAGGTAAAATTGTCGGTCATTTTCCGAACTCCCGGCAGAGGCGGCGCTGAGCCCCTTGAATGCTTCCGTCGCCGCGTCCAGGGCCATTCCCGTCACGGCGATCCGGTCTGGACCTTGACCGCTTCCTCGAAGCGCCGCCGCTACAATCCCGAAGCTGGTCCCCAGGTGATGGGCGGAGGCGGCTATTGGCGGCGTTCATCCAGCGAGTCATTTCCCTGGATCGGTGAGCGAGCGTGTTCGACATCGCCGCCTTGCGCGCATTCATGCGTGCGGCGAAGTCGTAAGCCATCGAATCGACCGAGGCGATGCAGTCGAACATCTTGAGCGCCGAGAGCGCGGTTCCCTTCACGCCGAACAGGTGCAGCCGCGAACCTTTGGGAAGATGGACTTCAATGGCGCTCGCGACAGCGAGCAAGCCATGGGACGCATGATGCAGCTCGCGGCGGCACACGGAGCCGACGCCGATCAGCGCGGGCGGCGAGGCGTGCCAGCGAGTCCATACCTTTAGCATTAGTTCCAGGCTGCGGCTATAGTCTCGGATCGACCAGCCTTGAATGACCGGAATCGGCGCGAGCAGCGGCTGGCCGTATTCCCCGCTCCATTGATCGACGATGCGGAGGGTGCCTTCGAGAAACGTGGCGGTCGCAGCGACGCGATAGTCAACTTGGGACTGATCGCGGGCGATCTCAGGCTCGCAGCAGAGATCGGGTTGCGCCCACCAGGTCGGTGCGAAGGTCAGCGCAAATTCGATGTATTGCTCATAGGTCCAGGGAAAGATGCCGCCGATCCCGGCCTGTCGCCCTTTGGCTTTCCAGAGCTGCATGGCGGTATATCCGGCGCTGTCCAGGGCGCAGTCCAGTTCCTGAATGTCGCTGGCGTCGGGCGGGCAGAATTGGATGCCATTCCAAAACGCGTTGGCGCTGACCATAGCGGCATAGCTGCGATGAAAGGCATGGAACGCCAGCTTTCCGCCGCGATGTGGAAGCCCAACACGGATAATCATTAGAGGCCAGCCTTGGACGGCCGCAATGTGACTGGATATGAGTCGGAATGATGGGCAATCGGCGGCGGCAGCATCCGCGCGTAACACGCCCAACCCAGCCAGGCTAAGCTCGTCCAGATATATGCCCCAGATAGAAGATCGACATTGAACACAATCAGAGCCAGCGCAGCGCCGTTCAGCACAGAGAAACCACTCAGCGACTTGACAGACTCGGAGCAGCGGTAAATCCCGTTCAGCATAGCCGGGATCACCACGATCTCATCGAAGAACCATGAGTAGGGAGCGACCACGACGGACACCGCGATCAGAAGCAAGCCATCGTCATTCCAATCCCAATGGTGTCGCCGGCGAATGTACCACCAGATCGCCCAGCAGGTTGCGCCTAGTTCGGGAACATATTGGAGAATGTTCGCTGCTGGCCAAGGCCGGTGAAGCAATGTACTGACGTTCGGCATCCCATGACTGGCGACGAATGATGCTGCATGAAGCGCGGGAAGATAGTGCGTCAACACCTGGTGATCAAAGAAAATGGCAATCCCAAACAAGGCCGTGAAGCCCAAGAGCGTCCCGGCCAGAAAGGAATATCTCTTTCCCCTAAGCGCCCAAAGCAGCACCACCAGGCCGAATGGGAACAGCAGGTGCGGTTTGATGGCAAGCAACGGAACGCATAGGCCAGCCAGCAAGGGCCGGTCGCGATATAGCCACAAAAAGGATGCCAGGCCAAAAAGCATAAGCGGCACGATCTGCCCCTGGGAGATACAGGCTGTTACGGGAGCAAATATATAAATCAGTAAATGTAAGCGATCGGCCCGCTTGCCATGCACAATCCATAAGATCCGAATTGAGATCATGAGCAATGCGATCATCGCGAGCAGCCACACCATGATGGCGCTGCGCGCACTGAACAGGCCGAGAGGCAGCACAAAGGGCAAAGCGCAGGGCGGATTGAACATCACTTCGTCGTGGCTCGACGGAGCGCCAGCCGATTGTTCAAGCTGAAATACGCTCGCCGCATCATAAGGATTCTGATGTTGCAGAAGAAGTCTGCCGGAGGCCCAATATTCGAGAACATCTCTAACGTCGTTGTCCAAATAAGACTCGGACACGCTGGAGACGATCAGATAGAGCAGGCACGCGCCAAAGGCCGAGAGTCCAATAGCGCAAAGCATTCGTATCCATTTCGTCATGGCCGGCCTCTCACTGCGCGTTCGGCTTCGGCCTTAGCTTCATGCAATGTTGGATAACTTCCGAGGCCAGGACGAGGACGATATTCCGCGATGGATGGTTGTAAGCCTCGCACATTACGCTTTGGCGAACGAAAGAATCTATCCACTCGCGCGATCACGCAGCCGTCGTCGATACAGATCCAACTGCGGCCAGCGAGAAGAATCTTTTGTTCTCGCATCCATTTCGTCATGGTCTGCCTCCCTCGGCGTCGGCGATGTACTCTGCGATGGCGTCGATCTCCGCCTTCGCTTCCTTGACCTTGGCGATCCGGGCGTCGTGCTCGCGCACGGCGGTCGAGAGCCCGATGGGTCCGGCTATATAGTAGTCTCGCCCGTTCGGCCCTTCCTGATACATGGCCGTGAGCGCAGCACCGAGGGTGCGGCTCATCTTTAGCCATCCTTCCAGCAGGTCGCCCTTGCTGGTGCCGTTCAGGTGGATGGTAGGAAAGATCATCTGATGTCCTCATTCTCTATTGACCGCACGGCGCTGGCCAGCGCATTGATGCCGCATTTGGACTGCGGCAATTTCTCGCCAGTCAGCATTCGCATGATTGTCTGCCGGGTCTGCTTTTGCGAGTCGCCGGAGAGCCCGAAGATGTTCTTGCATCCGGCCTTGTACATTTCGATTGCGATGCGCTGTGTTTCCGTCATATTCATCTCAGGCCGCGGGTAGGAACTTCGCCAGGTTCGACGGGTTGACGTGGATGGTGATTCCACCATCGTGCCCGCAGAAGTAAGAATGCTCCACACACAGGATGCCATCGGGCAGCGTGACGCGTTCCGCTGCGGGCAGCGCCTTGTCGTAGGCCGACTGCGCTGGCATGGGAACCGTCGCTTCCGTGCTCAGGCAGTAGAACACGAAGTAGTCGCGGCTCCCGCCATCCCAATAGCTGGCCACATTCAGCGGATGAAGCTGCGCGGCCATGTGGAACTTGCGGCCTCTGTAATCGGGATAACATGCTTGGACGATGGCTTTGATGCTGGCGTCCGGTTTCACTTTGAAAGATGTCACAGTTCGCCTCCCGCACAGGCCGTACAAAACCCATTGACTGTGGCTGGATTTTCGTGACAGAGGGCACAGGTGGCCTTCCCTGCCTCGATGATCCAGCCATTGGCATCAAACTGCGTTCCGCACTTGGAACAACTCGCGCCGAGTGTGGCCGGAACATGCTGGCCGCAGCATACGAAGTGGCCTGGAGCGAGCTGGCCGACAGGATAACCTTCATCTCGAATCCACGCTGCCTTTGTTCTAATCATGATTTCCTAGCTCACGTATGCCGTGATCTCGTAGCTGCCGCCTTCGGTTCTATACCAGCTCATGGCGAGCCAGGTGTGAGGTCCAACCTGTTCGTGGACCCGGCCCTCGCGCCCGCAATAAACGGCGTCTTCCATCGGAGAGAAACCGGCCTCGACCAGCGCCGCGTCAATCAGGTCGATGGGGAGAGCGCAGTGGTAAGGACTAAGCCAAGTGGACAGGAGACGATTCGCCTTGTTTCGCATTGCCATTTCCCTGGACATTTCGCTCTCGATTCCTTCTACTCTTTAAGAATAGCGCAGAAATCGGAATAATGCAAGAGAATTATCCAAGGATTTCAAAGATTTATGGGACGCGCTAAACCGTTGATTATGAAAGTGGTGGCTCTGCTCAACAGATCGAAAGACAGTCGTGGATACCGTAAAACTGATGAAGGCGATGCCTGGTGATCCAGGGAAAGCGGCTGGACAGCATTTCGTGAAAGCGATCGGTCGCAGTGCAGCCGCCTTCGCCCTCGCCGACATAAAGGACGGTTGAGCCCATGTAGGCATCGAGAACCTGCTCACTCCAGTCGGCGTCGTAATCCGGCCAGACCAGCAGCAGGGTCCGGCCCGGATACTTGTGCACGGCCTCGACTCCGCCGAGTTGCTCGACGCCGTAACCGTGCGTGAAGCGATACTTGTTCCCTTCTCCCGGCACCAGGTCGGTCGCTACTACATCCGCGCCCGCCTTGCGCAGCTCGTGGCTCCAATAACCGGTGCCGGCTCCGACTTCGAGGATAGGAGAATGACCATGGAGCAGGTCCACCGTGCGCCGGTCAAGAATGGAGAAGCCGAAGGTCTCGATAAAGTCTCTGCGCTTCTCGTAACCACGCCAGAAAGTCAGCCCGTCGAAGATGTCCGGACACTCGCGTAGCAGCCATTGCATGGCCTCGGTTTCGTTCTCTGGCTTCGGCATAATCATTTTATAGAACCCGACAGCCGCTGGCCGCTAACGCGTTCGAATTCGGTCAAGGCCGCACCAAGTGTGTCGATGAATCGCTCGCCAGAGGCCAGTTCGTGCCGCCAGCTTGAGCCATCGAAGCCATAGTCGAGAATGAAACGAAACGGGAAGTCGCCGCTCGTCTCGACGGTGATCAGCAACCGGATAATCTCGATAGCGGCCGCGTATGCGGGATTCAACTGCACGATCAAGTTGCCTTGTGCGGCGAAGTAGGCGGAGAGGACCGTGCTGATCTGCGCTTCGGAAAGATCCATGCCGAGTAGGGGAGTGCCTACGAACGGAACGTAGTGAGGGAAGTACAGGATGCGGCGCTGGCCGATGGCGATCTTTTCCTTATCCCTCCAGCTTATAGATAGCCCGCAGTTGGGCCGGCCTAGAATGGCATAGCGAAAGACTTGCCGCAGCGCTGGGATCGACGCGATGGGATTGTAATAGAGGTCGGTCGTGCCTCGTGCTCCGCTGCCCGCTAAGAGATCGTAGACGCCATAATGGCTGTATTCGGTGAATGGCTTGCCCGTGCGGATCAGCCAGCGGTAAATCTGGAATGCCTGCTCCAGCGAATAAGGCTGCGGCCAGTAGCTGTCCGGTCTGACCAACTCCAGAAAGTCGATAGTGGCTTTTGATGATAGTGTCGTCATGTTAGTTGAATCCTTCAATCCACTTTCGCATCTCGCGATCTGTGCTCAGGAATCCACCAAACATCAAGAGAACTCCCAATTCGATGCCACAATGGTTCTCCAACTCCGGGTGCTTGCGAAGATCGGCGGTCATGGATGCGAAAGCATTATTCAGATCGCCCGCATCGAGATATTCAAGCGCCCGGTGTTTTGCCCACTCCAGATGTTCCGTGCGATTCATTGCTGCTCCTTCGCGATGTCGCTCCGATCAGAGACGGCCCGCGCTGCTGGGTCCACGTCTATTACCAAGCGATCCTGATGCTCGCCGTCTTCCGTGTATGCGCTGGCGCAATCCATGACCAATTCCCACGCGCTGCGTTCTGCCGCAGAGTGGGCGTCCGCGACTCTCCACATACGCCATGCCTCGAACAATGTCGGCGATTCCTCTGAGGTCACCGCAATGCGCGGTGCTGCCTCTCCTTCGTCGGCGTCCATCACGATGTAAAGCAAGGACGGATCGCCGAGCGTAAACTTCGGATCTTTCATGGCTAATCCTTTCCGAACTTTGACAGCGCCACCAGCAGGGCGGCGACGATTACGGCGGTGATGGGGACGGCGATCATTTGCTCCGATCAGGCTGCTGCCGCTGCTGCCTTGGCTCTGCGGGTAGCCCATGCCTTGTGTGCTGCGTTCATGGTTCCTGGCTCCGCTGCCGCCATTGCCTTGGCCGCTGCTGGATGATTGGCTTGGCGGGTGGCTACCGCCTTGGCCGCTGCTGAGCTACGGGCCTCGGCCACGGTGGGACGGGGAGCTGGAGCCGGAGCCGGAATCGGGGTCGCCGTTCCCTCGCCCTTGAAGTGGAGGCTTGCGTAAGTATCGGCTTCGGTCTTGTCGTCGCGCTCGCCCTTGTAGACCGCCTGATAGAGTGAGCCGCCCCTCAAAATGTTCATGTATTCCACTTCCACCAGCGTTCCCGGAGTCGGCAGCTTGTGATTCGGCGGGATGGTGACGTTGCCGATCTCTATCCACTCCTTGCCGTCCAGGACCGCCAGCCCGACGCTTGCCTTCTCGCCATTCTGCCCGGTCACGATGCAGGTTGCCGAACCGAGAAACTTGAACTTGAGAGCGTTTCCGCCGCTGCCTGGACGGCCCGCCGTATATTTGCTCCCAAGCTTCTTGAATACCATGCCCTCGCCGCCCTCGGCCACGATGCGATCATAGAGCGCCACTTTTTCAGCCGTGGTGAATGCGGTCGGAATGCGACCGAGAGCAGGAGAAGCTATCGTGTCCAGCAAGCCGTTGAGGATGGACCACCGTCTCTCCACCGCTTGGCCGCGCATGTCGATGGCGGTATAGCGGAGCAGATCGAAGGGCCAGTAGACATCGCCCATCAACTCGCCATCCAGAATCAGATCGGCGGGAAGCCGGGTCTTGAGCGCCAGCACCGCCTCGGCCACTGGAGCGGGGAGTGGAACGTCCTCGCCCTTGCGGTTGCCGCTGCCTATCTCGCTTCCGAGGCGGCGAATCGAACGGCGATGCCCATCCTTTTTTTCCTGGGCCATCCAGCCGTCATCCCGCATCAGCTCCAGAAATCGCTCGGCGCTTACCACATTGAGAAGCATGGGAAGGTCGCTTTTCGCGGCCCGCGCCGGAGGAGCTATGGCGGGATTGGGAATGGGAGCTGCCTTGGGAGCCGCCGCAGCCGTTGTCAGGACCGTGTAGCCCTTGGCCACTTTCTCGGCGATCACGCCCTCGTAAATCGCGATGGCCTCGTCCTGCGGAACTTCCTTACGGGTTTTCGTCCCGCTCTGAAAGGTTCCGCCGCGCCGACCGAACTGAAAGTTCACAATAAACCCGGCCCGGTAGGATTCGACCTGAACGTGGTACACCTTGTCCGAGGACCCTTCCTGAAAACCGAGGCTGGTGGAGCGGATTGCCATTGTCTTGCCTTCCCAACTACAGATATAGAATAGCAGTAATCGGATTAATGTGCAAGAGAATAATGATTATTTTTAGCTGAAAATAGCCCTTGACAAACCGGCTGTCGGTCATTGTTCGTCTTCCCGCAAAAGGGTTTGCATGTACTGGCATTCAGCCGGAGAGAGCGGAGCTGTGGAAATGTGGCATCCCTTGGCGCTGGTGACCGGCACCCGGCGAGGATGCTTGAGATGCGTGAAACTCATGCGAAGCCAGATTTGGCCGTTGTATGTCTTTGCCTCTTTGCCCACGATCATGCAGGGATCGTTGAATGGATACGCCCAATAGTTGTAGTACACTTTGCTCCCGCGCGGGAAGGCGGCGGAATTGAACGGCTTCGGCTGGGGAGTGTTCGCCGCCATGCGATCCAGCAGACGCTGTGCCGTCTTCCCTTCTTCGATGGTGCCGGGACGATTGGCAAGGCGTCGCAACGAGGCGATGGTCTGGCGGCGATTTCTCATGACTCTATGACTCTCCCAAGTGAAACAGTTCGAGCGGCATGGGGCCGACAGTCTTGTCGTGAGAGAGCGCCCCGCCATAGACGGTGATGGTGGGACGCAGGGTGACCTTGCCGGTCTGTTTATTGAACCATGGTGCCTCCGGTTCGACACTGTCCAGGTCGGCCATGTAGACAAAGCCGAGAGGCACCTCGTCCTTGAGGAAAGATGCCCCATCGGCGGTATTCCGCTTGACGACCGTGGCTTTAACCAAGTTCATTGCCTGTGATCCTCAATCACGCCCAACTCGATACTCTTGCGCCGGAACGCCTCTTCGGTTGGCTCATCGAGCCAACCCAACCGAGCAAGAAGCTCTAACTGATACATCCTCGCCCCCTTGCATAGCTCGTGCTCCTTTTCGCCATGCATACGGGGATGGTGGCATATCTGCGAGCTTTGGAGTAGGGTGCGTTCCAGCACCTTCGCCGCCAAGGTCTTGTCGCCGCCCTCGCGAAAGGGGCAGGAGAGGCACATGGCTAAACGCACCGGCCAGCGTTTTATTTTGTATGATCTCATCCAGCCTCCACGCGAGCGATGATCTTGCGCACCGTCTCCGGGTAAGGGGTCGAGCGCCGCTTCCAGTCCGGAGCGTCGCGATAGGATTCATCGGCGATCCGGTCATAGATCACCTTGCAGTCGCCCACTTCAAGGATCAGCCGGCCCGCGCTCATCAGCTCCGCGGCAAACTGTGTGGACAGCATCGGCGGGAGAAGGATGCCTTTGTCCGGGCGCTGAGTCTGCTGGATGGTCGTATCCACCGTAAACTCTCCGACGCATAGAATAAGATGTCCACCGTAACCGCCGTAGGGCACATCGCCGAGGGCGCTCAAGGCGGCGCTGGCCGGAACGATGCCCACTCCCCACGCGCCGGTCAGATCGAAGAGCAACCGGCGCTGGGCGCGATCATCGGGAATCTCTTTGCCGTTAGCCATCAGATGTTGCATGGCCGCGTTGTACACGTACACCGCCACCGGCACCACCACCGCCTGGTATCCGTATCGCTCGAAGACGCGGCTGAGGATCGACGCCGCCGCGATGCAGCAGTCCCCGGCGTGTAGGCTTCGCGGAGCGTGGGATAAGCGACCCGCTGCAAGCGATGGATCAGATCCGGCAAATCCCGGTTGACTGGATTCATGCGCTCAACCTCCGGCGCTCGATCTCCCGCGATAGCCGTCCTCGACAATAGTCGCTGCACGTTCGCCGAAGCCCGGTGATGGAGTAGAGCCGTAGAGGGTCCAGTTGAATAGCTCCTTGCACCACAGGCAGCATCATGCCAACTCGCTCTCTTCGCAAGCGTCGTAAGCGCCGGGAAGGGCGACAATCTCCTCTAGTCCGTTCGCCTTGCGCAACGGGTTGGCTCGCTCGATGCAGTTCTGACAGATCGGCTCGCGGTTGCCGTTGATGCGAATCGAGGGCACCAGGTTGGGATTGAAGGAGAACAGCGCCTTGCAGCTATAGCACGGTCCCATGCACGCAACGTAACCCATCACTCTCCTGCTTTCTCGATGACGACCATGCGGGTGGAAACTCCGGTGCCGCTGGACTTGAACGAACCTTCCGGTAGAGTTTCCCATTCCGCGCCCTGCTCGTCCAGCCACGCGCGAAACTCGATGCTCTTGCGGTCCTGGCGGAACTCGAAGCTCGGAGCCAGAATCGAAACCAGGACGCCTCCCGGCCTGAGCATGGTGAAAGCCTTGCGGATGTGATCCAGGTCGGCCTGTTTCTCGAACGGCGGATTCATCACCACGCGGTCGTAGACCGGAGCCAACTCGGTTTCCATAATGTTGTTCGCTACCAAGACGTGGCCTTTGAGAGTCAGCAGTTCACGCAGCGTGAAGTACGGCTCGATGGCGTGGAGCGTGACGCGGTGGCGAACCTTGATCGCGTCGGCGATGTTCCCGCTGCCGGCCGAGGGTTCCAGCACCATCATGCCATCGGCCAGCCGTGCGCGATCCAGCATCTGGTTCACCACTGGCGCGGGCGTGGGGAAGTAGCCTGGAATTCTCTGGAGGGCAATCGCAGCTTCCAACTCACCGATCTTGCGCAGCCGGTCGCGATCCAAGCGCTGTGCGGCGCTGCCGTTGATCATGCCTTGGAGGAGCCGGGCCTGCGGCGTCTTCTCGGCGTAGTCGTCGGACTCGATACAGGAGTAGTAGCCGCCCTTCGAGCCGTCGATGTACTTGCGGACCAGCCGCGCGATCTCATCCTTGCTGCGCAAGCCTTCGACAACCGGGTCAATGCTTCCCTGCTGGTGTCCATTGGCCAGCGCCCGCAAAGCCTTCTGCAGCCGCTCCAGGTTGCGGCAATCGTGTAAGCGGCTCTGATATTCGCGATTGCGCTTAGGCGTCGGGTTCTGTGTCATCTCCCGGCCCGCATATTCGATCTTCGGCTCCAGGGCGTCGGCCCAAGTGTGGAACCGCGCCGCCAGAATGGGATTGCCGAGCAGCGCCGGAGCCGGAGCCAGCTCGAACAGAGAAAGCTGCGTCACGCCGCCACCGCCTTTGCCGTCGCCCGTAGAATCTTGGCGAGAAATGCTTCGAGGCGGGCGGCGATCAGCTTCGGCTCATCCCGCTTGCGATATGCGGCGATCTGCTCGGAGGCGAAGGCTTCCGGCGTGGTCATCAGAACGTAACGGCTTCCCGCTCCTTGGTCAAAGCTGTAAATTGGCTCTTTCATGGCTGCGCCTCGAACAACGGTTCAGACCAGCACGATGTATCGGTTGTTATATCGACTCCGCGTTTAAACAACTCTGTTGCCGCTGTTTCGCGTATCTCTTCGATGGTGTCCCCAAAGATATCTATGGAGTCCTCAAAGCCTTTGATTTCAAAATGGATTCTGAATTTCATGGCTGCACCTTGGCGATAACGGCGCGGGCCATCTCAAGAGCTTCGATTGCGTATTCGCTCTTGTTGTTTGATTGAAGCAGTTGCAGTCGAACAGCTCTAAGTGCCGTGACGGCGAAAACGTATTTGATGCCAGCCGAGCAGCGGTCGCAGCATTCCACGGGCGATGCCGTATATGCGGAGACGGAGCGGATTGCCGTAGCGTCGAGATTCAGTGCCATGTCGTCTCCCTACATCATCCTGTAATAGGCAAAGTACCCGCAGTCGCGGTCGTACTCTTCGTCGGTCATCCTCTGATTGGCCAGCGCCAATATCTGCTGTGCAGCCCGGAATGACCGTTCGTCTTCACTGGCGATGCTGAACCTGTGGATGGAGATAAACGTGATTTCCACCGGGGCTCCCATTGCCGCCAAGTTGTCCTCCATCGCCGTCTTCACCTGGTCGATAGTGCCGATCTTGTTTACCATGCCATTCCTCTACATGATTAGTATAGCATGAATCGGGTTGATGTACCAGACGCCAGTGGTGCTCAGACGCTTTCGATGGTCAGATTCAGCGTGGCGGGTGGCTTGGCCGGGTCCGCCAAAAGCAGCTTGGGCAGGTAAAACGAGACGTTGTAATCCGTATTCTCGTAGACGTGCGTGGTTTTCGTCGTTTTCTTGAAGGTCAGTGCGAGCGTCTTTTTCATGGTTGTCCTTTCAGAAGCTGAAATCGTAATAGCTGTCGCGGCGTCCAAGCATGACGTGTTGCTTGCCGGTGGTGAGCCAGCCTTTGACTGTGAACTTGACCAGTTCTACCGCGCCGGTTGGATTGGGAGTATATTCGTATTTCTGACAATCGCTCATGCCGTTCTGATCGGTGCGCACGGCGTTGTCTTCCTGAATCTCAATGGCATTGGGGCCGAGCACGCGGATGACGGTGGCCGCGTGGCGATCCGTCCAACTCAGCATCGTGCAACCCATTCCGACCTCGGGAACCGCGCTGTTCATGCGGCTGTATAAGTGATTCATCAGGCTTCCGGTATCCGTCCCGGCTTTCATTGCCATGTCCATCCTCCAACAAGATAAGTATACCATAAATCCGATAGATGCGAACGAAATAATAATTATTTTAGCGCCATCGGCGCGGGAAATTGCTTGACAGATCGAAAGTGGCGTATATTGGTCGCTCTGCCAATGGTGAAGACAAGGGCTACTTCCTTGACAAAAGCCATCCCTTGCCGCATGTTCCTTGGCGCTTAGTTTCTCCGGTAGTGAAGCGGTTGGTTTCATCAGAGAACGCGGGTTCGAATCCCGCCATCGCCGCAAAGCGATGTGGCCGAGGAGGCCAGCCAATCGCAAGCGTTCGCCAGTAGTGAAAGAGCCGGGTTTCATCGTCTGCAAACGAGGCCGCAAGGCCGACCTGGTTCGCAGGTTCTCTGGCGATTATTAGGTGATGGTGAAGATTCGGTTACTTCTCCAATCGGCAGGTTGCGGGTAAAGTCCCGCCGCTCCACGGGGCGTAGCTCAATCAGAGCAGCCGACTCATGAATCCGGATCGGATGTTCCTCACCGAACGCCCGCTGCTGAGCAGCGGGCTTTGTGTCGTCCACTGGAGGTCTCCATGCGCACCAACGTTGCCCCTGCCGCGCCCGCCATCACCACGCACGAAGGGGCGCGGGCCGCTCGCATCAATCCGATAGCCCAGCTTCGCCGCTCCGTGCTTGCCTGTATGCTCTGGGAAGATAACTTCTACGAGGACGGAGTCTCCATTGCCGACCGCATCCAGGCCGAGGTCATAGAGGTACTCAAGATCGGGAGCAATGGTGCGCAGCTCGTCGCCGATCTCGCCTTTGAAGCCCGCACCCGGTTCAAGCTGCGGCATGTTCCGTTGTGGCTGCTGGTGCAGTTAATCCACGCGCAGTCGGATCATGCGCGCAAGGTGGTCGCCCGCGCCATCGCGCGTGTGATCCAGCGGCCCGATGAGCTGGGCGAGCTGGTGTCGCTCTACTGGAAAGTGAACGGCAAGCGGGTCATGCTGACTCACCAGATGAAGGATGGGATCGCCGCCGCCTACGCGCGTTTCGATGAATATGCGCTGGCCAAGTGGGATCAAAGTTCCGCCGCCGTCAAGCTGCGCGATGCAATGTTTCTCAGTCATCCCAATCCCAACTGTCCCAAGCGCGTCGAGTTGCGCGATAAACATTATCGCCGTCATCTCCGCGAGGCTAAGGAAACGGCCGAATTGACCGACCGGGAGAAACTGTATCAGGCCGTCGCCGCTAATGAATTGAAGACGCCCGATACCTGGGAGTCGGAATTGTCCGCAGGCAAGGACAAGAGGGCCACATTTGAACGCCTGATCGCGGAGCATAAGTTGGGAGCCATGGCGCTGCTGCGCAACCTGCGCGGCATGAAGGATGCGGGCGTGCCCGATGAAACCATGCGCGGCGCTCTGGCCACGATGAAAACCGAACGGGTGCTTCCCTTCCGCTTCATCACAGCGGCAAAGTATGCGCCGCAACTGGAGCCCGAGTTGGAGCAAGCCATGTTTCGCTGCCTGGCCGATATACCGAAGCTGGCCGGCAAGACTGTCTTGGTGGTAGACAATTCCGGCTCCATGTATGGAGCCAGCGTCTCGCAGAAATCGGAGCTGCTGCGCTCCGATGCCGCCTGCGCTTTAGCCATGCTGCTGCGCGAGATTTGCGCGCACGTCGAGATCGTGGTCTTCTCCGACCGTCCTGCTCCGGTGCCGCCACGCCGGGGCTTCGCTCTGCGCGATGCGGTTCAGGGGGCCACCGAACATCGCAGCACCAACACCCGCCTCGCACTGGATGAGGCGGCACGGATCGGCTATGACCGCTGCATCGTGATCACCGATGAGCAGTCGCACCAGGCCATCACCGAGCCGCTTCGCGGCAAAGCCGGCTATGTCCTCAATGTATCCAACAATCAGCATGGCATCGGCTATGGCGCTTGGGTCCATGTCGATGGATGGTCGGAGGCGGTTGTCGATTACATTCTTGCTGAGGAGCTGATGTGAACCCATTCGATGATCCTGAAGTCAAGACATATTTGGAAAGCTTTAGACGGGAAGTCATGCCGAAGATCACCGACTCCAACATGATCTTCGCGCTGATCACCGAGAAACCCGATCCAAAACTATGTCTCGAAGTGGGTGCGGCTATCCTCCTCGACAAGCCGCTGATTATCTGCGTCCGGCCCGGCCAGAAGATTTCCGACAATCTGCGCATGGCCGCTGTAAAAAATCGTCGAGGTTGCTTTAGATGGGGATGGAGGCAAGTTGAGCGAGACCGATCAGAGGCGGCTTGAAGCCGCACTCACCGACGTCTTGAAGAATGATCCGCGCGTGTCCCGCGCCGATAAGCGCGCAGAAGTGACCGCAATCAACGCTGGAAAGGAAGGAACCGAGGCGCTCGGACCTGGTAAATACGATGCCGCGCGAGTATACGAAAGCTAGCGGCGTGATTGTGGTGGTCTTCAACGGAACATTTGGAAACGGATTCAGCGTGCAGGCTGTGCCAGAGATTGTGGCATCTGTACCTGCGATCCTCCGTGAGTTGGCCAATGAAATCGACCGGTCTTTTGGACAAACATAAAATGATTATCATGCGCTGTCTCGCCGCCTACGATCGCTGGTGCTCGGATCGTGTCGAGGGCGTACTGGTCTGGCTGGAGGAATGGATATCCCTCAGCCAGAAATGGGCGGAGCGGGGTCTGCTGGCCGTCTATGTCGGCGCATATCTATCCACCGTGGATTGGACAAGCGTTCTCGTCGGGAGTACGCGAGTGCTAGGCCAAGTGCTAGGCTTAGCGGTCGTCGCATTCATGATGTGGAGGATGCATCGCCGTCCAGCCATGCGGCGCGGGCTTTATAAGAATGACTCGTTCGGCTGTATGCGCGTCTGTGTGCAAGCCATGATAGTGCTGGTCATCGCGGCCGCGCTCGTCGGCGGGCGGGGTCCGCAGAAGTGGTGCGTGTCCACCGCCCAACTTAGCTTTCTGATCTTCTATTACCTGGTCGATATCGGATCCACCGGCCAGCGCGGACGTAAATGTAAGATCGCCTGGGCTGAGCTAAAGAAACTCTTTGGCACGGAATGGATGCCGAAGCCCTTAATGGCTCCGCACTGAATCTACGGGGATGTCCGGTATAGCGCTCTGCGGCGGCTTCTTAGGCGAGGAGCCCCGGCGCGGGCCGCGCTTGCGTGCGCACATGATTTTAATGCGCTCGATCATATCCGCCGTCGGTTGCCGTACAAGGTAGCGTAGGCGCCCGCCAGTCCATATCTTTGACGTAGCCATTGGCATAAACCAGATTCGAGCGGCTCACGACCTGAGAGCGTCTCTGCCAGCACCACCTTGGGGATATAACTCGCGATGGCATCCAGTTCTTTCAGCAACTTCGAAACGTTGATATCTTTGAGCGGCCAGGCGCAGAGCACGATATCGAAATGGCCTACGCAGAACTGTCTAAGCGCCTCCGATTTAGAGTCCGCGCTCGCGATATAAAAAGAGTGCGTATGCAGCACATAGCGGCGTACGGCTTGTCGGCCTGGATCGGTATCGATAAGCAGGATGCGTTTGGCTGGCCTCATGGCAGCACGCTGAATCCCGCGCTCTTGGCATACTCAGTGGCGCTCTCTCGGTCATCGAGGTTCGAGATTTGGGTATTGCCGATGGACATACCGTCCTGATGCTTGACCCATTGTGAACCGCTCCAAGCGAAGGACGGATGTTCAGCATTCACGATCACCCACCGGTTGAAGACAGTCTTGACTAGATGCACATTCGTCGTTCCTACGGTCGCGCGCACGATCTCGATCAGTTGGAATCGAGCCAGGAAAATGCGCTGGCCATAAATATGTGCCTGGGTTTCGGCCTGCCGCCAGTAGGGTTCAAGTTTGTCGCGCGAGATCGACACCATGGGAATCAAGCCTGCCGGCACCATGCCTTGTTTCAAGCCGATCTCTCCGGAGCCGAATTCGTCGCGGCCCACCCATGCATAGAGTTCCAAGTTGCCCAGGTTCAATGTGAGCGGATTGCGGTCTGCATCGGTCAGATGGTCGGCGGGATCGTTCGTGAATCCCATCACGCCATAGCCCTCAATGGTGACTATATAGGTATGCTCCCAACCGATCCGCCTGTCCGGTTCGCGCTGATATAAGTCGATGCGCAGGTCCGAGTCGGCAAACTGAAAGCTGTGCTGGTCCAGCAGCCAGCGGATGTGCTTGAGGAGTTGTTGGCGATTATCAAACTCGAACAGCGTCGCCATGGCTTCGTCCAGTCCGCCGCGGTGCTCGCGAAACAGTTTCTTCATTGAATGCCTCCGGTACTCCACTGAACTTCAAGCGCCGCGCCCGTCACCAGGTCTTCGTATTGGCCCGCCTCGTTCATCACGAGCGCCAGAATCCCGAGGCACACCGCATCCCCTATAGTGAATGGCTCGTCAGGCTGAATGGCGAGACTTTTGAGATTGTCGGAACCTAGAATAATTACGCCGTCAGTCGTCTGGCCGTTGACATGGATGGTGACACGCTGGCCGGTGATCATGATGTGCTCTCTAAGCGGTGTTGGAAAAAGAGTTGATGTGTATAGCGAATATGTTGGGCCAGTTCCAGCGCCACGATGTAGCCAGCGGCGCGATATTGTTTCAGCGCGTGCGTCACCAGCCCGTCGAGATCCTTGGCATCGATCAGGACGGCGCATTCCGGACACGCGGCCCATTCGTCTATGCTGTGCAGCGTGCAGCCCTCTCCATGATAGGTGATGCCGATCTGCGCAGAGTCCGAATCGAAGCTGCGGCAGGGGTAGAAGCGCAACACGTCTGTCGAGGTACAGAAGTCGCATTGGCTCATGGTGCGTCACCGAGCCGATGCGCATCCGGCCAGATACGATAGACCTCGTCTTTGCTAAGAAGACGCTCGCGATCTTCCGAAGGCGGCAACTTATCCTCATGCTCAACTGCCATTGCATATACACTGCCGCCTGGATTGATCTTGAGTGCCCACGCTTCCCTCACCGCATCCGCGATGTCTGTCGCCCGGACCAAGGCGGCACCGAGAAACACTTCGTCGGCGAAGGACAGATACCACCAGCGGGTTGTGCCAATCGGTGTCACTGAGTGATTGCCTCCGCAAAATCTTTCGTGAGTTGAAGGATTCCCGAGCCTTGGATCAAGCAAAGTGTGCGTAGTCCGCTCAATGCATTGCGGAATGTGCTGACCGTCGCATCGATCTCGGTTTCGAGCGCCAATTCTTCTTTGGTCATCGAGGTAAATGGATGACGGGCCAAGGCGATCAGCATCGTTCGCTCCGCTTTGGTGAGCCTGGCTTCCCAATAAGAGAGAAGGGCGTTGCCTGTGGGCAGAGATTCGTAAGGGCCGAGGACTTCCCGGCCTATAGGCGTTATCTCGAAAGGGCCGTTGCCGTCTCCGGTCATCCAATTCATGTTGCGGCATACGCTCAACGCATTGCGCATGGTGCTGACCGTGGGCGAGTATCCCGCATAGGCTGCGACCGTGCTCTTGAAGCTGGGACCGCGTTGAGCAAGCACAGTGAGGATCGAGCGTTGCGCCTTGTTCATTGTCTCGTTGCGCTCAACCGCCTCCAGTTTGTCCCGATGCGCGGAAGGGAGCGGCGCTGCCGTCTCTACCGCGGCCTTGATAGATTTTTGCGCCGTGCGGCTTAAAGGGGGAGGCGTCCAAGTGCTGTCATCGTTGATCGCGCCGCGGAAGTGTTGCAGCGTCTCTCTGGCTACTCTCATGTTCTCGTCGATGGCCACACGGAAGCCTTCGATTGTCTCACTGATAGAGCGCAGGCGCTGTAGGACGTGGTCGATCATGCGCGTGAATTGTTCCTGATAATGCTGGCGGTTAGCGATCATGATTCTATCGACTTCGGCTTGCTGCGCCGCCAACAGCGCCTCCCGATCAATCGTCTCGCCACGATTCTTTATCCCGATTTCCAAGCTGACGCGGGCCAGCGCCAAATGTCGCTCTAACTCTGTTATCTTGTCACGCAGGACTTTTGGATTGTCGGCGTCGGCTTTCTCGATGACCTGTTGGAGATCCGCGCGAAGCTCCTCGACATCCATCGGCGTGAGCATCGCCGCTTTCCTCGTTTGCCCAACCTTGGGAGTTGCTGAGGCATCGAAAGTTGTCTTCTTATAAAAGTGGAAGCGGTCATAGATGCGAAGCCAGGATGGGGACCAGACGTAGCCTTCGCCCTGCGCTAGACCGGGGAGCTGGCCCACAAGGGCGCGATCCGCGCCCGCCTCCTGTACCCACGCCTCAAGAGCCTTGCGCTCATGTGTTCCGTTGACCTGGAGCACGAAGAGGCACTCCACTTGGGATAGAACCTCTTTGTTTATGCTCTGAGGACGCTGGGAAATCATAGTTGCGCCGATACCGTAATTACGGCCTAGGCGAATGATGTTCTCGAAAGCGCCCAGCATTCGCGCTTCGTCGGTCGCCACGCGCTGCGGCGCGAAGAGCTGCGCCTCTTCGACAAAGAGATGAACGGCCGATTTTTGCGACTTCTTACGATGGAAGAATTCTTCGGCAAAGTCGGCGGCGAATCGCTTGCGCTCGCCTTGCCGGAAGCTGGAGATGTCGAGGATCACCGACACGGTCCTATCGACCAGGAGCCGCGCGATCTTCGCACCGGCGTCGGGAAGGATGGGAACGTCGCCATGATCGCCGCCAATGATGAACACGTCCTTGCCTCGGCCCTTGCCGTCCTCGGCTACGCGGAGCCCATACCAGTTCCCTACCGGGTCGATCACGATGATTTGGGCGTGGTGATCGAGCATCTGCTCGGCGAGCAGCCCGGCCAGATAGGTCTTTCCGCTACCCTTCCGCCCGATGCAGCCAAATGTTTGCGTCACCGCATCCACGGGCGGCGTGAGGTTTTTTGCGAGCATCAGCTTGTCCATAATCTTTATTGACCATCCCATCCGCGCACGGCGATCTCCATCGGTCCGCGATGCTCATGAAGCATCTCGCCGGTCGCCAGGATTGGTTCGAGGCCGCAGAGTTGACGCTTGGCCTTGCGATCATGCAGCACAACGTTGATCGCCGCCGCTAGATTGAGGCAATGATGCGCTTGGATATGCACGAAGCGATGGCACAAGCGGCGGTAGACCTGGGGCACGCCTCCATCCTCCGGCCCAAATATATACAGGGCACGGTCTGGATGCGCGAACGTGGTCAGCGGCTCGGAGTTCTCCAGCAGCTCCACGCATACCGGGATCATGTCGCTGCGGAAGTGATCGAAGGGTCGCTCATGGTGCGACCAGCTTACGTCGCGGTAGCCTTTCATGCGTTCTTCGCGGGGCAAACGATCGAGAGGGCCCGGATCGACGCGGGCTCCGGTCCAGATCAGCCGGGATATGCCGAAGCAAGAGGCCGCGCGGATCGCCGCCGCGAGGTTGTGACTGTATTTCGGATTGATAAGGACCAGGCCAGGGCCGGCACTGATCTCAGCCTTGAGATTTTTCATGTTTTTACCTGCCATTTCGGATCGGTGAACCACTCCGATAACAGGAACGCCACCGCCGCCTCTTTGTGTTCGTGCTTCGGCTCAAAACTGCCCATGATGCAGCGGATGTGACGCAGTGCCTTAACCTTGTCTACACCGTCCTTAGGCGTCAATTCGAGAGAGGTTAGACCGTTAAAGAACCAGTCATTGAACAATTGATTCCAAGGTGACCCCGGAGTTCCCTTCGGTATCTGCTCCATCGGCGGCATCAGGTGCATAACCTTGGTTGGGAATACGAGGTCGACATCCGATATTTCATGAATTGGAAACACGATCATCCTTTCCCGCCAGCGGTCGTTTCAGAAATTCAACATAGCGCAGCAAGGCGAATTGAACGATCCCATCGAGAGTGTCTATCTCATCGTTGCCGGCCAAATGCTCGGCAATACAAGTGAGAATCTGAGGGCCGTTGATATGCAGCCGCTCTCGATACGGTTTGAGTGGACGAGACTTCGGTGCTTTAGCGATCATGGGCAACCTCGAACCTATCCGCGTCGTCACACCCTTTGCCGAACGCTTCTTCTCGCCGCAGTTTAATCTGCAACCGCCCCTCTTCTGCGCTGATGCCGCGCACAGAAATGGTGTGAGGAAAGCACAAGCTCGACTGCAATAGACCGCATGACTTGTTGGGGCAACCCGGCCAGCGACAATCAGGCCACGCATCAAACGCCTCTCGCGTTGGCAATCCATCTGGACCACATTCAACCCACTCATGCTCCGGCTTAATCGTCACATTTCTCATTGCTTCCATCGCTCCACAACGGCAGCGTGTTTCTGGCCGACCAGCGCGCATGGTCATCACAGCCTCTCATTCGGATGCCGCATAATGCGAACCATGACCGGTTTGTTGCACACCGGGCAGACGCGCTGCTCTTTAGCCTCGCGGCGCTCAGGCAAATGGTCGAGGAAGCGTGCGAACACATGGCCGCACAGCGGGCATTCCCTAGTCGTAACCACGGAGTCCATCAGCTTCCTCGCACTTTGCGCGGCAATACATCGGCGATGGCCTGTATCTGCTGTGCGGTCAGCCCAAACAGGCTGAGATTGTAAGTATTGTCGAGCCGGGAGAAATCAAACCCACGCCCGCCGAAGAATCCTCGCGGGCCGAACCGTTTGCGGAGCGCAGCCTCTTCCTTATCAAGCCGCGCTTCGCGAACTGCAGCCTTGGCTTGTTGGCGAGCAAACGTGGCAATCTCCTTGTCGGTTGCTATGCCGACGATGTGGCTGTATGAATTTCCGATCTCGTAGCCATTCTGCCGGTAGTAACGAGATGTTGGTTCGCGGGCGAGAAAGATTTGGGTCTTAGTGATCCGCCCGATTTCGGCGTGACGCTTGAGTTGCACGCCTAATCTCTTAAACTCAATCCACACCTTATCGCCGGGTTTGATCGCCTCGAAGTTCATTTCTTAGCTGCTTTCGTTTTTGCCCAGCGCCGTCTCGCCGCGTCCCCGATGGCTTTGCGGCCTGCCGCGCTGAGACGATGGTGTTTCTTTGGTATATCTTGGCTGGAAGCCTGGCCGAGATATGCGCGGAGGCCGGTGGCCACGGTTTGAAGTTGGACGATCTTTCCTTCGACCGCCGCCAATGCTCCCGCTATCGAGCCGTGCTGTTTCATTCAGTGCTCCTTTTAGGATTTGGCTTTGAGGATTGATAATGCCGTGGTATAACGGACGATTCGCTCGGCGTTCTCCATTGGCAAGGTCTGTGGTCGCATGGGGTCGAGGTTGTCTTGGAGATCGGCGATCTTCACCAGTCTGGCAGCAGCGTTGGTCGCAAGGCGAGGCAAATAGCTTTGCAGATAACTCTCGTTCTCGCGCCGGGTGAGCGCGTCCACTGCGGCGGCGATGGTGTCGCCGAATTCGGACGCTATATCCTCGACGGTGATTGTGCTGTCTTCCACTACATCGTGCAGCAGGGCGATGGCGAATAACTCATCGTTGGCAACGCTCGGCTCACGGGCTATAACGCGCATGGCCACGCGCAGGACATGGAGGATGTAGGGACGGCCGGCTTTATCAGTTTGGTCGGCATGAGCGTGGACGGCCATCTCCAATGCTTGTTCGATCATGTTGTCTCTCTTGTGGCTTCGTGCTCCTGCTCCCAGCGTTGGGCGGTGTCGAGGTTTGTTTGTAGAGCATTGAGCAGGCTGGTAGCTTCCGCCTTGGTCATAATGATTGGGAGTCGCTGCCCGTGAATCGTCTCCCGGAATGTGAGGCAGATGATTGGAGCAGCTTCGCCGCGCTGCTCCGCGCTTACCGTGGCTCTGGCCTGGATGTACTGTTCGGTTCGGTTGCTGCGAAACTTAGACCACATTCTCATGCGGTTTCGGCCTCCCCGGTCCGGATAGATGACCTTATAGCGCATGTGGCCGTTGCGCACGATCTCGAATTTGCGCCCGTCGCTGAATCCTTTGCGCAGCGAACGATAGATCACCCCGGTCTTGATTCCGAGCTGGCGCGATGCCGCCAGCTTCGAGCCGGTATTGTCGATAGCGTCGAGGATCGCGGCGAGCATGATGTCACTCAGCAGTGCGGCGGGTTTCATATCTCACCTTCTTTGCCAGTTTGCGGACCTCGGCCTCCGTCAATGTAAACACCGCTTCTACTTTTTGGCCATAGATTCTGATGGAAGAAGGCCGGAACGAAACCGGGGGAGACGGTCGCGATGTGATGGAACCCCGGCAGTCGCGTGGGCTCAGATCCAAGCACCACGCGATCTCCGGCTTTGAGTTTCAGTCTCTCCATGGGTTTCCTCAGCGGCCTTTCTTAGGAGCCTTGGGAGCCGGAACGAGCTTACGGTAGGCCCGGAGTGAGGAGAGGAGCGACTTTTCTGCCTTGTCGGTTGCATCCTCGGTCCAGACTTCAATCGCCAGTGCCATCGTCTCGGCAGCAGCCAGCGCCACGTCGGTTGCCTGTTTCTTGGCGGCGGCAGGACCAGGTTCTTTGGGGCGCTTGACTTCCTTCTTCCCAGCCGCCTTCGCCTTGGCTGCGGCCTCGCGCAACTTCGTTGGAGCTTCACTGCGGCTTTTGCGGACTTCCTGAATCGCGGTCGCCGGGGAAACCTTGATGCCCTCGATGCCGTGCTTCACGATTTCCTTGACTTCGAGTGGAGCCTGGTGGAGTTCGACCGCATCCTTCGTGTAGCGTACCGCGGTCTTGAGATTGCGCTGTTCCTCGGGGCTGCGTGGCGCTGCCGGTTCATCGTCCTCGGCCTCGGTAGGACCAGGACCAGAGGTTGGCGGAGCGAAGCCCAGGTGTGGCGCGATGTGCGCGGCTACCTTTTCAATCGGCCAGCCAAAAGCCATGAGGCGCTGAGCCACGCCGCCGAGTTCCAGTTGGCTGAGCGGGAGCCCATTGTTCGCGATCAGGCTTTTGGCCAGTATCGCCTTCTCGTCGCCGGTGTAGCTGATCGCGGGAACGTATACCTTGACGCCTTCGTCCCATAACTGACGGCAAGCGAGGAGGCGGCACTCGCCGTCGATCAGAAAGAGTTTGTCGCCGTCGTTCTCGACGAAGATAGGCTCGTCGACGCCACGGGATGCGATGGATGTCTTGAGCCAAGCGATGTGTGCTTTGGCCTCAGGTGTGGTCGTGTCGCGCGGATTGAAGCTGGGTTTGATGGTGATCTTGCGGGGGTCGATTCCATACGCCTCCCACATCTTGCTGCCCTGTTCCCTCAGTCTCGCCATAATGATTATCTTCCTCTGTATTAAATAATACTACCTCACAATGATGTATGTCAATATCGGTTATTGCATTTTGGTTTAGATCGTGATCGAATACATCGAATATGGGAATCAAACTAGACAACAGCCGCTTGTCAATCTGGTCCGTGTAGATGTTAGATTTGACGACATGACCCGCGTGTCTATTTGGAGGATCGTGGAAGAGGGCGACCCCACCCCGGCGTGGACCGGGCATGTCCCGTATGAATGCCCCAACTGCGGCACGGAATCCCAACTGCCGATCAGTGGCCGGTTGCTGGCGCAGTTAGGCAGTGGCAGTTTTGTTTTCGGGAGAGGGCAGATGGGGATTCCAAAAACGATTGAATGTCGCTATTGCCGGAAACGGTATGGGAGAGGCGACTGATGGGATACGGGAAATTCTTTTCCTCGACCTTCACCGGCTCCATGTATGGGGCGAGCACGGATGTGTTCGCGGTGTGGGGATACATCATCGCCAACACGGTAGACTCCACTGTGGAGCTGAATCCGAAGTCCCTGGCCAACATTTTTTCGGCAACCGAGCAGCGGATGCAGATCGCTATCGATTACCTCTGCGAACCCGATCCGCGTAGCCGCATCTCCGACAATGAAGGTAGGCGGCTGATCCGTGAAGGCGAATATCAGTATCATGTCGTCACTCATCAGCACTACCGCGCTATCCGAAACGAGGATGACCGGCGCGAGTACAACCGCCTGAAAATGCAGGAGTCGAGGGCGCGCAGGAGTAAGAAAATAGATGAGATAACGAAAGATAAAGAGAAATCAGACAAGCCAAAAAAAAAAGCTGATCCTGTCCCGTCAAAGCCTGTTACCGATGATTGTCAATCACAGTCAATGACGGTGATTGACAATCAATCACAGTTACCAATGTCAATAGTGTGTGCCCAACCAGAAGCAGAGACAGAAGCATACACAGAAACACACGCACCGACCGGCCGGCCGGAACCGGTGAAACCTTATCAGTCAATCACTGTCATTGACGGTCAATCACTGTCAATCACTGTCATTGACGGTCAATCACTGTCAATCACTGTCATTGACATGGTGTTAGAAGCACTGGCTTCCCTCGATGGAACCCGGCAGGATGCACAACAAATCATGAAAGACTGTCGCGAAGCCAAACGGAAAGGCGGCGGGCAGGAGTTGGAGATAGAAGAAGTTCTGTACCTGGTGGAGAAATATGTCGCCCATGCCCGTGATCCGAAGCAAGGCATCCAGAAGCCGATGGGGTATGTGATCACCATGGTTCCCCGCGCCATCGGAGGACGAGGATATCTGTTCGCCAAGGAAGCGAATCGCCGCGCTCAAGAGCAGCGAGACATGCAGGGCGATCAGGAGCGGATCGAAGCCGATTGGCGGGATCGCAGCCCTATTGCCCAGGTGCTCGCCGATACGATCTGGCATGGCGTGTTGAATGAGTTGCGCAAAATTATAATTCGGCAATCGTTCGAAACTTGGATCAAGCCAACCCAAGCCTGCGATGTCCTTGATCAGATCCTCTACATCCGCGTTCCCTCCCCTGAATTCCGGCAAATCGGGGAAATGTTCAGCGAACAGATACAGGCCGTGGTCTCCGCTCTGCGTCCGCGCATCGAAAGCGTGCGCTTCGTTGTCACCGCTACGGAGGTCCCATGAAAATCCGGCCAATAATCTTTACCAATCATGTGCCGGAGATTCCGGCTGGCAGCAAGACGCAAACGCGGCGCGTGATCGTGCCGCAACCGCTCCATTGGAGCGATGTGAAGCGCGAGCCATATTCTCGCGATGACCAGCTGGGAATCTGGAGCCCACTGTCGGACAATTCAGAGAATCGTAAGTGCCGATATGGAGTCGTCGGTGACCGCCTGTGGGTCAAAGAAGCGTATCGCGGGCGGGCCTTCCAAGGCCAACCAATGAGGTATACCTATCGCGCCGACTTCCCTGCCGATAATCCCGCGCAACGCTGGGAGTGGTGGAATGCCATGTTCATGCCTCGCGAGGCCAGCCGGCTCGTGCTGGAAATTACCGAGCTTCGCGCCCAGCGCCTACAGGAGATCAGCGAAGAGGACGCCCGAGCAGAAGGTATTGTGGAACCGCAGCCAGCGCACGGTGCCTGGTGCGATCCGGCCAAGGGCCGCGAGGGTCACTGGAGTTATCGCAAGCCGTTCTGTGGATTGTGGGACTCGATCAACGCTAAGCGCGCCCCGAAAGGTGCATTCGCTTGGGACAACAATCCGTGGGTTTGGGCTATTACGTTCCGGCTGGTGCTGCAATGATGACCGCCGCAATGACGACCATCCCCGAGTTATTCCTGTCGCTGTGGGCCATCTATGATCATCCCTCAGACTACCCGGACAAGTACGTGATGCGGCGCTGGAATTTGTACCGAGGCGATGACACGTCCTATGCCACCGAGGAGATGGCGCTGGCGGATACACTGCATGGAATCCGCTGCAAGGTTCCACCTGGGCTCGCTTGCCTGCCGCGTTTCGTCGGTGACGATCCATCTATCGTGGAGGTCTGGATATGACGCCCGGCGAGGTTTGTCTCATCTTCGATACGACGGAGCTTAGTTCGGATATTGCGCGCATCCTGATTGGGGAGTTGTCACTCCCTATCGTTTCAGCCATTCGATTGAAATGCGGCGATTTTGAGTATGATGAAATCATTTATCTTGAGGATGAACATGAATGATCTTCCTCTTCCCACCAATTGTGAGTTATGTAAAACCGGCGAGCAGATTGGCGAGACACCGGCGACACACTCTCATGAGGCGTTGTTTCTCCTTGCCCGTTGCCATGCCAGCGCCGCGACCAAGGCCGTACTTGCTGGCGATGTTCTGACCATCCAATGCGCCCGATGTGGAAAGATCGTCGTGCGGCTCCGAGTGACCGGTATAGTGCCGAACAAATGAAAATCACCAAAGGCCAACGCGAGGCACTGCGAGGAATGTTCGGAGGCAAGTGCGCCTACTGCGGCTGCGAGCTGCCAGCAAATGGCTGGCACGCGGATCATGTCAAGCCGGTGCTCTATGGCTCGAAGTGGCGTAAAGCTAGCTATGACGGAACCCGCTATATTCCTTCGGGATTCGTGAACGATGGAACGGTACTGCGGCCGGAGAACGACACCATTGAGAATATGTTTCCCGCCTGCCGAGCGTGCAACATCAACAAGTCGGGGATGCCCCTGGAGATGTGGCGCGAGTTCTTGACCGAGGGACCCGTATCGTTGGCATCGTACAACGGGCGCTTCAGGCACATGCTGCGATTCGGAATCGTGACCGTGAACCCACAGCCGTTCACATTCTGGTTTGAGCGATATAACTGTGAAGCGCAGGATGGTCCGCGCAGTGTCTAGCCTGCGGAGTTTGCAAATACCTCATTCTCTTAGAGATCGCAAGTTACCTGCAGAACAGCCGTTGTTCAGATGGAAAAATGTGGAAATGAGTTGCTTGCATCCGGACGATTCTATGTATAGAGTAAACACGTCGAACCAATAGACTGAAATCGGCTAACACCATTTCCCGCAAGGGACGAAGTAGGCCGACCAGACCGCGATAGGGTCTCGCCAGAACAACAAGCATACTCAGGCTGCGCGTGTCGAGTGGAAATGCTGTGGGAAAGTCTGGCTATAAACTTACCAAAGTCAACTATTTAGATGGTCACGTTGCGCTGTGGAAATTTAGCGCGACCCAACCGACTTGCAGGAACATCACCGCCTGCGGCGATGATGCTTCCCGCTCCACAAAAGGCCCAGATTCACCAAAGTGGAGCTGCCGTGCCATTTCAGGTGCAAGTACAACTGCACGACAAAACTGTGTCGCGCTGGATTTCGCAGCAGGATGCAGACGCGCGGGTGGCCAGGGGCGAGGCCGTGCGCGTGTCGCGCAAAGCCCACCAGCCATTCAAGATCATCCGGCTTTGCAAGCCCGTGGAACCTTCCGATTCTCCCAACAGTCCAGCGTCGATCACCGAGGGTGAAATGCACATCAATGCGCGAGCGATTGAATGCTCCGAGGTTCATCTCGCGGAAGTCCAGGAAAAAGTGCTTGCGTTCGAGCCTCTGATGCTTGAGGTCGTGCTGGCGTGAAGACGCGCGATCGGTCCAGCGGACAGTTCGTGACCTGTAAAGGATGCGAGACGACGCTGGCGATTCCCACGGCTATCCTGGGCCGACCGATGCAAACCATTCTCTGGCTGGAGCGGCGCAGACGGGAGCACGCGGACTGCGCATCGTTCGCCACAGTGAAAGAGGCTCAAGCGGAGCGACGGTGGAAAATAGCAGTTCACTTTGCGCAGCGCCGGGCCGCTCGGCCCGGTGTCACACTGCCAGCGAAATCTCCAGTTGCTTGCCGAGTGCATTGAGGGCTGCAGCAAGCGATCCAATCTTCGTGTTGTGGCGAAGATCCAGGAGCCGCGTCACTTCCTGGGGAGTGACGCGCATCCGGCGCGAGAGTTCGGCTTGGCTCATGCGTTGAGCGGCCATCTCGCCGATCAGCAGCAGCTTAACCGCGAAGTCTGGCGAAACGGCGATCAGGCGGTGTGCCTTACATACGCGCTGGTGATGTTTGCGAGATGAACCATGGCCATGGCGAATTTTAGAGGGAACCGGCAGGGCTTTACCGTCGCGCACTAGAAAGTAGAGCGCCGATTCCAGAGCGTCTCGACCGTGGCGCATGGCGTCTTCGAAATCGTCTCCCTGAGAGTAGACGCCGGGAAAGTCGGGAAAGCTGACCATAAAGGTGTCGCCGTCCGGTTGTATTGTCGCTACGTAGCTCAACATGGTGTTCCTATCTGAGCCTGATCGCCAGGTCGCGTTCGATGGCCTTGAGAAGCCCGATGCCGATGTCCTTGCCGGAGTGCATAGGAAGGATGGATTGCCTGCCGTTCAGAAGCACATGGAGATGAGAGCCTTTGCCCCATTCGAATGTGGCTCCCTTCGCCGCCAGCATCCGTCTTAATTCTTTCGCTCTCATGATTAAAGTATAAGCAATTTTGCTGATGATTGCAACATAATTTAACATCTTTGGTTTCAAGTGTTTAATGGCGTTATGCATTGATTATAAAGGCGTTACATGGTAGCCGCGATAATCATTATGCCGAATCGCCGCGAAAAGGCTGGGAGGCGAGCCTGTGAGCGTTCACCATGCCAGAACCGGCCAAGCGTCCCGTGGGGCGACCGAGCAAGAAATTCAATCAGCGACATGCTGAGCACATTCTGGATTGCTGGTCCTGTAGCGCATTCTCGCTGGAGCGTGTGTTGGAGGAATTAAGACAAAAAGATGCCCGCTATCCAAGTCTTACCACCGTTTGGAGTTGGAAGCGTCGCTATCCAGAATTTGCGAAGGCTTACGCGCACGCGCGAATAGATCGCGCCGACTATATGGCGGATGGGGCGCTGGATGAGGCGCTGACCACGCGCAAAGGGATCTTCCGCAAGAGCAGCTTAAAGAGCGGCGTTAAGACCGATGAACTCCGCGAGGACGACAATGTTGCTCGCTCGCGATTGATTGCCGAAATGAAAATGCGCCGGGCCAGCCAGTTGAACCCGAAGGAATATCGGGAGCGGATGCCGGATGCTCACGATGAAGGTCCCAACGAACAACTCGAAGCCCTGCAACGGGCGCTGCTCGACGGGCCGGTTGACACGCCGGAAGATGATCCGGGCAAAGCGATCGAACCTGCGCCAGATGAGAAAGAGCCTGGGTCATGAGCGCGATCTTCAAACGCTTTGGCCGCAAGGCACAGCAGTTCATCACCAGGCATCCATCGAAAGACAAGAAATACACTCTGCTCGAAGGCAGCGTTCGCAGCTCGAAGACGTTCGCGGTCGATGCCAAGCTCATCGCCCATCTATGTCTTTACAAGGTGGAAGGAAAGCGGGTAATCTGCGGCGCTACCAAGCAAACCGTTTATAAAAACATTCTGCTCGATCTGTTCGGCGTGGTGGGCCGAAAGAACTACACCTACAATGCCGCCAACGGCGAGCTGTGGCTGTTCGGAACGCAATGGTTCGTGATCGGCGCAAAAGACGAAGCGAGCTACAAGCAAATCCTGGGCATGACCATCGGCATCGCGATCTGCGATGAATGGACCGAGTTCCCGCGCAGCTTCACCATGCAGCTTTTCCTTCGCATGTCGCCGGAAGGATCGAGGCTGTATGCCACCACCAATCCCGGGACGCCGCAGCACTATCTTTTTACTGAAGTCATTCACGGCGAGGGATTCAAAAACGACATTGAGGTCATTCACTTCACGCTGGCCGACAATCCCAATATTGTGCCCGATGAAAAACAGCGCATCATCGCTTCGCAGACCGGGGTCTATTATCAGCGGTACATCCTTGGGCTATGGGTCGTTGCCGAGGGCGCTATCTACAAGGATGCGTGGAACGACCGGCTGCTGTATAGCGAGCGGTCGAGGCCGGCCGGCTTGTATGGTGCGGGCGGGTTTGTCGATCATGTGATTGGCATCGACTATGGGACAACCAATCCATGCGTGTTCCTCGAAGCCATTGATGATGGGGAACGCGCCTGGCTGGACCGCGAATACTTTTGGGATTCGGTCAAGGAAATGAAGCAAAAGACCGATTCAGAGTATGCCGACGATCTCGAAACATTCATTGCCGGCTCGCGCATCACGGGCCGCACTAATCCGCGGCTCGTGATTGATCCGAGCGCGGCCAGCTTCAAGTTGGAGTTGATCAAGCGCGGGCTTTGGGTCGTCGATGCCGATAACGATGTGGAGAATGGGATCCGCCGCGTGGCCAGTCTCATGGCAATGAGGCGCTTGAGAGTGCACGAGGAATGCACCGAGTTCCGCCGCGAAGTCGGCATCTATGAGTGGGACAAAAAGAAAACGATGCTGGGCAAAGAGGAGCCGATCAAGGCTAACGATCACACCATGGACGACGTGCGCTATCTGCTCGCCGATCTGTTCCCGGACTGGCGCATGACTTCGGCGGTGGCGCTGGCCGCATAAAGAAGAGGCTTTTCTCAAATGGCGCGTTATCGCAACCAGCGGTTCTCAGATTTAGCTGACTTCGATCGCTGGCTAAGAGAGCGCGCGTCGATACGGATCGCCGCCGTATTCCCTTATCGAAACGAGATCGATGTTGTCTACGAGGTCGAATTCGTCGATCCCGTTGTAAAGTCGTTGGCACTTTTAACCGAGGGAGTTTCTATTCTCCGGTCGGTGCTGAGTTTCTTAAACAAAACCGACAACCGCATAGTGGGCGGTTCATTCCGCCAGATAGGAAATCCCATGCTCCCGATTCAGCCAGGCAATTCTCCGCAGTTTCAAGTCACCCCGACCTGGGCGACCCCTCCCGCCGATGGCGTGACCACCAAGCTGGCGCAAGCGTCTGTCACCAGCTCCGATCCCGTCAACTTTCCTGTCGCCTTGAATGGCGATGATCCGACCGGGCTCACGTTCACCGCTGCGATTCCGGCGACTGCTGTGCCCACGGGCGGAAATGAAGCGATCACCGTGACCTGGTCCTATGAGAATGCGGACGGCACCACGGCCACGGTCACCGGCACCGTAACCGAGATTGGCATTGTGGACGATGTGACAGGCGGCACGTTCGCGCAGACGGTCTAGCGGCTTCCCACCACCAGAGGGTAGCAACCCTGAGTCTGCCGTGCGGGTGAAAGGCCCGCGCAATAATCATTATTCTTCTGAGGCTTATCTCGACCGGAGCCTGATCACAAAAGAGAGTGAGCCGATGCCGAGACGCCGCGCAGCCAAGACGACGAAAAAACCCGGCGCGGTCACAGAGTTTCCCAATGCGAACGAAGGGACGCTTCCGGAGATGGGACCGGTCGTAGGCGATTCCTACTCGAATCCCGCAGCGCGATTGGGTGTGGGCACGCCAAATCTTGCCGAGGCCGGTTACTATCCGCTCATTCGCCTCACTGAAGATTATCCGCTGATCCTGAGCCTCTATCGCAGCTCCTGGATTATCCGGCGCATCGTCGAGGCTGTGCCCGATGACATGCTGAAGTCGTTCCCGGCGCTGAATACCGAGATCAAGCCCGATCTCATCAAGCGGTTTGAAAAGATCGTGCGCAAGACGGGAACACTCAAGAAAATCCGGCAAGCCGCCAAGTGGGGCCGCTTGTTTGGCGGCGCGGGAGCCGTGATCGTGATCGCCGGGCACCACGATCTAGCGGAGCCGCTCGACCTGGAGCAGGTGGAGCCCGGCTCATACAAGGGCTTGATCACGCTCGACCGCTGGAGCGGCATCATTCCGGGCCCGACGTTGAACGACGATATCGAGGACACGGTAAACTTCGGCCTGCCTGCCAACTACAACTGCATCATGGATGCCGGTAGCACCGAAATCCACCATAGCCGCATTTTGCGCTTCATTGGACGCGATCTGCCGCAATGGGAAAAACAAGTGGAATTGTATTGGGGAGAGTCCGAAGTCGAGGTCGTCTTCGACGAACTAAAAAAGCGCGACTACTCTTCTTGGAACATCGTGTCCCTGCTCACCCGAGCGCAGGTGATGTCGATTGAGGAGCCGCAACTTGCCGCGCTGATGTCGGGCATTACCGGAGGCCCGCAGGCGCATCAGAACTTCGTTACCCGCATGGAGGCGATGAGCCAACTGCTCAACAGCCAAGGGCTCATGGTGCTGGGCAAGGATGGCAAGCTAAACCAGAACACCTATAGCTTTGGCGGTATCTCCGATGTCTACCACGAATTCATGAAGGACTTGGCCGCGGCGTGCGGGATTCCCTATGAGATTCTATTCGGGCGGGAGTCGGGATTGGGATCCAATGGCGAGGGTGGGCTGCAAATCTATTACGACATGCTGGAGCAAAAACGCACCAGCGACATAGACCCGGTGATCGATCAGCTCCTGCCAATCATTGCCATGAGCGCGTTCGGCGAAGTGCCCGACGATCTCGATCATCATTGGCAACCCGTTCGCACCATGACAGAAAAGGAACGCGCCGAGTTGGCCAAGTCTACGGCCGATTCCATTGCCGTGTACTTCAATGCCGACCTGATGACCAAGCGCGAAGCCCGCATGGAAATTCAGCAGTCTTCGGTCGCAACAGGGATCGGCAGCAACTTGACGGATGAGGCCGTCGCAGCTACACCAGACAAATATGCGAGCGAACTTGGCATGGGCGAAATGCAAGGCGAACAAGGGGAGCAAGGGGAGCAGCCGGGGGAGAATGACGGCGAGGGAACCCCGGACCAAGATCAGCATCTCGAAGCCGGCCCGCAGCGCCCAAATCTCGGAGCGGGCAAAGTTGAAAACCCATTCAGCCGCGAAGAGAGCAAAGACGACAATCCATTCAGCCGCGCGAACATGAAGGAACCGAAGGCGAGGCAACATGAAATGCCTGTTCGCTAACTCGCTCGATGTGATGCTGGATGGCTGGAGCGAGAGCGCGCATCCGCGCGTATCTAAAGGCAAAGGTGGCGGTCAGTTTACGTCCAAAGGTGGGAGCGGCTCTGCTCAAGCTGGTGCGGGATCGACCTCCCCCGCCGCTGCAAAGGCAGTTGCTGCTCCCGCAATTCCGCCAGAGATTCACGCGCATGTTGCCGACTATCAGCGATTGTTTCCTAAGACGTGGAAGCGGTTCAATGACTCCATGAGTTCGCTGGGGTCTGTCACGGGTCGCGTGAAGGCTGCAGATTCGCTGCAAGACAAGCTGGAGGGCCGCTACAAAGACAATGGCTGGGGTCTGGAGCACATCACCGACACTATCGGGATGCGCTGCACATCGGAAACGCTCGCAGGCGTATATGAGGGAGTCGCCGCCGTTCAGAAGCAATTCAAGGTGACTACCAATGAAAAAGGCGAGCCCGATGTAGACGACAAAATGATCAAGCCGCAAGGTTTCTACCGAGCGGTGCATATCATCGTCGATAGTCTGGACAAAACCGGCGTCAAGCGAGCCGAGATCCAGGTACGGACGATCCGCCAGTCCAACGTCGCCGATTGGGGACACGACATCGCGTACAAAGGCAAGTTCGCCAAGCACGCCGAAGTGCGGGCCTATGCCAACGCTGTCGGCGACGCGAATTGGGAGTTGGACAACGGACGCGAAGCAAAAATGCCGGAGCCGCCCGAGATTCTGAAAAAGCATGGGCTGGAGTTCGATCCGGCGAAGACCTACTATTCGCATTGGCTGGCGAAAGAGAAGCCGGAGTTTCTGTGATGGCCGACAAGTGGGATCGAAGCAACAAAGCGCCAAAATCGCTATTCCGCGTGATCGGCGAAGACTCGTTCGAGATGCCGCCAGCAAACTATTGGGTAGGCGATTATAAGACCTACGAAGAGGCGCGCGCTACTGCTCGGAGCTGCGCCAAGCCCTTGAATCCGATGTGCGTTTACGACGACCTTGGGAAGCTGAAGTTCTTGATCGCATGACGCCGCATGGTAATTTCATCGATGCTCATCTGGTCGCGAATCTGAAATCCGTGCTGATTTGCCGCCGCTGCCTGGCGCTGATCTTTCCTGCCCACGCTCAAGCGCATAACGCATGGCACGAGCGGCTGCGCCGCGCTGTGGATGAGACGGAGATGTTGGAATCCAATGAAGCCGACAGTCTTTGCCAATAGTCTTGATTACTGGTCGGCTTCGCAATGGGCGCTCGATGCGGGAGTGAATGAGACGCGGACGCTGCACGGGCTCACAATCATTATTGAGAATCCGCAGTATTCCATGCGCGAAGGCTGGGGTTGGATGTCCGCGGCTCCGGCAGATTACGGCTATATAGCCGGCACGGTGGGAGCTGATGGCGATGAGGTTGATTGTTACGTCGGGCCAAACCCGCGCAGCCAAAACGTTTTCATTGTGGATCAAAACCGTCGAGGCGGCGCGGAGTTCGATGAACACAAAGTCATGCTCAATTATGATTCTGCGGCGGACGCCAAGCGGGATTATCTCGATGGCCATACCGAGGGAGCTGATATCTTTCGTTCCCTCACGCCAGTCTCGCTCCGGATGCTCAAGCTCTGGTTGCGACGCGGCGATATGACTAAGCCCTATAGCGAGGCGTGACCATGCGAGCGATCTTCGCCAACTCCTTGGACGTGATGCTCGATGGTTTTGAAGAATCGGAACATCCGCGAGCGGGCGAAGGTCCGGAGGGCGGACAGTTTGTCGCCAAGGGCGGCTCGGCTCCGGCTGCAAAACATCGCGTGCATAACAAGTATGGCGAAGTGGGAGAGAAGTTCACCGCCACGATGGGCGCGAAACACCTGAAACCGGGCGATGTCTTAGCGGAGAATGAGCAAGGGCGGGCGCTGAAGGTTCTCAGCCTTGGACCAAAGACCTCCACGGGCGGGCAGTGGTACAACTTCGAAGTCGTTAATGCGGAAGCCGAACAGACCGGAGGCAAAGGATCGAAGTCGGCCCACCTGGTCGCTGCGCCAGCGGATCGCGAACAGTGGCCGGAGCACATCAAGAAGCTGGTGGTTCCGCCTGCATGGACCGGCGTTAAGATTGCGCAGAATCCCGATGCCGATTTGCTGGTGATCGGAAAAGACAAAGCCGGTCGCGATCAATATGTCTACTCGGAAAAGTTCTCGAAGTCGCAAGCGGCTTTGAAGTTCGCCCGCATGGAGGGACTGCGCAAGGATCGGCCACTCATCGAGGGCCAGCTCGCAGAGCTTCGCAAGAGCACTGAGCCAGGCAAACGCGATCATGCCGACTGCGCCATCCTGGTTATGAAAATGGGCGTTCGCCCCGGCAGCGATACCGATACGAAGGCGAAAGTCAAAGCCTATGGAGCCACGACGCTTGAAGGCAAGCATGTCGTAGACGAAGGCGGAGCGGTGTTCTTGCGTTTCGTAGCCAAGAAAGGCATCTCGCTGAATTTGCCGGTCGAGGATAAGGCGCTGGCGGCGACGCTCACCAAGCGAGCGAAGAAAGCGGGCCCCGATGGGCGCATCTTCGGCGACGTTCGCGATGGCTCATTGCTCGACTTCGTGCATGGCCTGGATCACGGCGGCTATAAGACGAAAGACTTTCGCACGGCGCTGGCGAATGACTTGGCGGCTCAAGCGATCAAAGGAGTCGCGAGGCCGGTAGACGCGAAGACATACAAGAAAGCGGTTCGTGAAGTGGCGCTCAAAGTATCGAGCAGGCTTGGCAATACGCCAACGGTTGCGCTCCAGTCCTACATCCATCCCGCTCTCTTCGCGCCGTGGCAGGGCGCAATGGCCGTAGTTCAGAAAAAGGGTGAGGCTCCGAAAGCCTCATCAGGTAAACCGGTAGAGAAGCTGTCCAGCAAGTCGCCGACTCCGGCCGCAGCCGGCCTGAATGCCGCGCAAAAAGCCTGGGCGACACGGCGAGCCGCGCGGGAGGCACAGAATGCCGCAGCCTGATTCCCTTCCCGATATTCACTTTGGCAGCGCCGAGGCAGCATCGCTTGATTGGCGCAAATACAAGGATGATTCTCCCGATGACGATGAAGAGTTGGAGCACACGCCGCCGAGTATCGTCGCCATGCTCGGATTCGATCCCCGTGAGGCCGAAGACGGATGATCGCGAGGTCCACATGTCTGTCGAGATTGATGCCAACACCATCACCATCAATGGGAAGCATCTGGCGGTGAATGTGTTTTATGCCATCATGGACACCAGCTCAAGGCAACGCACCTTGTGGCAGTTCATCGAAAAGGATGGCGAGATTCAAGCTGTCGCTTATAGCGAGCGGCAAGTGATCTGGATCGATCATGGAGTCAATGAAGACTGATGGCCGAGCCGTTTCATCCGCTGCGGCGCATCGAGATCGCATATCGCAAAGCTATCTTCGATGCACTGCGCCAAATGGTCGAGATCAGGATCGAGGACGGGAGCGAAGGCCAGTGGCTCGCGGATCTGATCGGGCTCGCGCACAGTAAAGAGCTGGCGCAGATCGGCGCAGCTATCGCGGCGCGGATGGTGCGCTGGGTCAATGTCGAGAATGCCAAGAGCTGGCGATATGCATCGCGACAGTCGCAACGGTCGCAGATGCTTTACCGGCTACTCCAAGAGGAAATGTCGGGCACGGTCGGAACCCGCGTACAGCAAATCGTCCGCGAGAATGCCACACTGATCTCTTCGATTCCCTATACGGTCGCCGGAGAGCTGACCAACGAGATCATGGCGGCACAGCAGACCGGCGCAAGGCACGAAGTGATCGCGCGCATGATGCGCAACCGCTTTCCAATTCTGGCCCGTCATCGCGTGGCGCTGATCGCCCGCACGGAGACAAGTAAGGCAAGCACGGCACTGACGCGGGCCAGGTCGGAGGACCTGGGACTAAGTTGGTTCGTGTGGAAGACCTCGCATGATGTCCGCGTGCGGCCCGCGCACGAGCACATGGAAGATGTAGTGTGTTCGTGGAACGATTTGCCGTCGCCCGAGGCATTGGTTCACATTCGCAGCAAGCTGGGGAAATACGCACCAGGAGACGCTCCAAATTGCCGCTGTTATCCGGCTCCGGTGTTGTCGCTAGAAGACTTGTATCGCAATGGAAGTGAACGGCGGAAAGTCTACGCCAACGGAAACATTCAACGCATGACCCGCGCGCAGTTTGCGCGGCTGTCAGGAATCGAAGCGCGGGTCGCCGCATAGGAGATGTCGTATGAAACGTTCGACGATAATCGTTAGTTTCGCAGCTCTGGTCTGCGTTCTTGGAATGTCCGGGTTCGCGTATTTTGGGGGACAGGCCGGGAGCGTTGCCTCCAATCCAGCACCGACCGCAAACGTGATCGCCAAGTACACCACCGCGCAGCAAGGTGTTCCGATCCTCACTCCGTCGCTATTGTCCGACAATGGAACCACGCTGTCCTACAACGGCACCCCGGTCGCGGGCGGCACCGCATATGCCAACATCTATAGCGCGGGCGGAGGCACTGCTCAGGCACAGACCATGACTCCCTCTCCTGCGCTGCCGGCTTTGCTGTCTGGCATCGGCGTGATTTGGGCACCGACCGCGGCCAACACCGCTGCTGCTCCAACCTTGGCGATCAGCGGCCTGACGGCGAAGCCCATTACCAAATGCGGGACGGCGGCGCTGGTCGCAAACGACATTGTGACAACTGCGCTGGCTGTCGGTTATTACGATGGAACGGAATTCCAACTGTTGAATCCGCAGGCTTCCGGCTGTCCTCGCTCTGCCTATGCCACCACTACGAATTGCACCAGTTCGGCGTCTCCGGCAGTCTGCGCCGCTGCCGCCGCTGGGTCAGTCGTCGTCGCCGCTGCCGATACTACAATTGTCGTGGATACCACAGCGGTTACGGCTAACAGCCAAATTATCGTGCAAGAGGATGCCAGCCTAGGTGCCAGGCTGAGTGTGACCTGTAACGCGACAGCAGCCACCGCGCCGCCCGTTGTAACCGCGCGAACCGCCGCAACGAGCTTCACCATCACGACCACCGTGCCCATCGCGAATCCGCGCTGCCTCAGTTATTTCATCGTCAACTAAAATGCGATTCCGCTTTGTGTTCGCCTGGTACGACTTTTGGATGGGAGCTTACTTCGATATCGCCAGGCGAAAGCTCTATATTTTGCCGATTCCATGCGTCGGAATCGTAATCGAATGGACAAAGCCATGCCGCTAACGAATAAGGGCGAATCGATCTTGCATTCGATGGAAGCCAGCTATCCATCCGAAGAGAAAGCCGAACAGGTGTTCTATGCCAGCCGCAATGCTGGCACGATAACCGGCGTGGATACCGCGCCAGAAGGAGTTACCGCCATGGAAGGTCATCGCATCGACGATCTTGGCAAGTCCACATTACACGCCGCCGACAGCGAGGGTCTTCGTGTCAAAAACCTGGGCGAGTCGGTTCTTCATGCTGACCAGCATGGTGCGGTCGATGCAGCCTTTCAGAGTCCGGGCGGCAACTCCGGGGCGCTGATCTCGCCCGCGCCGGGTTTGGGCATGTCAGCTTATCAAAGCCCCAAGGTTCCGGACGGCAACTAGAGACGACTGACTCGCTATGCCGTAGACGCCGATCGGGGCGGCGGATGACCGCGCTGGTACGCGGCTGCGCGGCGTAACCCAGGAGATGGCGGGGCGAGAGATGACTGCAATTAGACATGAGGATGGAGACGAGTGCCCACTTGATCTCGGCAGAAGGTTTGATGAATTACTCAGCGATCTAGCTGAGAAGCATAGGCAAAACCGTAACGACATCCACCAGCTCCGGAATGAGCAGCAGAAACTGGCGCTAAAGCACTCAGATTTGGAGGGCATTCTGGCTCCAATCACTGGTAAGGATGGAAAGAAGGGTGTTTTGGACACTCTCATAGCAGCCGTGGATAGCTTGAGAAACACGGTGGAGTCACTGAACCTGTCGCGAGCCGAACAGGCTGGCATTGACAAGCAGGAGCAGAAGACCACGAAACGTGACCGCTTCTTGATTGGTAGCGGGCTGGCGCTGATCGTGGCGCTGATTCCCTTCCTTGTGGTTCTTATCCAGCGACTATTTCCGGCCGGCAAGTAAACCATTCCCGAAGGAGACTTGATTTATGGAGCACATCAATCCAGGCACTTCCGCATTCACGTCTCCCGAGATCGCGCCGTATCGCGCGACCGCTGCGGAGCCCTTTCGCCAAGAACAGGCGCAGGATGCTTTTCATTCCGCCTACGATGGAGCGCCGATCCCGGTCAGCTCTCACATGCCCATCTTTCGTACCGCGGCCATGGTGGACGACTTCAACGAGTCGATGACGGATGGAACCAGTGAGGGCGCAAAGAAGGCGTGGGAGTCGCGCGAGCGCGGCGCAACCGAACCGGTGACTGTCGCAAAGGGAACCGCGCCAGCACCGGGAACGAAGATTCGACCTCCGAGCGATACGGAAAGAGCGGAGGCGCGGGCGGAGTTCCCAGAGGCCGCAGCCAAAGCCGATACGAAGCTCTCCGCGCACAAGTGGCCTACCGAAGAAGAAGAGACGGCCAAGCACGCGGAGTATCTCGATCCCAAGCCTGATCCAGACGATCCCGATCAGGAACACGCGGCGGCACACGCTGCATTCCTCAAGAAACAACGCGGCGAGGGACATAAGGAATACGCGGCGCAGGATGCGCTGCATCGCGGCAAAGAATAATCATTATTACCTCAACCTTTGGAGCGGAGCACCCCGATGGTCCCCATCAACGGCGGCGGCTCTGCGTTCGAAGATGGCAGGCCGCATAGCGAACCTCTGGCAACCGATTCTGTGAGCGAGCGCCTGGGCCTGCGTCGCTCCGTATTGTCCATGCAGGCGGAACTAGCCGCACTATCGCCCGACGATCCCGAATTGGAAAGCAAGCGCCGAGCGCTGCAACAGGCATACACCGTGCTGGGGTTTGCCGAGATGGGAGAGTAAACCATGCCGATCCATGGAGGCAGTTCCGCATATGACTCATCCACGATTCCAGGTGGCGAATCGCCGTATTCGATGTCCATTCCGGAGATGCAGCAAGATGGCACCAGTGAAGGTGCGATGAAAGCGTGGGAGCACCGGCAACGAGAGGAACGGCCAACCCTCATGGGCGGTAGACCGATATCGCGAGAGCTGGCCGCGCAGCGCGAGATCGAAGAGGCGAACAGCAAGAGTCACCAGGCCAACGTGGCCCAGAAATGTGCTCGTAGGGTTTAGCGTTAGCGGTTATTAAAAAAAGGTTGGTGAGATATGCCGAAATACTATTCGCTACTCCTCACCACGCATATCTCGAAGACGCCGGAAGGTTATCTCATTTGCCGCGACGTTCCGATTTGCAGGAGCGGTTTTCAGTTATATCGCGGCAAAGAGCTGGTCAGGTTCCCCGGCTATCAGGCAAGTTGGGGCCTCGATCCGGAAACCATGTACAAGGTCCTCCGGCCGAAAGAAGAGGTCCTGCACCCGGACACGATTGCAAGTTTCAACGGCAAAACGGTCGTCAACGAACATCCCGAAAAGGATGTTGTCTATATCGACAACGAAGGTGAACTGAATTGCGGTCACGCCCAGGATATCAAGCGTGGCGAAGACCTACCGCCTACCGAAGAGTTGCCCGAAGGCGCAGTGACGCTCGCTGCTGACTTGCATATCAAAGATCCGGAGTTGGTCGAAAAGATTTATCCCAAGGATGATCCGGCCAGCGGCGTACGCGACATCAGTTGCGGGTATTCCCTCAAGCTCAAGCGTTTGGCAGACGGAACGCTTGTCATGTATTGCATTCGCGGCAATCACATTGCCGTTGTAGAGAAAGGCAGAGCCGGAGAAATGATTGCGATTCAGGATTCGGTTCCCATCGAAACGATGGAAATCCTGGTTGCGATCGGAGATGCGGCACCGCCCGAAATCAAGGAAAAGAGGACACCGATCATGAGTATTAGAGAGTTGATTTTCGGGCGCGGAGTCAAAGCAATCATGCCAGATGCCAGCCCGGATGAAGTGGCTTCCATGATGAAGGAAATGGAAGAGCCGGACAAGCGCGATGGAAAGCCAAAGCCTGCGAAGGACTCCATGGAAAAGCAGGACGAACTCGCCGCCGAACACCCTCATCGTGTCGCCGCGCACGCTGCGCTTGACCGCTGTCTGGACGCGCGCGGAGCCGACGATCATATGGGCAAGGATGCATTTGGGAAGCCTGCCCATCTTGACTCCCTGCAACGGGAATTGGCGAAGTTCATTGAGAAAGAAGAGGGTGCCTCTGCCGCTGCGGAGACCGCGAAGGCGGAGCCTGCCAAGGCCGAGCCCGAGCCGGAGCCCAAGGCCGAGCCGGAAGTGGATGCCGGACCTGCGCCGGAGATCGAGGAGTTGAAAGAGGAAGAACCTCCCAAGGAAGAAGAAGTCGAGCCGGAACGCGAGCCCGAAGGCGATGCGGACGCGGACGCGGAGCCAAGCGATCCGGAAGATGAAGAAGAGAAGCCCGCCACCGACGCCGAAGAGGTCAAGGAGCAAGGCGAGAGCGTGCTCAAGCAGGCCAACGATTCGGTACGTAACTATCTCCGAGCAACCAAGCCTCTGGTCGCCAGTATCGTTGCCAAGCCCAGGTCGAAGTGGACAGTGCCGGAAGCGACCATGGTGGACAGCTACAACAAAGCCGTCCGCAATGTCAACGAGGCTGGCCCTGCATACCGCGTGTTGGCCAAGCCGAAGGTCCCTTCCAGGATTCCACCACTGGCTAAGGATGCCGAGGCAGCGGCGGCTGCAAACAAGCTCGAAGAGGACAAGATCGCAGCATTCTACGAAGGCGTGCCGTGGGCGAAGGGCAAAGCAGTTCACGACGCCTATCTCAAAACGAAGGGAAGTAAATAACCATGCCCGCAACAGTTATCCCCGTAAAGGGGCTCTACCTTGGCTTCGTAGGGAACGTCAGTAACGAGGGCTATTCCCTTCGTAAGCCGCGCCTGGTCCAAGCCGCCGATCCGAATCCTATCGCATTCGGCGAAACTTTGGTCCTGAACACCAACAACACCTACTCCAGCGTCAAGAGCTTCGTGGCCGGCGCTGGCATCGTCACAGCGGCTCTGGCCATGGGCATCGCAACCTCGAATGTGAATATCAATCCGACCTATGCCTCTGGCGGTTCCGGAAATGTGGCGACGGTCGGCGGCCAATTCGTTCAGGGTGCGATCTGTGACGCGCTGGTGCAAGGGACGCTCAACGTCTATTGCGCCAATGGCACGCCGACTGCTGGCGGCGCGGTATATTGCCGCGTGGCACTGAATGGTGCCATCCCCAATGGCGTCGTCGGCGGTCTGGAAGCCGTAGCCGATGGCGGCAATACGGTCCTGCTCACCAACTTCAAGTGGAGCACGGGCTATCTCGAAACCGATGGAAGCAGCCAGCTCACCATCCTCACCAGGACCATCGCCTAATCGCAGGCAATCAGTGGCCGCACTTCCCTGAAAGGGCTCCTTCGGGAGCCTTTTCTATTTGGAACCCGCAGCTACACAAAGGAGAAACAAAGCAATGACTCCCAAAGAGTATCAGCAGTCTCTTGCTGCCCTGCGAAGTGGTCAAGTGCTGTCGGATGCCGCGCAAGCGGCCACCGGCCAGACATTCTTGATGGCAGAGTTGAGCAAGCTCGATCCGGTGGTGCGTTTGCCATTGGAGAACTTCACCTATCTGCGGGATATTCCGCTCGACAAGGGCGGCGGCTGGGTGATGAATCACATCGCACACAACGTTGACTTCCGCGGCCCACGCGATGCCGGGGCCGGATCGCAGACCAACGATTCGCGCGTGATCGAATACAACGTCAACCAGGATACCTGGCCGGTGTACCCCTACCAGGTGCGTGTCCGCATTCCCATCGTGGAATCGCTGCGGATGGCACAGGTAGGGCGTTCGCCGCAGGATCTGCTCGACAAGGGCGTGCGTGTCGATTATTCAAAGACGCTCGACACTCGTACTTATCAAGGCTTCCAAGGCGGCGTCAATGGTGGAACGAGCTATTATGGCCTGATCGGAAATCCGGCCGTCACCAATACCGCGCTGCCGGCGACGGGCACGGGCGGAACCCTGACGTGGAGCACCAAGACCGCTGTGGCGATCTTGGGCGACTTCAATTTCATGGCTCTCACCATCTGGAATGCATCGGGAAATGCGCCGGGCGCGATGCCCACGCGATTCCTGGTGCCGCCCACGCAATGGGTCCTGCTCACGCAGCCCATGGCTGTGGTGGGCGGGCCTTCCGGATATGCGTCGATCCTTGACTACATCCAGAAGAATTATCTCGGCGCGGCCTTCGGCATCGTGCCGGAGATTTATCCGCTTCCGGAGTGGCTCGAAGGCGCGGGGCCCGGTCCGACACAGCTCATCATGGCCTACAAGTACGACAAGGACTGCCTGTCGCTGGGCATTCCGCAGGAGATCACGCGTTTTGGCGCTCCGCCATCCATCGTGTCGGGCTGTTTCGAGTTCCTCTATTTGGCCAACATTGGAGTCGTCAAGGTCAACCGGCCTCAGACGGTCGGCGGCTTCTACGGCTGCTGAACGCTGAACATAACCCGGCTACGCATACCAGATGGGCCGGACTCCGGCCCATCGAAAGGAAAATGTCCATGCACATTTTGTCTCACCGCAATATCAATCTGCATTCCGCCTCGACCGATGGCGGCTTGATCCATATCGCCCAAGGAACGTCGAAAAGCGTGCCCGACGATGTGGCTGATCATCCCGGCTTCGCCATGCTGCTCAAGGCCGGTCATATCGTCAAGATCGCGCCTGCGGAACCCGCAGCAGAATCCGACGCGGACAAGACGCCGAAAAGGCCCACAGGGAAAGAGAGCAAATAGATCATGTGGCCAGACATCAACGGCTTCTATGCGATGCTGTATGGAGCCGGAGGGATTGACCTCAGCGCATTGACCTGCTGGCAATTCGGTAATGCCACAGGTGTAGTATTTTCTGGCAATCCCCCTTATACCGCAACGGACTTCTTAGGCTTCTATCCGAAATTCTTCGGGCCTCCGACTTCGGTATCTGGTCTTACCATCACACAAGGATCGGCGGTGGTCAGCGGCTTCGCCAGCATCACCGGCCTAGCCGTGGGACAGCTTGTGGTGAATCCGAATTCGATTCCCAAGGACTCCCTCATCCTGTCGATTGACAGCGCGCACAACGCTGTGACGCTGACCAATGAGGCGACCAATGATGGCACCATCCTGACTATCTACGAAGCGCCGCCGATGCCGCTCGTGGTGCTTCTCTGGTATGTGTATCTGGCTCAGGCGAACATCAGCTCGCGGTGGTTCGTGAATGTCTGGCCTATGGCCATTGCCTATTTCATCGCGCATTTCTGCACGCTCTGGATGCGTTCGGAAACAGGGCCGAATACAACACCTTCGCAGATCGTTACATCAGGACTAGAGAAAGGAATGCTGGTCGGAAAATCTGCCGGCGACGTAAGCGCCAGCGTTCAATTTCTTGAAGGCTATGACGAGTGGGGAAGCCTCAGGGAGACGTCATATGGTCAGCAGCTAGCCACTCTAGCGCGGTCGATCAATTGTGGCCCCATTTGGGTCAGATGAGTGAAAGAATGAACCATGATCGGCCTCATTTATCGCATTCTATTGCCAGCCACCGGCAAATCGTATATCGGCCAAACGCAACGAGAAGTGCAAATTAGATTTGAAGAGCATTGCCGCGATGGTAGATGCCCGATCAATCGAGCGTTGAAGAAATATGGGCGCGATGCGGCAACAGTGACGATTTTAGACACGGCGGAGTCCGTCGATGAACTGAATGCAAAAGAGATGTTATGGATCGGCCACTTCGATTCAGTGAAGCCCCACGGCTATAACTTGACCGCTGGTGGGGAAGGAAACAAAAAGGCTTCCGATGAGACTAGAAGAAAGATGTCGGATGCGGCAAAGATTAGAAACGCCCGCCCGGAAATAAAGGCGCAACAATCTAAAGCGATGAGCGCGCGCATGGAAGGAAATCAGTTGCGTCGTGGTATGACCCTGACCGAGCAACACAGAATGGCCATATCTAAATGGGCTAGAGCGCGTCCTCCTTGTCTCTTGAGGCTAAGCAGAGAATCTCAAGAGCAAGACGAGGAAAGGCGCGGCCAGATTTGGCGGCGTTGAACAAGTCGCGCACCGGAATCGCGCTGACTCCTGAACACCGAAGCAAGCTATTACGCAAAGGTACATTCGAAAGTGAGTCGGATGATGGTGAGCGCAGAGTGGATGATCGGCGTCGAAAGCACGATAAGTGGGAGTCGCCACATGGTCGATTGGGCATTGTTTTCGAACCAAGCTGAGGCCACTGCTCAGGCTCAGGCGGCGAGTGGGCCAAATAATAATTATGTTGTCGAACCGGTAACCGTGATAACTTACACTCCGCTGGAGAATAGCTGATGGGACGGGATGATGCATTCCGATCTGAGGCAGCAAGCGCCATGGCCATCTGCGTTAGAAGGTCTGGTCAAGCGGCTGCGCTACAAAGATGGCTGGTGCTTCACGCTGGACACCATCGACCGTGGACAAGGCAGCGTGGGCGTGACCTTGGTGATCAACATCCGCGTGCCCGATAGTTATGAGAGCGGGCATAAGATCTGCGTGAACCACTATATGATCGTGCCCGCCGCCGCTTACGATCAGCGATCATGGACGCGCTGGCTGATTGACCAGATACTGCTCGTCGAACAGCATGAAGCCTGCGAGTTCTTTTTGATCGGCGACGAACGGCCCTTTGCGCCAAATCATGGCCCAGGCCGTGATCCTTATACCATCATGGATCAGGGATTGCAGGTGGATGCGGAAACTACATTTCGCGGCGAACTATTCGGAAAAAGCGCCGTCAAGGATTGAGATGCGTCATCGATTCGATGAGGACGAACCCGATCCACGCTGGAATCAGCGCGACATCGCAGCGTGGCTGTTGAAGCATGGGAGCACCGATGGGATTCACGGCCAGCTTCGAACGGATAAGCCAAAGCCAGATTCTCAAGCAACGGCTCAACATGCTGGCCGCGAAAGCAGTGTATGTGGGGATTCCAGCATCGTCGGCCAATGATCGCAGCAAGAAGCTGCTGTCGATGGCCGGAACGTTGACCGGCAAGAGCACGACCAGCCGCAAACGGAAAGGCATTCTCGAACGCGCTGCAGACCGCAAGATCACCAATGCTGAGTTGCTCTTTATTTTCAGCAAAGGATCGCCGATCCGCAATCAGCCACCGCGCCCGGTTCTGGAGCCTGCCATCGAAGCCGATGGCAACCGCCAGGCTATCGCGGCGGAGCTGGCGGCGGCGACCAAAGCTACGATGGATGGGGAGACGGGAGAAGCTACCCGGAGGCTCAAGCGGGCCGGTGTTGTGGGTGCGAATGCGGCGCGCGGATGGTTTACCGATGTCCGCAACGGTTGGGCGCAGAATGCTCCCTCCACCATTCGCGCAAAGCTGGAGAAGATGCGTAGCGGCAAGAAACAAAATCAGGCGTTCGCCATCCTCGACGCGGCGCAGACCGGCGCGAGGATGCCGCAGGTGGGACAGAATCCGCTTCTCGATTCGATCAATACGCCGGGCGTCGATACGGGCGCAATGCGAGCGGCCATTACCTGGGTCCTAAAAAATGACACCACCACAACAAACAGTGAACCCGCTCCTAAAAAAACCACCGGCCCGAGCAATACCGGGGGAATGGACACCGGGGCCGCGCCTACTGCCCAAGCGGGGGCTAACGAGATTCTTGGAGAGGCTGTCGAGGGCATTGAAGCGGCTGGCGAGGGTTTAGCCGAAGGCGGCGCAATGTTGCTCTAACCGGGGAGTCTGCGGATGAAGCGAACTGCGCCGATCCGCCGCACTCCTCTCCGTCGCTACACGCCGATTCGCAAGCGCAGACCGGGCACGCGTCGCGGCCAGCCAACGGCCGCAGACAAAAAGATACTGCGCGATGTTATCTATCAACTCTCCGGTGGATGCTGCGAACTTCGACTGCACAAGAATTGCAGCGGGGCTCGCCTATTGCCTTCCGAGGGCAGCATCTTCGAACGCTGGCACCTGGTTCACATGAGGGGCAAGCGGCGCTTTGGATGGCCCATCGAAGGCGAGCAGAGGATGAGGGGCGGCTGCTATTGGTGCCATATTGTAGCCATGCATCAGCAGGCATTGAAGCCGGAGGCATTGGGAATGACCGTCGAAACACTACATGCACCGCATGGCACGTCGTTAGTTCCTGGAGCGCCGCGCAAGCCCCATCGGTGGCGCTTCTATCCTTCGCGTAGCGACGGAGGCATGGAACCGACTGATCCAATCTCCGTCTGCGAAGTGTGCGGCCATGAGTATCAAGGTGAGCATGAGTATCAAGGTGAGGATGACGATACGACATGCCCACCATCCGCGAGGTCGTGATTCATGTCCGAGATCGATCTGTCCGAAGTAGTCAATGATTCCACGCTCGCCGAAGAGTACACCATTCAACGCTTGACCGGCAGCTTTCAGTTTGGCGGCTTTGTACCCACGACCACCAGCATTTCCGGCTATGGCGTCGTCTCCGTGGCTACTGAAGAAGACTTGCAGATGGTTCCTGAAGGCGACCGCGTAACGGGGTCGATGGTCTTCCACTCCGAGCAGCGCATTTATGAAACGCAACTCGACGCCAACGGATCGCAAAAGATCAGCGACCAGATCATCTGGAACTACCAGCTTTACCGCATTCTTCACGTCGGGCCATATCCGAACCGCAATTACTGGAAAGCTATCGGCGCGCGGATGTCTGGACGTTAAAACTTTGAGCGCGGGCTGACCTTGACGGGCCGGCCCGATTTTTTCCGGGGGTAGGCATGACGACTACTACCTATCCGGACGGATCCCAGCTCACTTCGACGGCGCTCACCGATGATCAGATACAGACGGCGCTCCAACATGCGACGTGCCAGATGCTGGGCATTCTGGATCAGCCGTGGAACGTAAGCTTCACGCTCACCAATGGGATCGCAGACGCTGGAGTGTCAAGCCTGCTCAATCTTTATCCCGGCCAGGTCGTCGCCTGTGCGGGAGTTCCGGCAGGAACGATCCTGACTGGATTTGGCGTCGGCAATAGAGTGATCCTGAGTGCGGCGGCAACCGAGAGCGGCACATTCGCAGGCAATGTCACCGATCCTGCAGCACCAGCCAAGGTCCGCATCGGCTGGCAGAAGCAAGGCCAGCCGGGATGGGGAATCGACGACGATACGTGCATCATTCGCTGCACGACAGTCGATTCCGATTTCGGAAGGATGCGCGACATAACGCGCACGGCGGGCGCGACAACCATCACCGAAACCGATGTCTTCACCAGAGCGTGGCGCACGTTCTGGACGTTCTATGGGCCGAACAGCCTGAACCGAGCGCGAGCGGCGCGATCCGCGCTGGCCAAGATACCGTTCATCGATGATCTGCTGGCCCAAAACAATCTTTATGTAGACCCCTCGATCAGCGAGCCCCTTCGCGTACCCGAAGAGTTCCAAGGGGAATGGTGGGAGCGCGTCGATTTGTTCGCGTTGTTCAACGAAGAGATCACCGAAACCTTCGTCGTCAACGCTGTCGCATCGGTCGAAATCATCGGCTCGACCGAAGCCGGGCCATTTACCGATTTCACCGTATCACTTCCTTGAAGGAGTCAGCTTATGGCCACCAATCCGCAGCCGTTGTCGATTATCGCCGATGTAACTATCGTTGTGGACTCTCCTGCGGTGAACGGGCCTCCGTTCAACCAGGGACTCTTTATCGGCACCAGCAGCGCCATCCCGAGCTATGGCGTCAATCCTCGCGTTCGGAAGTATCTGGCGGCAACGTATGTCACCGCCATGCTCGCGGACGGCTATACGCTGACCTCGCCCGAATTCATCTGTATGCAGATCTATTTCTCGCAGTCTCCGCAGCCGCAGGCGGGCTGGGCGGGACGACAGGATCTGACAGCCATCCAGTCAGCGGTGCCAAGCGGCCGCACCGTGATCGACGGCGCGATGTCGTCGGTCACCGATCCCACGTTTCTGGATTCGGTCACTGCCGACTTCCAAGATGGCGATGTGGGAGCCCAGGTCATCGTTGTAGGCGCGGGCGTGGCGGGCGTGGATCTGGTCACCACCATTGCCTCCGTCACCAGCACTACCGAGGCCATACTAACGGTTGGAGCCTCAACGACGGTAGCGGGCGCGGTAGCGGAGATCGGAGCCTACGGCAAGAATTACAAAGTGGGCGATCAGGTCGGCGTCACGCAAGGCGGCGCATCGTTCGGTGTGCTGACTGTGGCCACCATCGGGCCGGATGGCCAAGTGCTCACGCTCAACACGGCCTTTGGCAAGCAGGGGACCGGCTATGCGATAGCCAGCGGCGTGGCTACGACAGGCGGGAGCGGAACCGGCCTAGACATCAACATCACCGCCATCGGCGAAACTCCGCTTCAAGCGGCGATTGCCTGCCGCGCGGCCTCACCGTCCTGGTATGCCTTCATGTGCACCAGCGAAACAACCTCGGATGTCGAGGCGATCTCCGCCTGGGTGCTTTCGCAGATCGGCACCTACTATCTTGCGACGACGCAGGATGTGGCATCGCTCAATGGCACCACGCCGAGTCTTCTGAGCGTTCTGTTCGGCGCGAGCAGCAAGCGGACCTGGGTCCAGTGGGCGAGCACGCAAAGCGGACTCTATCCCAACCAGATTTACTTTACTGCCGCGGTGATGGGATGCGCTATGGCGGCGAACACGCAACTTGCCGGCTCCGCTTACAGCATGAAGTTCTCGGCGGGCGTCCCTCTCGCCGGTGTCTATGTGGAGCCACTGACCGCCGCGCAGATCGCGAACATCGAAGGCCCGGACACGGATACCGGACCCAACGGGAACCTGTTCATCAACTATGCCAATTCCTTCAATGTGCTCGAACAAGGGACGAGTTGTGCATCCGGCCAATTCTTCGACGAGATCCTGAATCTCGACATTCTGGCTTCGAACATTCAGTACAACATCCTGAATGTGCTTTCAACGCTGCCCAAGGTTCCGCAGACGGAGCCAGGCCAAGCCCAGCTTGAGCAGGCCGTGAAAGCCGCCCTTGCTCTATCGGCCTCGACCGGCTTTGTTGCGCCTGGCATCTGGCAGGGCCGAACCGTGCTGGGACTGACGCCTGGTACGCCACTGCCGCAAGGCTACCTGGTGCAGTCTCCGAAATACTCCACGCAAAGCTCCGCTGACCGGCAGCTACGCAAGGCGATGCCGATCTATGTGTGCCTGATCGAGGCCGGGGCCGTGCACTTTGTCGTGATCAGCGTATTGGTTCAGCGGTAAACAACGACGTTTTTCACGGGTCGGCCTTATTTAGGCTTGCGCCACAACAAGCGCGATCAGGAAAGGGCGAATCATGAGTACCTACGCATTCAAGAATATCGTCGGCAGCTTCACGCACCCGGATGTGGGGCTCTATGCTTTCGCGGGACAGATCGGCGTCAAGCAAATGACGATTACCAATTCAGTGGAACGCGGCATGATCGATGTCGCTTCCGATGGCGCAATCATGGTCAGCTATGTGGCCGGGGCAAATGGCACCATTGACATCGAAATGCAGCAGCAAAGTAGCCTGCACGAGTTCTTGACAACGTGGGCGAATACCGTCTTCACGCTGGCCGACAACGGGGATGCCTCGAACTTCGCAGCGGCGGCAATCCTGATTAAAGACTTGCTGACCGGACAATCGAAGAGCCTTACCGGCGTCTTCCCGGTCAAGATTCCGGATGTGCCATACGGTCACGCTGGCGCCACCCTGACCTGGAGAATGCTGGCCGCAGAAGTTGTGAGCCAGTAAGCATGGCTTCGCAGATCCCCAATCTGACACTCGGCGATTGCTCCTGCGAAGGGGAGCATGAGTGTTTCCATTGCGATCAGAAGTTACCGGACTGGACGCCGGTCTATCTCGAAGGAGACGTTGTGATCGCACATTGCCCGGAGTGTGGCGGGCTCACGCCCATGCCGCTTGTCGAAACTAACTAACCGGAGGTCCACATGCCAAAAGCGAAACTGCAACCAGTCAATCTCGGGTCGATTGCGCGGGGCGCGGCCATGGAATTGTTCGAGCTGGAGATTGCGCGAATCGCCGCCAACATCAACGATCGATCCACTTCCGCCACCGCGACGCGAGAGATCGTGCTGCGCTTCAAATTCAAGCCTGATCTGGACCGGCACATTGTCGAAGTAGACACATCGTCGAGCAGCAAGATCGCGCCCATCGCCAATCATGCCAGCCGCGCTTATCTGGGCCGGGATGAGGCCGGCAAGGTCTATGTGTTCGACCAGGACCCGCGCCAGGAAATGCTATTTGAACCGCCAGCCGAAGAGGACAACAACGTAGTCGCCTTCAACCAAACCGCCTAACAACCGATGGAGGTCGGAAAATGATTAAAGAAGCTATCCAGGAAATCGCTCAACTCGCGGAGCGAGCGTCGTCCTTTGACATGCTCATTGAAAGCGACAGCATCTACAATGGAAAATCTGTTTCCTATGTATACAAGGTTGACCCCACCTTGCATGGCCGCAGGATTGGCGAGGTCATATCTCCGTTCCGTCCCGCAACGCTCCAAGTCAATACGCTGACCGGGTTCTTGGATGCGATCCAGGCAGGTATAGCCACACCGCCGCTCTCCGATGAGCCCGCAACGCCCAAGACATTCTCGGGCAGTTCGGCCCAGACCGTGCCCGACGGATTCTTGGTACACGTCGAGAATTATCTGACGGTAACGCTGAAAAGTACGATCTGCGATCAGTATGGAGTACGCGATGTGCTGCTCCAGGCAAAGCATATACCCATCGACGCGTTCCGCTTCGACGATTACTATGCCGATCCGGCTAAGTTCATCATCGCGCTCCAGGTGTCGTTCCTTCCCACCGAGGAGCTACTGAACCTGATCAAGATCGCCAGCAACTTGAAGGCCGGCAAGTCGATTCATGTTCAGGACGATGGATTCTCCCAAGCCATCACAGTCAAGGTAGGCGAAGTGAGTTCGGCGGAAATCAAGATTCCGCCGCGCATCAAGCTGATCCCGATACGCACCTTTTCCGAGGCCGCGCCAGTGCAAAGCGAGTTTCTGATTCGCTTCCGGCAGACCGCGGAGGAAACGCCATCCATCGCGCTGTTCAACGTTGACGGAAACAAGTGGCAAGGCGAGACGATGCGCTCGATCAAGAAGTATTTGGGCGAGCATCTAAAGAACGTGCCAATCCTGGCCTAGAACATTACTCATTGTCCGGGGCCGGTATGGAACAACGCATTCCCCACAAAGATGTAACTATCGGCGCTCACGTTTTCCGGCTGCGGAAGATGGATGCGCGAACCGGGACCTGGCTCTACTCTCTGCTGACCGCCAAGGCCAGTCCGAGCGGTGAGCCAGTCACCCTCCAGCAACTCATCAATGCTTTCCACCTGTGCACGAAGGATGAGTTCACCCTGATTCAGAGCGAGGCGCTGAAACGCATCTCGGTCATCGAGGATCGCGAGGGCAAAGAGTTCGAGCTGGTCATTCTGTCACCCACGGGCAGCGGCGCGTTCTCCTTCGATTTCCTCAATGAAGAGGTCACTACCGTCTTTCAGCTCACGGACCTGCAAGTGGTCTTCAATGTCACCCCTTTTTTTCAAGACAGCGCCTCGACTTCGGAGCCGCCGAACCTCCAGGCTGGGATCCGGTAGAGTATCCGTCGCTTCATCCCATGCTCATGCGCCCGGTCGCCGCTGGCCTGTGGCGTCTCCATGAAACCTTCGATGGCACCTATATCGTGGACGACCTTCTCGACATCTGCGAAGTGTTAGACGTGCAAACCGAGAATCGCGCACGCAATCAGAAGTGGATCGAGGATCACCATGGATAACGTCCTTGAATCCTACCTGGTAAAACTCGGCACGACAGTCGATACCGGGTCGTTCAACAAGTTCAATGCCATTCTGAAACAGGCCGACAATTCTGTGGTGGCGATGACCACCGGCGTGGTGAGAGAGTTCGCCAAGGTAGACGCGGCGATCATAGGCAGCTTTGCCGCCGTGGGCACCGGCGTCATGGCGCTGGCCGATAAGACCGCGATGGCCGATCAGAAATATCGGCTGTTCGGCCTGCGGATGCTCATGGGCAAGGATCAGGCCCGCGCCATGCAAATGGCGCTAGACAGCCTGGGAGCGACCATGGATGAGGTCGCTTACGATCCGGAGTTGAATAAGCGATTCCAGGATTTGATGGAGCGCAACATCGCGCTCGGCAAATCGCTGGGACCGCTGTTCGACAAAGATATGATAGGCATTCGCAGCCTGCGCACCGAGTTCAAGCAATTCGGGACGGAATTGGAATTTCTTTCCATGGGAGCGGTTGGCAAGCTCTATGAAAAGCTGGGCTATGGATCGGGCGATCTGCTGGCAGATCTGCGCAAGCTGAATGATACGTTTGTGGACCAGTTGCCGATGTGGGCAGACAAAGCATCGTCGTCCCTAGTGCCGGTCTGGAAAGATTTCCTGGTGGTCATGGGCGATGTCAAGACCAATGCAGAATCGGTCAGCATAGCTTTCACAAACATGGTGGGCATACTGTCGGGTGACCAATCGATTCAGGGTGCGACCTTCGATATCGACAAGCTAGCCACGGCGCTGTTGCATGTGGCCGATGCCGCGACCAAGGTAGTCACTACCACGGCGGGAGTCGTCAATGAAGGGGCGAAAGACGCGACCGCCATGTCCTACTTCCTGTCGTATCAGTGGAAGGCGCAACAGGCGCGATTTGCGCGTTCGCGCGCGCGGGATGCGCAAGATCCAGAGTCCGCGCAAATGTTGCAAAGCCACGCCGACGCACTCCAGGCCGACGCCGATGCCGATTGGAACAAATACATAGGCACAGCGCAAACGACTGCCGGATACAACGCGAAGTGGGGCGGCGACCAGGCTGGCGTGAACGCGGCCACCGCGCCGGTTCTGGGATTGAACCCATTAAAGGGAATCGCCATCCCAGCCAGCGTGCTTGCGGCGGCGGATCAGTGGCAGAGCACCCATGCTGGGGGCCGGAGCTTCACCGGATTGAGCAAGACGCTCGATCCTACTGCCCTCTCGAAGTGGATCAACGACGCTGCTGCGGCAAGCGGGATCGAGCCGAATATGCTGGCCGCGATCATGCTGCGGGAGTCGAGCGGCAATCCAAATGCCGTGAATCTGGACACGGGCGCTGCCGGCCTGGGACAATTCATGTCCGGTACGGCCGCACAATATGGGCTGAAAGATCGCACCAATCCGCAAGATAGTTTAATGGCGATGGGCCGCTATCTCAGCGATCTCCTAAAAGCCAACGGCGGCGATTGGAACGCGACCCTCAAGAGTTATGGAGGATTCACTACCAAAGATCCGAGCGGATACATCGGGGACATCGGGCAGATTTACAGTAGGTTGGGCGGCGGCGGGATCACGATTCAAAATCAGACCATCGTGGTGCCTCCGGGAACCTCCGAGGCCGGGGCATCGGCGATTGTGTCGGATGCACTGCGCAACGTGTTGGCGACTCGTGATAAGCGCTTGATGGCGCAGACAGCGGGAGGAGCGTATCCCTGATGGCGACCGGCATCCTACTTCCCCAACTGACAAATCTGGCGTTCTCCGCCTCCTCGAAAATAATTATTGCGAACGATACACCCGATCTTGCTGTTCCAGTAACATCGATGGGGCCGTGGGCTCCGCCGCAATGGTCGAAGCCGGCGCTGACCATTCTCACCGTGCCGGGGTCGGTCAATCCATCCACCTACGTTCCTGGTACGCCAGTGGCGACGGCGGGGTCGAGCGCCAGAAACTATGTGTTCGATGCGGTGATCCGTGCCAGTCATCGCCGCACGGTCAGGAAAACGCAGCATCCGGTCATCAGCGGCGCGAATATCTCCGATCACGCTTACAACGAGCCGGCCAAACTTACGCTTGAAATCGGCATGAGCGATGCCATGGCTTCTTTCGCGTCGAGCGGAGCCTGGGTCGGCTGGTCAACCAAAAGCGTGTCGGCATGGCAAATACTCAAGGGACTGCAAACCAGCCGTGCCTTGGTCATGGTGCAAACGCGGCTCGACACCTATGACAACATGCTCATCGAGGATTGTTTTACGCTGGACGAGAACAAAACGCTTCATGGGCTGCGGGCCACCATCATCTTCGGCGAAATCATTACTGCCGGCGTTCTGTCCGTGCCCGCCTCCAGCGCCAGATCGCAAACCAGCGGCAATACTTCCACCGGAACAGTGCAAGGATTTCCTCCTGATCCATCGCAACTCGCGCAGTATGCCCTCCCATCCGCGTCCTATCCGGATATTGGTACGTCGGATGTTCCCGGTGCGGGAAACGTCAGCAGTAACAACTTCGGCCAAGTTCCCTTTATTCCGTGAAGCGAGGCCGATATGAGTCTGCAAGTCATTCCGCTTTCAATCGCACCCAATCAGAACCTGACCGCAGCTCTGGTTGTAGACGGGATTGCGCTTTCACTTAATCTGAGTATCGGCTACAACTCGATGGCCGGATATTGGATGATGCGGATCGCGGATGCCAATAACAATTTGCTGCTCGATTCCGTGCCCATGGTGACCGGATCGTGGCCTGCCGCCAATCTGCTGGAGCAGTTCCGCTATCTCAATATCGGGAGCGCCTATGTGGTCAACGTGTCCAACATCAGCCCCATTGGGGGCGGCGGATCGGGCACAGGATATGGGCAAGGGGGCTACGGGATCGGCGGTTACGGCGGCGGAGCGGTCGGCTTGAGCGGAATAGATTATCCCAACGATACCAACCTGGGCAGCGCCTTCGCCTTATGGTGGGGCGATACGCCAGCCGTGTGAAGATTGCGTCGCTCCGCAGGCTCACCGGTGTCGGATGGAATCGGGGGCAATCTGGAGTATGTCGCCAAGAGCGGCTTTGATCTTATCGAACAGCGCAGGATCACACCGGGGAATTGCGATATAGGCCATCTGACTGTCGAACATCGCTTCGATCATGTCGGTGAGAAGCTGGCGGGCGCTGATATCCGTCTGTTGAGCCAAGTGTTTAACCGCTTCCGCGGTAACTGGCTTCAAGGACAGGGTGATGTTGAAGCCCATGGGGAAGTCTCCTCGTATCCAGTGTAAAGGAGTTCCGATGCCGATTAGTAGCCGGTCCACGACGCCCTACTTCGGCAGGAGCTATTCGCTTGAACTTACGCCCGCAGGCGGACCGGCAGCAGGCGAAACAATAATTATTACCAGCGACCAGTTCGAACCCAATGCGCTGCGCATCAGCTTCGATGTATCCCAGGTTGCGTTCGAAGCGTTCTGGACTGCGGAGATCGTGATCTACAACTGCGACGGAAGCTTTACCACCAGCAGCGGACAGTTGGTCAATCTATATGAAGCGGTGATCCAGGAGGGCGATACGGTCACGCTGCGAGCGGGCTATCAGGCCGATGGCGAACCGCGCGTAATCTGGACGGGCCCGGTGTTCTATACCGTGCACGACCGCTTAGATGTAACGGATCAGCGGCTTACCATTCACAGTATTGTGAATCGCCTTACGACCACTAACAACTTCGTCAATACCATCGCTTCGGCGCTCAGCACTCAGTACGAGCAAGCATTGCAGATCGCGAAGGAATCGCAAACACCGTTCCAGATCAATGCGCCGCAGCTCCAAAAGCTAACGGCCAAGAGCCCGTGCGAAACAATCTTCTTCGGTAATCCTCATCACTATTTGAAGGCGCTGGCCGATCAAAACGATCTACTGTCGTGGTTCGATTCGAAGGGCTGGAATACAGATGACGCGCTGCAACAGCCCATCGGAGATTTGGTTGCCACCTATGGGCCGGCCACTCCGTTGGACTCCTCTCCCACGAACCTGCCGGATGGCACTACCCTGAGTCTCATTGGTCAGCCGCAGCAAGTGCAGTTCGGCGTGGACTTTCGCGTGCTGCTCGATAACCGCGTTCAGATCAACCCGCCACTGCCGCGCGTGGGAGTACAAAGACAAGCAATCCGCCAAGCTGCTATCGCTTATCCGCTCGGCGCGTTTCCTCCGCTTCCCCTGCGAGACAGCTATGTGGTGGTGGGTGTCCGGTTCATTGGCGATACCAGAGGCAACGCCTGGTATCTGGACATTACCGGGCGGACGCCGATTCTGTCAGCCGCGACCATGATCGGGATCGGGCAGAGCCAACAGAACTAAAAAGGATGCCCAATGCTCTCAGTTCAGGAACGGCTTGCAATCCCAACGGAATCAATCAACGGAGCGGCATGGCAGTGGGCCTGTATGCTGCGAAGTGCCATTCCGGGCAAGGTACTGGCGTTCGATCCGGTGAAACAAACCTGCACGGTGCAAGTCATGATTCAGGAGATCGTATTCACTTCGCCGCCAGCGCAGCCGGGCTCTCCCTTGACGGGCACACAAAACATTCCGACTCCGGTAAGCATCAAGCCATTGCTGAATGTCCCGATCTGCATGATGCGCGTACCAGGATGGTCGATCACGCTGCCCATTGTCGAGGAAACGGAATGCTTGCTAATCTTTATCGACACCGCCAAGGATGGATGGTGGACAACCGGCAATCTTCAACCACCTGCAGCGCGTCGCCGTCATAGCCTGTCGGACGCCTTCGCGTTGTTCGGTCCCTGGTCGCAGCCGAATGTGCTGCCCAACTATTCCACCAGCTCGATGCAGATTCGCTCGGACGATCAGAGCGTGATGATCGATCTTGCGCCAGGCGTCGCCACCATTACAGCTCCCACCGTCGCAGTGAATGCTGCCGATGTAAACATCACGGCGTCCGCGGATGTAAACATCACTGCTGCGGGTGTGGTCAACGTGACCGGATCGGACGTTACCATCATACCGCTCGACGGCGGGACTTTCTAATGCCGTCCCCTTATGTTCTCTACAAAGGCACATCTGCGACGCTAGCTACCTTGCCTTCCACCGGCAAAGCGGGACTGTTGTTATTCACCACAGACACGCTCCAAGTCTATGTTGACAGCGGGAGCGGCATTGGAATAGGACCCGGAATCGGAACCGCGTGGATTCCGGTCAGCGGAGGCGGCGGTGGCGGTGGCGTAACGCAGTTGGTGGCGGGCACAAACATCACGCTATCGCCAGCGGGCGGGACCGGGACAGTAACCGTCGCGTCTATAGGAGGCGGCGGTTCTATTACGGATGTCGTGGCGGGAACCGGGTTGAATGGAGGAGGCTCCAGCGGTTCAGTCACGCTGAATCTCGATGTTCCCGTATCGGTTGACGATGGAGGCACGGGCACAGGAACCCCGGCACTCGTAGCGGGAACCGGCATTTCGATCAGCGGCTCGTGGCCCGATCAAACCATTGCGGCGACCGGCATCCTTCCAGCCAATACACCAGGCATCGCTAACAAATGGTTGTGGAGCTACGATCCCACGACGGGATTATTCACGCAGACGCAGCCGGCCTTCTCGAATGTAAGCGGTGTAGCGACTCCGGCGCAGATCGGCACAGGCACGCCAGCGGGAGGCGACTATGTAGACGGTGGCACCGGGGCATGGACGCCATTGCCGATAGCCACGCCCAGCGTGCGCGGGCTCGTAAGTCCGGATGGAACAATCATTACGGATACGGCCGGAGCAATTACCGTCGCCAAGGCTTCTGCTGTGGCCTTCGGCGTGGTCGAAGTGGACGGCACGACCATCGCGTCGATGTCGGGCGTGATCAGCGCGATACTGCCTTCTGGCGCTGCGAACCAGGTGCTGGCGACGCCCAACGGCTCCAGCGGTATTGCAGCAAACCGGTATCTGGTGATTGCGGATCTTCCGGCCAGCGTGCAAATGGCTCCGATCGGCGTAACGCTATTCGCGGTCGATATGAACAATCCTCAGTTCGTCGAAATCTACTTCAACGGAACCATCGCAAGCTGGACGCTCATTGGAGACGCTCCAGGCTCGGCCAGCGTGGACGTTTGGTTTGAGGCGGGAAGTGCGCCGCCTGCGGCTCCTCCGGTGCCCACTGTGGCAAACAAGATCAGCGCATCGGCTCCTATCTCTGTATCGTCCGCGCAGTCAGCGGCTGGCGGCACATCTACGTGGACGACAAACCTCACGCAGTGGGGAATGCTGGCGTTCAATCTTACCGCCATGTCGGGCATGACCAAGGCATTCATACAAATTCAGGGAACGAGGAATTAGTAATGGCGATTTTTGGAGCGTGTTGCGAGGACGTGGACTGGCCGATATTTGGCACTGCTTCTGTGGACACAACCGCAGGGCATTTTCGCGCGGGCATCTCACGGTGCGGCTTTTCTGTACCTAGCGTTGCTGCCTTCGTAAAGAGCTTGCCATTCGCTGCGGGCGCGGTTACAAGTATGCAGTTAAGCGCACAAATATATAACGGAGCTAATATTCCAAATACCTCTTCGCAATTCCTCGCCTTTGGATTGTCTGGAACAAATAAATGCCTCGGAATTGGAAACGACGCTTCCAATGGAAGCAAGTTGTGCATTTACAAATACGATGGAACGACCCGTACGCAACTAGCAGCGGAGGGCGGAGCCTCTTTTTCGACCCTCGGGATTCAGCGTCTCGATATGCAGGTGACAAATTATGGGGCATCTGCTACCGTCAACGTCTACATTAATGGCGTGTCAATCATCAGTTTTACGGGAGACGTGACCGTCTCCGGCATGACCAATTTCGATTCTGTGTTCCTACCAACCCACACAACCTTCGCGTCGGGAGTTCTTATTTATTCGGAAGTCTTCTACTGCGACAGCAGTTCGCTCGCCATCGTCGCTCTTCAAGACCTTGCACTGACCGGACCTGGCACGACAACGGGCTGGACAAACAACACTTACACCAACATCAATGGCACAACCCTCTCAGACCTGAATCCGACCTCAAACAACGCCACGGCGTCCCAGCAATACACGGTGACCACTCCGACGCCCGTTGTCTACGGAGTTGCGGCGGTACAGATCAGCGCTCGCATGGCTAAGTCCACCGGCTCAACGCCTACGCAAGTCAAACTCGGCTACGGCAGTGGAGGAACGGGTTATTTCGGCACTGGAGCAGCCAAGACGGTTACGACCGGCTACCAGACTTACATCCAGGTGGACACCGTGAACCCGATCACCGGATTGGCATTTACGCAGAGCGATATCGCAAGCCTGCAATTTGACCTGACGGCGGCCTAAATCATGGCGACCTATCGCACATCGGCGGCGGGCGGCAACACCGTTTCAGGAACCAGCCCGACTGTGACCATTACGCCCGCGGTTGGCGATCTACTCATCGTCTTTTGTCAGGCAACCGGAAACACGAATGCCACACCAACCTGCTCTGATGCGAATACGGGCGGCTCTTACACCTTGATCGCCACAGCGGCGAGCAATTCGTCGCTAAACACGATGTCGGTATTCGTCCGCACGGCGACCGTTCCCAACACCACGTCAACCACGGTTACGGTAGCCTGCGGGGCACACGTCGCCGCCGAAGTGGTTGTTTACGCCTTGAGCGGAGCGACGGTCTACGGCTCGGGTGCAATTCAGCAGTTCATCACGCAGGCTAACCAGGCGGGGGCAACCGTTCCGGCTCCAACGTTCGCCAACCTGCCCAACCCGTACAACCTGATCCTGAGCGCGGTTGCAAACATTACCAACCCCGCTGGCGTAGCGGTCTCGGCGGGAAATTCTCCGACATGGACCCGCGATCAGAATGTAGGACAGACGGCCTGCGGGCTTTCGACAGAGCACACCAATAACAATCTCTCAACTAAGGCTGTGACATGGGGCGGCACTTCCGCTTCCGCCTTTGCCTCGATGGCGATAGAGGTTGTGTCACCGCCTACGACCGCAGGCGTAAACGTTTCAAAGCTGGTGGGATATGGATTTGTGACCCCGTCAGCCGGTGTGGACGTTTCGAAGCTGGTCGGCTACGCCTTCGTGACTCCACCGCTCGGCGTCAATGTGTCGAAGCTGGTCGGCTACGCCTTCGTGACTCCACCGCTCGGCGTCAATGTGTCAAAGCTGGTCGGCTACGCCTTCCTGACCGCAAATAACACCAATCCCCCGGTCTGGCCGGTGTTTACGGTTCCGATTGGCTATGTGGGCAATCCGTACTCGATAGGGTGGGATTTAACGCCCGCTGCGGCTCCGACGACCTACACGCTGGTGGGCGGGGGCGCGTTTCCGGTTCCCGGCCTGACGCTAAACAGCGTCACGCTGGATCAGGGCAGCATCACCGGAACGCCGACAACCGTGGGAGTTTATTCATTCACCATTCGCGCCACAAACACCTACGGCTTCGCAGACCAACCGTTCACGATCACGATTACGGTTGGGGCTGGAGCAGGTTCTTCTACCTACGCAGGATAGGGGAAATCATGGCAACCGCTGTAATGGCAGCAACCATATCTGTCCGGGCGCTCGATCCAATCACTTGGGAGCCGCTGCAAGGAAACGGACAAAGCTGTTTCATTTATAACCTCGCGGCCGTCGCTCAGATTCTGGCGCAGCGCTTAAAACTATTCGAGGGTGAATGGTGGGAAGACCTGGGCGACGGTCTGCCGCTGTTCCAGTCCATCCTTGGAGCCGCTGGAGGACAGCGCAATCTCCAGGTCGTGATCGAGCTGATCTCGCAGCGGATCACGCAAACGGTCTTCGTAACCGGCATCAGCTCGCTGACTGCCGCCTATAAGGGAAGAAAACTAACATTTGCCTGTACGGTCGAAACGCAATTCGGAAGCGTTTCTCTGGGCATACCATCCTCAGCCGCACTTTAGAGGGAACAATCATGGCATATGCAGCGCCAGTAGTCACCGCAGCCGGATTGTCGGTCCCCTCGTATGCCGATATCCGCGGCTCTCTGACGGCCAGCTATCAAACCATCTTCGGCCAGACTACCTACCTGGGAAATGATGCGGCGGACTATCAGTGGATCTCCGCTGTCGCTCTGAAGCTGAGCGATAATTGCAGCCTTTGCCAGTTGGATTACAATAACCGGGCTCCGCTCACCGCGATTGGAGCGGCGCTCGATTCCCTGGTCAAGCTCAATGGGCTCGCTCGCAAAACAGCATCGTTCTCCAGCGTGATCCTTACCTTGACCGGCACCGCTTTTGCGACGATCACGAATGGCATCGTGGCCGACGCGAACGGTATTTACTGGCTGCTGCCCTCGACAGTGACCATCGGCGTAGCCGGTACGGTCAGCGTGAGCGCGATCTGCCAGCAAGCGGGCCCGGTCAGCGCGAATGCATACACAATCACTACGCCGGTAGGCGGCTTCACCGGGGGATGGACTTCAGTCACTAATCCCAGCGCGGCGGTGGTCGGGACGCCCATCGAAACGGACTCGCAACTTCGCGCCCGGCAATCGCTTTCCGTGGCGTTGCCATCGCTCACGCGGCTTGCAGGGACGATTGCCGGGATTGCGGCGGTGCCTGGAGTTAGTTTGTACAACGTGGTCGAGAACCAAACCAATGTCACCGACAGCTATGGCAATACCGGCCACTCGATCACCGCCGTCGTCCAGGGCGGGACCGATCTCGCCGTGGCCACTGCCATCTATGACAATCGCGGAATCGGCCCCAATACCCAGGCTGCTACGGTCCCGACGATGACCATTGTGCCGGTCACCGATGAAACCTCGGGGAACATCACAGATATTGGTTTCGTCCGTCCGGTCGGGGTGCCGATCTTTGTAGGCATCAGCATTCACGGCCTCACCGGGGTAGCGCCTACGAGTGCGGTCACCGCCAGCATTATTACGGCGCTTGTTGCCTATCTCAACAACTTGCAGATCGGCGAAGAGGTTACGCAAAGTGCGCTCTATGGAGCTGCTCTTTCCGTGATACCAAATCTCGCGCAGCCCATTTTCTCCATTCGCGGTTTGACGTTGGGAACCGCCGCATCCGCGCTGTTTACCGCAACGCCGGGTGCCTCCATTGGTACGGGATACATTGTCGGAGATGTCTTGGTCCCCACTGAGGCCGGAGGTTCCGGTGGATCGTTCAGTGTTACCAGCGTGGACGGCAGTGGCGGAATCACCGGACTCAGCGCCCAGCCGGTCGCCGTGGGAACGGGATATCACGTAGCAAACAATCTGCCCACTACTGGAGGCACAGGCCTGGGAGCCCAAATGAACATTACCGCCGTGGCTCCTATTACCACCACCGATATCGCCTTGCTGTTTTACCAACTCGCGTCGGCGACTACGGCAACCGTCGCACTGGCGGTGATCTGAATGTCTTCGATTCAATATCTTCCCGTTGGCTACTATGCGGGACTGCTGACATCAGAATACAAACCGGCCGTGAAAATGAATGCCTGGCTAACGGCTGTGCTTAACATCGCTACCGACATTTCTACCTGTCTCGCCAGCATGTCCGCGGCCTTCGATCTGGATTATGCGCTGGGAGTGCAGCTAGATATGCTGGGGCAGATCGTCGGAGTGGCACGCACGCTGCCTTTTCAGCCGAGCGGCGGCGTGAGTCCGGTTCTTGATGATCTGACCTACCGTCTGCTGCTCAAAGCGACCATCGCCAGCGATGCGTGGGATGGGAAGATTGGGAGTCTTTACCCCATTTGGGGATCGCTGTTTACGGGTGGGCGAATCGCCATTATTGACAACCAAAATATGACTGCCACCGTTGCGCTGAGCGGATCATTCTCCTCGATCACTCAGGACATGATCGCCGGGTATGCAACCAACGGGGCAAGCTCCGGGCCGATCATCAACGGGCTGATTATTCCGAAGCCGCAGGCGGTCCAATACAACTACTCCTTCAACGACTTGCCTGTCTTCGGCTTCGACCGCGAGGATGCGTTCATTGCCGGATTGGGCACAGGAAAGTGGAGCTAATATGGGCAGCAGCAATATTCTTCCTTGGGATCAGAGTCAGACAAATATGGACGACGATCCGACGTATCTTGCCGATACGCAGCGCGTGGATGGCGGCATTGATGGAGTGGAGTTTCCGTCAAAGACGTTCAACAAATTAGCTCTTCAAACCAGCGGAGTCTCATTTGCGGTCGGTCAGTTCCTGGCCTCCAAGGGATTCACCATTACCGATTCCGATCTGTGGGGAATCGTAGCGGCCCTGCAATCATTATTCGCGAATGTGCCGGGACGCACTCAACTCCTGTCGGTCACCTATTCGCCGCTGGTGACTCTCAACGTGGGAGTCGCACTCGGCTTCGAGCTTACCCTTGCCGGCAATGTCGCGCTCACCATCACCGGGCTGAATGCCGGAGACACCGTCCTGCTGTTTTTTATCCAGAACAGCGCAGGAAGTCATACCATTACCTGGCCGAGTAACACCAGCGGGTTCGGACAACCGGACCCGAATCCAAATACTTTATGTGTAATGGTGGGGAAGGTGTCCGCCGATCTCATTCTCCGCTCGTCGGCTCCTGCGATGACCGCGACCGGAATCAACAACACGGCGATTGGTCAGGATGCGGCTGCGCCGGGAACCTTTACCAATGTAGTCGTGTCCGGATCGCTGACGGCTCCGACTCCCGCTTCCTCCGACAACAGTACAGAGGCGGCGACTACGGCGTGGTGCAAGTTCGGGTTTGCCGTATCGATCGGAGTGAACGGATACCTGAAACTACCGACCTGGCTGGGCGGCCTGCTCCTCGAATGGGGCACAGCGAATTCAGCTTCGTCGTCGCAGTCGATCACGTTTCCCCGAGCGTTCGGCAACGTATTCAGCGTGGTATGCACGCCGCTGAACTATGGGCCCAATGCTGGTCGCGCGTCTCCTTATCTCAACGGCCTCACCACTACCGGCTTTACGCAAACCTCTGCCGGATCGACCAACTCGATCTTCTGGTTTGCTGTCGGTAACTGAAGTTCTTCGCACGGCAACCGATCATTCAGGACCAATCATGCGCAAACTGATTATTCTCGCCGGCCTCATGCTGGCGGCGGCGCTGTGCGCTCAGACAGTCACGCCGAACATCGCGTTGCAGCTTCCGGCCAATGGTTCGCAGAATTGGAACCTGCCTCTCAATTACAACTTCACGCTGCTGGACCTGTATCTCGGCAATGCCCGGCCTCTTCCCCTCGGCATGACTGCGCCGCTATGGAACGCGACGACCGGGATCCAATTGAATGGCAGCTACGGCCTCACTGGACAGTGCGTGGTATCCACCGGGACTGGATCGGTCTGGCAGTCGTGCGGATCGGGCGGGGCACCGGCACAGCTAATTGAGCCTGGCTTTATTCCACCGGCTGGCGGCCAATATGTCTTGCTCAAGCCTACGATCTGCGCGGCCACTCCCGAGTTGGCCAACACTACCGGAACCGGATACTGCGCAAGCGATAACAGCGGTGGAGGAATAGCCTGCGCCCGCTCCGGACCCCTCAGCGAATGCTTTTATCGTCTGGCCTTCAGCGGCTTCACGCTGCCAAGCTATGTCTTACAGTCGAATATCACCGCGGTCTATGCCGTCGCCAGTACAAGTTCGAGTGGCAATGAGCACTATGCTTTAGTGGGTTTGGATTGCGGCCCCGGCCCCCACTATGTGACTCCTCAGGGTGGGTCCGGTCTGAATAGCTGGTCGCTCCAGCAAGTATCGATGCTGTGGGGATCGGTGCCGGCGATCAGCAGCGTAAGTTGCGTGACATCGGGGGGAGCGACAATTGGCGGAGGGCTTGGATCAAGCGAAGTGGCCGCAGTTGGATTGTATGTGTTTTACACCGGAGCAGCGCCGCCAGCCGATACCAATGCGCAGACTGCGTGGCCTCTTACTTACACGACCCCGTATCTGTCCATCAGTTTCCCCTACGATGTGGCGACGGACCCAATCAACACCAATGCCTACGTCGCTACCGTACCGGCCTATCTGAACCTGGCTAATACGACCGCCGCCACCGGGCCTCCTGTTGATACGACGGTGAGCCTGGTCGTTTCCAACCCAAGCACCAGCACCACGCCCACGCTCGCGGTCAATGGCCAAGCCGCCGCGACCATTGTGGGGCCGACAGGGAACCCATTGGTATCGGGCGACATATCGTCGACTTATCCAGCCAGACTGCTCTGGGACGGCACCAATTACGAACTGCAAAACCCGCAAGTCTCTGGCGGCATCGCCACGGGGATCTCCGCCTATACAGTGGCGACGTTGCCGGCAAGTCCACAAGCGCATACGATTTATCCAGTACGCGATGGTGTAACGTCTACCGATTGCAGCACCGGGGGCGGCACCAGCCATGTCATGTGCTATTTCGATGGCTCAACCTGGGCGGCATTTTAAGATAATAATTATTGAAGGAGAGCAGGGAAGGGCAGGGAAGAGATGGACCGTAGAAACTTTTTGAAAAGAGTCACCGGCGTTTGCGGAGAGCGCCGTGGTGCTGCACTGTGGCCTGTACTCGATGTACTCGATAAACACGCACCATGGGAGCCCGTACTGGATAAACAAGACTGCGACGCAGATCCTTGAAGATGTCGGAAAGGCTGGAAGTAAAATGAAAGGGAGTTACATACTTAACTCCCTTAATGGGAAACCTCACGGTTTCTCTCCTCTTTCTTTCCAGATCGAGCTTCCTTCGCCGGTCTGAATCTTATCCCAAAGGAACTGGAGTTCGGATGTTGACCAAGTATTCAAAAGTCGCCGATGGTTATGAACGGAGATGCTGCCGCCCATTTGCTGTCTCCACTGGACGATCTGGTCGATTAGGCGTTGCTTTGGGCTGGTCCGATCTGTTATCCCTTGGCGCTTTTGCTTCGGCTTATAGCTCAGAATCACGTCTGTTATCTGATTTAGAACAGCCGGAGCCTCGTTCGATACGTGGTTTTCCCAGAAGGCTAGATTTCGCTTTTTCATGCCGTCAACCTCGCGTAGGTCAGCCGTGTTCCATCAACAGCCTTAATGAACGAGTCCAACCTATCCAGCGTGTGACGCGCGACGTTGCCAGCATTGAGGCGAAAAGTAACTTCGTTCACATAGCGCCCGGTATGTTTGGCACTGATGTGGTGCCAAGTTCCGTAAACGCCGCGTTTCAGGAGCGCCCAGACGGATTCGATGCTGTTCGTGTGGACTCAACCGCGCTTATACTCGCCAGCGCCGTGGTTTACAGTCGCGTGATAGAAGAACAGACCATCCATGCCCTGATAACCGCTAGCCTCATCCGTCATAAGCTGAGAACCGACTTCAACCTGTTCAATGATGGCACCTTGCAGCGTCTCTTTGCTCGTGTTGTCGATGGGAAATGCCATGACCGGACCGCCACGTTGCTTAATGCCCATTACCGCCGTCTTTCCCACCGCGCCACGCCCCATGCGCAGTTTGTCACACTCATGTTTGTTGGCTTCCTTGCCGCCAATGAAGCACTCGTCCACTTCGATCAGTCCAGAGAACTTGTCCATCTTCCCGGCGCACGCCTCACGGAGCCGTTGCAGCATAAACCAAGCTGTCTTTTGGGTAACGCCGATCTCCTTTGCAAGCTGCATCGAACTGATTCCCTTTCGCGCAGTAACGACAATGTACATGGCATAAATCCACTTGTGCAGCGGAACGTGCGACCGCTCAAAGATTGTCGCTGTACGAACCGTAAAGTCTACCTTGCACTGATTGCAGCGATAGAAACCGTCTTTGCGGGTTGTGATCCTCTTACGGGTCATGCAAGACGGGCAAGTTGCCCCATCTGGCCAGAGGCGAGATTCCAGATACAGACGCGCGGTTTCTGCGTCTGGAATCATCGCAAACAATTGAAAGGTGCTGATGGTCGATCTGCTCATTTAGCGCCCCTCCGCCAGCAATGCACGAGCCGCTGCGCCAGCTTCTCCGATACCGTCCTTAATCCGATTTGCGAACTCGCGGTAATCTGCCAGTTTGCTGAAGACAGCATCCGCACGCTTGAAATCCTCTCGCGTCCACCCTTCATAGTCGCCTTCACCGTGACCGTCTTCATTCATCTCGGCAAGCTCTCCGTTTGCTTCGGCGATATTGCACATGGTGCAAATGAGTTCCTTTTCTTTCTTGGTAAGTCTGGCCATTTGCTTATCCTCCATGTATCTAATAATACTTCATTCCCTCGTGGGAGTAAAGTATATAAATCCCAAATGAAAGTACAAGCGCGCGGATTCGTGACCAAGAAATCTTGGGGGGATTACGGGCCGCTATTGACGCGGTACGTTGTATCTATCGTTCACGAGGTGTCGCCAGAAGGAGTCAAAGCATCCATTTCGGGAGAGGTTCCTTTGATTGTCGATCAAGGATCAGATGTGGACAAGGCTCTCAGCGATGCTCTAACAGACGGAGTTTTGGTCAATGTTGTAGTGGAAATCGGAGAGAAGTAAGGAAATTTAATGACGACGATCTGCAAACACTGCAACGTGGAGGGCGTCCAAGTTGCGACATGTGAAAGTTATCGCGCTCCCGAGCAGGCCACAGCGGGGAATTAAGCACGTAATTCCTTTTTAATGACCGCGCTCGATACTGCGGCGTGGAGCCCGTCGTCGCGCTTTAGTTAACAGAATGTTTCTTATCAGACATGGGAAAAGAGGAATGACTATGATCTTTGGCATCAGCAAATCCACCATTGAAGGATTGCTGGCAGCTCTGCTCGCGCTGGCGGGACCGGCTACGGCACTGCTTATCGCCCTGCAAGCAATCAATCCACACCCGAATTACACCCTTTCGATTATAGGGATTGTGTTGACCTTCCTATTCGCAGTGCTTCGTGCGTGGGCGGGGTTGATTCAGAACGATGCGACCGCACCCGTCTCCAGCACCGCCAACAAATCCAGTATCCCGCCAGTGGTAGGGTTGCTCCTGCTCTTTGCGCTGATACCGGTCCTGATGGGCTGCAAGACGCAGCAACCGCCGCCAGCGTGGGCCGCGACTGCTCCAGCGCTGACTCTGCCCGGCGAGCTGATAGCGGGGGCGAACTTCGCCGTGGTGGGCTATGAGAAAGACGCAGCCGCTGGCGTGGCCTATACGAAGGATGCCGCGTTGAAGGCGGTGATCTCGGATATCCAGAAGGCGCTGGTGGTCGCGCAGCCCGCGTTCAATACGTGGGAAGCTGCGGCGAAGACCAATCCATCCGCTCTTGAGCCAGCCGATCTATCGGCTGCGCTGCTCACCATCCAGGCCGATATCGGCAAGCTCCCCGCTCAACTTCAAAAATGACGGGCCGACAAACCAGATAAGCTGACTCGCAGCTACCAAAAGGAAAAAAGCAATGCTCACCATCATTCTCACCGTTCTGTCCGGCCTCGGATCGTATTTGGCCCCTTTCATCGGGTCCAACTTTGGCGCACTGATTAACGCCACAGTCGCCGTCATCGCCAAACTCGCCGCCACCTTTGCATCGGGCGGCTCCATCTCAGCGGAGGCATCTGCTGTCATCGCCGCGCTCCAGCAAGAGGCCAAGGCGGTGGCTTCCGATACCAGCGCCAGTCCAGCGCAAGCCGCCGCAGCGCAGGGAATCCTTGCCCTGTGCGGTTACTTCCTTGCCGGCGTCGAAGCGGCGCAGAACGGCCAAGATCCGTCTTCGCTGCCGGTGCCGCCTCCGGTCGTATAACGCCAGCGCAATTCAACCGATACACAGGTGTCCATGAAATTTATTGAGGCTATCGCGTGGCATGAGGGCTTCTACGTCAAGGGATCGCGGGCGCAGAGAAACAATAACCCCGGCAATATCGAATGGGGCCCGTTCGCACGGGCTCACGGTGCGACCTCCATCGAGATCCCGCATGGCAAGGAAAAGCCCCGCTTCGCTTACTTCCCCGTGGGATGCGGCTTCTCGGCCATGAGCGCGCTGCTGTGCGGTGAGTATCTGGGGCTCACGATTGGAGAAGCTATCACGAAGTGGGCACCGCCAAGCGAAAATGACACGGCGGAGTACATCAACGACGTATGTGCGAAGACCGGTCTACCTTCTACGACCGTACTTACGGCCGCTTTAATCAACATGCAACCTGATAGTGAAGGGCTTTCCCATGGCAACGATACAGAATGAATCGGTACTCACAAACCTCGAAAGAGAAACTACGTGGAGCGAAAAGGCTGGACCAGAATATAACAATCCCCCATCGACGACCTTTTGGACCAAGCTGCTCAAGAACGGTATTCGCGAGTTCGGTCATGTCGCCCCGGCAGGCGGCGGCTGGCTCTCCGGGTTGAATGACCTTGCCATCCCTGCGGGCTTCGTAAGGGGCAATGTAATCCATAAGGCACGGATGCTGTTCGATGCGTCGATTATGGACTGGACGACCGGAAGCCGCATTGTGTGCGAATTCGACAATCGCGTAGCGGATGGCAAGGGCAACAACTTCAATTTCTCAAACCAGATCAATTTGTCGAACGGGTCGTTCTGGCAGGTTGACCCGCAGACTGGCAAGTGGACGAATTCGGTCCAGATCGCTCCCTTGGCTCCGCTGACCTGGTATGACCTGGAGTTTACAAACTTCCTCGATTTGGCGGCGCTCAAGCTGTCGTTCCTATCGCTGAAAGTCAGACCAGACGGCGATGGCAACGGAGTCACCTATGTGGCCCCGGCTGTATTGGGCAAGCTGACGCCAATGAAGGATGCCGCGGGCCACGCGTGGGCGCGGGGAGCAAACCTGCAAGTCCAGCAATGCCGTCAAACGGCGGGCGTGGCGCTCTTATACGCCTACGATATCGGCATGGTGTGGCAGGCTCAATAATTATTCTTTGGGAGAGGCGAGCTGGTAGGTGCCTCGACCGATTCGTACAATCTCTCCCTTGGCTCTTAGGTAAGATAGCGCTGGTGGGAGACTGGTTCGCGCCGATGCTTGCTTCTCGGGAGAAGCGGCATCGGCTATTTCTTTTGCTGTAAAGGACTGGCCGGGATGGGAATGGAAGACCTTGCGTGCATCCGCATAAGTGAACGTCGCTCCGTTGGAATAGGCGACGCGAGATGTGTGTTTCGCGGTCGATGGCTTGAGCCACTGTGGAGCGATCTTGCTGCTGTTGTCCACCACCAACTGACATGCGGCCAAGGTGTCGTCGATCTGCTGCAGAGCCGCCAGATCGAGGGCTCGCTGCGCGTTCACGCCATCCAGTTCGGCGGTCAACGCGTTAGCGCGCGCCTGGGAGTTTTCGAGCGAACAGGAGAGCAGTGTACGTGAGCTTCGCAATGAGTCCACGATGGAGGCTACGTGCTGGCTAAATGGTCCGCTGGACGGCCAGGTTTTAGAGTCGCGGCTTTCCGGGGCCGGTGTGGGCGACTTAATCTCGGCGCGGATCGTCGGAAGCGGAGGAGCCTCCTCAGGCGCGGAGTTGTGAGGCTGAAAGGCAGAGGATACGGCAACAAAGCGGTCAATATCGACTTTCGTCTGACCGTTGGATGTTGAGACTGGCATGGTTCTGTTCTCCTTTAATCGGCGTGTTTCCGGTTGGGATGCTCTCTCATGCGCAGCGCATCTTCAAGGGCATCGCGCAGTTTAGGAGCAGGCGCGGTTTCGATGTTGAGTTTTATCCACTCGGCTATCGTGGCCGGCCCGGTGAGATCCTGGGCTACCAGGGTAAAAGTCTGCTGGCCTCTTGTTCTGGCCTTTTCAAAACAGGCTGTATCGTCGTCTTCGCTTATTGCTGACATATTCTCTCCTGTGGATGGACTTCGTTGCGGCGGCATCTCCGCCGATGGTTTCTGGCAACATGAGCCACTAAAGCGGATCGATCCCAATGTCCAATGCGGCGTTGAGCCATGCAGAGATCTTATCTGAGGAATCCAAGGTGTTTACTACTTCGCGCAGAAAATCTAGCTTCGCGCTCGGCCCAAGCCAGCACGGAGCATTGATCCATTGCGCGAGATATTGGCGCAGCAGTGCAATATCGGAACCGGTAAGTGGCGCGCCGCTGTGCCGGCGATCGAGATAGGCTTTGACGGCGAGCGCTAGCATTCCGGTCTGCTCGTACTTCCAATAGAATGGCTCGTGAGGCATCTTGCTACTTCTTCTCTTTTCGTTCCATGAAATCCAGCGCCTGGGCTTGCTGCGCCGCCAATTTGCGGCCCACCTGAATTCCCCAATAGAAGTATTTCAAGGGTGAAAGGAAAGCAACCAGGTTAGCAAAGATAATATCTTTGTCGATCACCCGCCCATGCATGGCGTCGCCAACCGCTCGACTTCCTAGAGTCGTAAGCAACAATCCTTGAAGCAGATCGCTATTCACCGATGGTCGATGACGATAGCCTCCACGATCTCTCGGAAATCGTCTCCTACCAGCAGGCCGAAGTTGCGCGCGGTGAACTCCTCACTGTTTTTAATTTCCGCTGTGAGAAGGCTCGCTATTTGTGAGTCGTGCGGCATGTTATTCTCCCCTTGGCATGAAGCTGAATTGTTTTACGGAGACTCCCATTAAATCGCTTGGGATGGATGTCTCCTTGTCGATCCAACGGCTGATCAGGCGAATGCTGCGCGGGTCTTGTGCATAGATGCAGCCGACCATCTGCCGTCCGATCCAGATTTCTACCATGGTCCGGCCCGTGACATCATGTTTGCCCAGCCTGAAATCGACCTTTTCTTCTTCAGTCATTGGACTCCATCGCTGTTGTTGTTATCCGGATCAGATCTTTTTCGACAAGCCATTCGAGCGTCTTCTCCGGATCGTCGTTCGGTGGATAGAAACATACGATGGGATCGGTCACTTCGTCGGTAAACTTGGCAGTGCCTAACATCATTGTCTGGCGAAGGCCGTCGCGCAGCCTCTCCATCTCCGCCTGCTGATCGGTTGTTTCGCCAGGTGCTTCGATACAATGAAGGCTCGCCAAAAGGCTTCGCCCGCCGTGGACGATAATCGAGAAGCCAAGCGATCATCCAGCACCATCAGGCATAGCAGCTTTTCTTTCGGCAAAGTGAACCCTACATTCATAATCATTACTCCTTATATCTGCACACATACGGCCGGATTGTCGAGAGTGCCGCCGACTTCTAAAAAGAGGCACGATTCCCTGCCGCGCAGCCGCGCTTTCTCGCCTCGCGTCTGGCTCTCGGTCACCGCGGCCTTAACCTTTTCCAGCGTCTCCGCCGAGCGCCACATCAGCGCCCGAATCAGGGCGTCCGGTAGCTGATCCTTCACATCTTTCTCCACCAGGTCGGCGATCTCTTTGGCCAGGTCCGCCTTGAGCTGCTTGATGTCTTCGTCGGGAGCTTTGGAGATAACCATCTCGATCCATATCTCGTAGCCGCGCCAGACCAGGAACGGTACGGCTGGATCGTCTTTGAGAGCGGCGAGCAACTTGGGATAAAAGTCGCGGATTTGCTTGATGGGAGCCGACAGGATGGGAGTAAGGCACTCATCGACTGCGGCCTCGTAGCGGTCGGCTTCGTCTTTGTCGTGCGCGGTCGCAAGACCGACGATCACCGTGCGCCAATGTTGAACTACTGCATCCACATTCATAAGGCTCCGTTTGGTATGCCCCATGTAGCCAAGCTCCAGCCCATAGTAAATGAGGCTTCCCAGAGTATCGAGCGTCTTCGCCGCCTTCCCGATGATCAGGTAGAACCCCATCGGGATGTGATACGAATTCAGGATCGTCGTTCGAATGCCTTCCTTCGCTTCGTCCTCACAGAACTTTGCCAGCCGCTCCATTGCCGTTTCCGGATTTGCCGATTCGCTCATAAGTAGTCTTGCGCCTCCGCAGGGCGAGTATAGCGAGCACGCAGGGCCGAATCGCGCCGTTCGGTTTGCGTGCCCGGACAATAGGCTCCGCGTTGATGGAGTAAGCGCGGGCCAGCGCGTTGATGCCACCCGCCAATGCGATAGCGTTCTCCAACTCTATCCGCACCTGATCCTCGCTCAGAATCTCATGATCGCGCTTAGGCATTGATATCGTAAGCCTCGACTTGCGGAATGCTGATGACGCCGCCCATGTTGCTCACATGCCCGGAAATGGCTTTCTCGTCCAATACCCAATACTCGTCCGGTATCTCGCCGGGATTGCGCAGCGCCGTCCTGCGGATCGGTGTGAGTGCGGCCACATCGGGATTATGGAAGTGCCGGCCCGGAATCCTCCAGCGCCAAAGCGGAGGCTTTCTGCGCAGCCCGGTAACCTTCAAGTCGGGCTTGGCGACCACTGCCGGAGGAATGTAAATCGGCCCAACCTCGACCGGCGCTGCGGCGATCCGCGCAGCGTCAGCGAGGTCGCTATTGGCCCGCGCGATATCCATCGTCGCCTCAGCAACGATTGAGGCGGCTACAGAGGCTCCCCCTGCCCCGAACAGGCTATCGGTTGAGGTTTCCATGCTAGGGGCCTCCTGCGCCGCTGTGAGGGCCGTTTGAGCTTCCCGCAGACGCTGTTGTGCGGCCTCCTCTAACTCGCGGGATTCCTTGGCCTGCTCTTGGCGGCGCGTTTCGGCGGCTTCCTCGGCCTGCCGTCTGGCGCGAACTTCGTTTTCGCGGCGCTGGCGAATTTCTTCCTCGCGTATACGGGCATCCTCGGCTCGCCTGAAGGCTTGCAGGGCCGCTTCCAACCGCTTCTCGGCTTCGTCGTATTTTGCCAGGACTTCATTGCGCCAGGCGTCATAGATCCGTTTCAGGTCCACCATGGGGCGGGCGATGGTGTCGAGAGCTTTGTTGACGGCAATGCGTTCCGTGCGGATCACCACTAGCGCGGACCCGAGTGCCTTGTATGCATCGGCGCTGCTCACGAGCAGCGAATGCGGTACAGATGCGGCGATGGCAGAGGCCCGCTCTTTCACCACCTGGTTGAATGGCTTTTGCCCTTCCGCAACTTCGGGAGCCAGAATTTCCGGCATGACCACCAGCGGTAACTCCGGCAATTCGGCCAAGGCGCGGATTGGCTCCGGCACCAGGTTGTCAGATGGCTTCGGATCGGAATCTACTGCCTCAAAATAGCGGAAGGGATGGCGCTCCGGCTTCTCAATGATTGCGTGATAGAGCCAGGAGCCTTTGCTGCTCGCTTCTTCGCCATCTTCGAACGTCTCTGGCGCGATGCGGCCGTAAATGATAATGGAGCCGGAAGGGTGCTTCTTCGAAGGCGGATACTTGACCCACAGCTCGCACTTCGGCGCATCGTAGTACCAGGATTGGAACCGGCTGCTTTCGACCGGGATCATTTCAGGCGTGGCCATTACTCCCCCTCATGTTGTTGTTCTGTTTCCAGGCTTCCAAGGCGACGATGCTCATGAAGGTATCGCCGTCCGATTCTTCTGTGTACCAATGCAACCGATGCCGACCATCCGGAAAGAGCTGGCAACTGCACCGTTCCGTATTTCCGATATGCAGCTTGCGAAACTCCATCATGGTATAGGCGGCGGTCTGCACCGCCCAGGCCGGCATTTTCATAGCGCAGAATTTAAGATCGAGCACCAAGTCGCGCGTTCGCTTCACGCGCATAACCCGGTCAGGCGTTCCGCCAATGGTAAGGCCCATGATCTCGGTCATAAGGCGGCGCTCGATCTGGATCAGTTCATACCCGGACTGACGGCGGAAGTTGATCCATGCCTCAGCGTATCCGATAGCGTGCTCCGGCAGCACCAGCATATCGTCGTTGCCGTCGCGGTCGTAGCGTTCCGTCCAGGCGTGCAGCGCGGAGCCAAGCTGTCGCTTCCGTTCGAGCACATCCGGATTTACCATCGAATAGTCGATTAAGCCATACTTCTTGAGCAGCCCGGTTACGCTTGGATGACTGCGGCCTTGGACGATGTACTTATGGCCGTCCTCCTCGAAGTTGAATGCGTCGATGGACTCGATCACGGTTCGCGCCTTTCCAATGCTGCCGTTGAGCGTATCTTGCGAGCGGTGATGGCAATGATGAGTTCGATGTTGCCCAAGTCCGCAAACTCAGGTGCGATTTCGGCGAGCAGAAGCGCGATGATGGTGCGGATCTTCGTTGCATTCCAAAAGGTGTCTGGATTAAGCGGATATAGTTGTTTCAAGCCCTTGGCATGAAACACCAGCCTGTCTCCGGCGTCGGTGATCCGTACTTCGAGCCCTTGGCGCAGGGCGCGGGTCGCGTCGTCTCTGGCCGCTTCGCGGGTCAGCCAGAGATGGGATTCGCCGAGATTGGCTGGCATCGGCTTGCGGGCGAAATACCTTCCGCCGCGATGGTACCCGCCGCGGTCGAAGACGTACAAGCGCCATGGCCCGTCGCCGGGTGGCGCGTATTGCATGGTACGGAGGATGTGAGTGCCCATGGTTGTTTTACCTGTCCTGGTTCATACATGGGATGGAGTCGAGCAGGATCGTCTCCCACTGGTGGTTTTTCAGCCAAGGCAGTTCCGAGTTGATGGCCAGGTTGACGGCTGAAAGCACGGCATCGGTTCCAACATGGTTGGGGCAGTACAACTCCACCACCACCACGGCATCGCCAAACACCCGGCATGGTCCTGCGTCGATCCAGTTGCGATTGGTGCTGCCTTCGGGCTGTGCTGCCCGCAGCAATATGGCGGCTCTCACGCCGATGTAATCGAGCGGGCCATGCGGCGCTTCCTGCGCCGCATGGAGCAGGCGGACCATGAGGATATGAGCGTTCATTGGCTTTTGTTCTGCTCGTCAACCAACCGGTTGAGATCGGCGCGGATTTGAGCCTCGCTGAATTTCGACATCTTGGCCAGATATTCCTCCTGTTGTTTGGGTGCCCATCCGAGCGCATTGAAGGCCGCGGCGTGGGTATTCGGAGCCTCTGCGGAGGTTTTGGCTGCGGGAGTTTTGGCCCACTCCATGGCCGTCTTCCGATCTGCTATAGCAATGTCGAGGGAGCTTTCGACCTTGAGCACATCCTTGAGGTAGGCGCGGGCATCTTTGGTCGGGTGATTCAGCTTGCTCGTGTTGTGCCACTCGGCGGCGAATGTCGCGGCTTCCTGTTTGAGCACGGCAGCTTCGTCGGGAGTCTGAGTTTGAGAATGATTATTATTACCATTTCCGGTCCCTGCCGGAGCCGGAGCCGGAGCCGAGCCGGTGGTGCCTTGTTCGATCGGAGAAGCCGAGAACGTGCCTTCCACCTGGGGATAGTCCTGCAACTCCTCGACAGATTTCATGCCGCGCAGCGCGTCGGCGAACTTGTCGCGCAGGCCGAAGGCGCGAGCCCGCATTTGCAACATGCGCTTGGGATAGCAGTGCCATGGAGACGGGTTCCGCATCTCTCCGCCTTCTCTTGAGTTAATTTTATCGCGGGTATCCCACAACCCAGCCAGCTTTGCATCGGCTACCGAAAAGCGGGATTCGTGCGGCTCCTGATTGCGCCGCTTGATCTGGAACACGGCGGTTAGCTTCTCGCCTTCGCCTTCCCAAAACTCCTTGTGCCCCTCGTAGGCGGGATGGGATTGCACCACCGCAAGTTGATCGTCGCCAAAGATGCCGGGGCGGCCATTGATGACGGCGATGGCGATCACCGATTGCAGCACGGAGAGGCCGAGCGCCTGCCCGTACTTCGCGGCCACGAAGATGTCAGCCGGTTTGTTCATGTAGTTTTTTGGCACCAGTTGCGAACTGGCAATCCATTCGCAGAGCTTTATGGACTCGGCCAGATTGTCGGGCAAGAAAAACGTGGTTTTATCCGGAACTGCGAGCGATTCCTCGCCGCGTCCGGTAATCGCTAATGCTTGGCTGCTCATGGATTCCTCCCAATAGATGCAGCCATCATACTTTAAGCAGTTGCGAAAACGCAATGGGCTCCGGAAAGTTAGTTACTGGCTTGGCGCAGACGGTTTGACTGGCATATACTGGCCTTCCGATGGCTGATTGCATTCTCAAGACCGAGCCGCTTCCCCGAAAGATGCAGCATCTTCCCATAGATGATCGCGGGTATGTTATTCCATGGTTCGTCGAGTACGTCGATGGCAAGCCGGAATTCCGTTGCGCCAACCAGGGCAAGTTTGCGGCGGCGCTCAGCAAAAAGCTGTGCTGGGTCTGCGGCACTGCACTCGGAACTAACTTCGCGTTCGTGGCCGGCCCGATGTGCGGAATCAATAAGGTATCGTCGGAGCCGCCGTCGCATCTGGAATGTGCGCGATGGTCGGCACGGAACTGTCCGTTTCTCGCCAACCCGCAGATGGTGCGGCGCGAAGATGAAACCTACAACCGGGCGAGCCTGAAACAGATGTCGGCCGGCGAAGCGATCTCGCGCAATCCTGGCGTGGTGATGATATGGATCACGCGCGAATTCGAGATTTTCAGGGCTAACAATCGCGGGGTGCTGATGTTGATGGGAAGGCCCAATGCGGTCGAATGGTATGCATGGGGAAAATCTGCGACTCGCGCCCAGGTGCTTGAATCAATCGAAGATGGATTCCCTTCCCTGCTCGCATCAGCGTATGAGCAGCCGGGGGCTCCCGCAGAGCTGCGCAGAGCCAGACAGCGTTTCGAGAAATGGCTACCGTGACCGAAGTCTTCTCCAGACCGTGCCGCTGGTGCGATGAAGGATTCGTACCGGTTCCGTCGTCAGTCAACGAGATAGCCTGGGTCCACCCGAATACGCCTGTCGGTCGCGCGATTTGCAGCAACCGCACTGACATTGTTGAGAATCTCACAGCCGGTATCTTCGGTGGTGGTGGTTTCACCGACGCGAGTTCCGAGGCCAATCCGACTAACGTCTATGGCGACCCCGCCAAGCCGGATGTGGTCCACCTTGATCTGAGCGTCCAAGAGTATGAGGACCTGGTGCTGATGCTGGGACTGGCGGCGGGCGTGGCCAATAGGGGATGTAAGGAATTTTTTTATCGGTGTCTGCGCATAGCCAATAAAGTAAACGAGCACAATCCGAACTGGACGCCTTATGAAGTCCCGGCGCTTACAAAAGGGAAGTCGCAGTTTAAGCCAGCGAAGCCAAACAACATCACTCGGCCCCAAGGTGTAAAGCCGCCGCCGCGCAGCAAGTAACAAATTGCACTTGGGTTAGGAGGTCCGATGGCAAGAGTTCTGGTGGTTGACGATGAGGCGCGAGCCAAGGTACAAAGCGTGATCGCTTATGCCCATGAACATATCTATAATCCGAGTCTTCACCAGCAAGCGCCGGGCGAGAATCCCGGTCATGTAGCCGCGCTGAACAGCTTTCGCTGCGTCTTTAGCTTCACCGTAGATCGCAATGGCGATCTCTATCGCCATCTCTCCGTATCGGTCCCATCGAAGGATTATGCCAACCCGGTTGCGATCTCGGAGATCGCGGGGCTGTTCGGATTCAGCGGGAGCCGAAGATGGTGTCGCGGCGAGGCTGGCCACAGGCGCCTGGAAGATGAATGTCAACAAGCAGGAGCACTGTATCGTGCTCGCAGAGGGAATGTAAATGGCCGGATCGTACAAGCATGTCGCGCGAAGGGCCGGATGGGCCGGATGACCATCGTATTGCGTCTTACGCGCTCCCAGCAGATGGCCCTTGTGGACATCCTGATTGCCTATTGCCGACTAAAGGATGAGCCACAGGAGTTCGTCGATGTGGTAAAGGATTGCACCACAACGACCGGAGAACTGCTCGCGCTGGTCGCCGATTTGCGCGAAGTCGAGCTGGAACCGAGGCCACGATGAAATCCGGACCCCACGATCTGGCTCGATACATGGAAGGATCACCCGCGCAAAAAGCGGCAATTACGCGACGGCAGCGGCAGCAGATCAGGAATGAGTTGCAAAAGACGCAGCCGCAAGAGCCGATAGCCGAAGTGATGCCGCCAGATGGCAAGACATTCACGACGATTGGAGATCTGAGTCCAGATCCGCGCAACGCCCGCAAGCACGGGGAGCGCAATATCTCCACGCTGGAAAAGAGTCTGGAGCAATTCGGCGCAGCGCGGTCCATCGTGGTGGATGAGAACGGCCGCATCCTGGCGGGCAATGGCGTGGTCGAAGCCGCTGCCAATATCGGCATGGAGCGGGTCAAGATGGTGGAAGCGGATGGCAACGAGATTGTAGCGGTAGTACGGCGCGGGCTCACCGAGGAGCAGAAGCTGGGCCTGGCTGTGAGCGACAATCGCACCGCAGAGTTGGCCGAATGGGATACGGAGGTTCTGGCGCAGATCGGCGCAGAGATCAACCTGTCCGATTTCTTCACTGAGGAGGAGATGGGGTCGCTGCTGGCCGACACAGAGCATTTGCGCGAAGTGGAAAAGGAATTAAAGCCGAAGCAATTTATCCGGGTCCTGGTATCGGTGCCCATCGACCGCGCGGGCGAGGCGAAGGAACTCCTCGATCAGCTCGCGGCGGTGCCGGAGATCGAGATCGACTACTCTGCAAATTGATTGGAGACAGACCAAAGTGCCTCGTCGACAATATAAATCGGAACGGCGCAAGCACGTCTGCAATGTGTGTCAAAGCTGCGGCGAGTGGGGTAGCGGATGGCAATCCTACGGGTCCGCTCTCATCGAAGATGAGGGCCTGCCGGTGCTCAAGACCTGTTCGGAGAAGTGCCGAGCGAAGATCGACGATCCAGCTGGCTGGCTCCTGCGCTTATGGATCAAGATGAACATACGCCCTAGCACAAAGGTGCTCAAGACATTCCGCCGCTTTCCCAAAGAGATTCAAGAGCTTGGCGCACGGGGGAGAGTGTGAGCCGCAATAATGATTATCCGTGGATCGTGATCGGCGACAATGCGACGAATCCGGGCCTGTGCCTGCGCTGCGGACGGCGGCTAAATGTGCTTCTTCCTCAATCCCTAAGCGTATGGATTGCGGCGTTCGAAGCATTCCTCAACATTCACAAGCATTGCCAAGAGAGTGAACATCAGGTGAAATGAATGGCATGGCCTTTTATAATCTGAAATGGGTGCATCGTTCGAGCGGAGCGGCCCAGGTATTCGCGGCGCGCGGCATGGATGGTCACGATGACTAAGACCTATTCCTTTCGCGATGTCGTCGTCGGAGTAATGCCAGAAGGATCACTATCGTTGGGTGTGGAAGGCGAGGCGATCACCGTCGAATTAACCTATCGAGATCCCGCTGGTAAACTGTGGCGTGTGATTGGGCAGGCTCGCCGAGTGGAGGTTACAGATGACAGCAAAGAGTGAACGACCAGACCGGACCCTCGAAGAAAAATTGATGGACGCGCAGGAGGCACTGAGCCTCGCCAAAGGCAAGCTCGTCGAATCGCTCCGGCAAAAGCAGACGGCGAAGCTATGGGCCGCAGAATGGCGCACACGCATCGACCAACTGGAATCTCTCATTGTGACCATCAAAGCACAAATTGGGAACCGCGATGTGCAGTCGTCAGACCAGGTGCTATGACGACCGGACCCAAGACCGATAATTCGTTTTTGCGCGACAAGGTGCAGCTCCGCATTAACAACCTCCCTGCCGGCGATGTTCGCGTGCTCGACTGCTATTCGGGCAAGGGTTTGATTTGGGCGGCGGTGGAAAGGATTTCAGGCCGCAAGATCCATGCCTTGCCCATCGACCACCGTTCCGACAAAGACGACTTCCATCTGCCTGGCGATAATCTGGAATATCTGGAGACACTAGACCTGGGCAAGTTCGAGTGCGTGGATTTGGATGCTTATGGTGTGCCGTTTGAACAGATTGAGGTCTTATTTCGGAGGCACTATCGCGGCGTTGTCTTTGTCACCGTGATCCAGAGTGTGATGGGGCAAATGCCTCACGGATTACTGGAGAGCGTGGGCTTTATGCAGAAGCAGATCGAGAAGTGTCCGACGTTATTCGGAAAGCGGGGATGGGAATATTTTACCCAATATTTAGTGGTGCGAGGCGTTAGAAAGATTAGGCATAGGTCAAGCAAAAGAAAGCATTATCTAGCGTTCACTATGCCTGAATGATAGATCATGACCGAGCACTCGCAGTTCCTGAAGTGCGTGTCTCTCCCAATACTTCTTCTGATCGAAAGTAAATGAATCCCATATCCCTCTTGTAATTTGTAGATATTCGAGGATGGTAGGAAGACGGCGCTCTCGCTTGGCTGCTTTGCTGGCGGTCATCTTCGCCACTGACAACGCAGTAGCTTCCGGAGATAGAGGCGTATACGTACGAGGACGTTGGTTATGGACCTGCTCGACCTTTGTTGCCCAGCGGCAATTGCTAGGCTCATAATTGCCGTTATTATCATCGCGTTCGATGCTGTGCTGAAGTGTAGGTTTGCGTCCCATGTCAGAAAGAAAAGTTGCGTAGCTACGAAGCCACTTGTCGCACACCATTATTCCACGACCGCCGTAGTTGTGGAAATTGGATGCACTGGGTCGCAGCAGCGTTTCCTCATGGCGAGCCAGCAGTTGTATTCAGGAGTTCGCGTACGATTAACCGTTTCGCCATGAGTCCTCGATAGTTGAGACTGGAGATCCCGTTGCCAGCAGCCACAACTCAAAGCTCCTCTTGAAAGTAGATTCGAGCGAAGCACGGTTCTGCATTCTCCGCAATCACAAATGGCATGAACCCTAGCCATCATATTGCCAGTGGGCGATAATAGACCGGGAGCCTCAGCCACAATCAATAAACGACCAAAGCGCCGTCCAA